AAACTAAGTATTGGAATGAATACACAAACGAGGTATTTGATACCGAAGAAGAAGCTATTGCTTCTGAAAAGAAGTATTTGGAACTTCAGGCAGCACGTAAGAAAGCTGAAGCAGAGCGAGAGGCCGCGCGTAAGAAAAAGGATTCTGAACGTGCAGAGCGCGCGAAGCAAGTGAACGAAGCTGCGAAAAAGCTTATGGAAGCTAAGAAGAACTACCATAAAGTACTTGCAGATTTTTGCAAAGATTATGGTGCTTATCATTGTTCTTCTAATGAACCTGATTTGCTTGAAGCTTTGCTAGATGAATTTGAAATTTTCTAATTATTATATTTTGATTTTTACTTAAAATTCTGATATAATATATATAGAAAGTGAAAAGAAGATAAGACACAGTCACCTCCTTTCTTTTCAACAAGTTATCTTCATGCTTTCTAACGGCTTAACGGGATGCCGACTAAAATCCCGAAATTGGAAATCTCTTAATCATAGATTTTGATTTTTTCTTAAATCTTTGATATAATATATATAGAGAGTGAGAGAGAAAGAAAACATTTATTCCTTTCTATTTCTTTCTCTCTCGGAATCCAGTTCTAATGCAGGCATTAGGCAGATAGGTAATTTGCTAATGCGGGGTCACAACTCCCAAATGATGGCGCGCCATCTACGTAAAGTGTACAATTTACGTCAAGTCAGAGTGGAACGATATTCACCAGTAGAAACTGGTTGGTGAGAAAAGATAGCGTCTTTTTCAATAGGTCCTATAAAAGAACTCAGCCGTTTAGAGGTAGCTTCTCTAAGGAATATACGGGGTATAATAATAGCAGGCGGTTCCCGTGAAAGAATATCGAAGGCTTTAAAATGAGTTTTTATACTTTTTTTCTCGGCCATTAAGAAAAATAAAAGTGCGCGCGGTGGGCAGCGCGTAATAAACGGAGCCGCCGTTTTCAATGAAGTTTGAACGTATCAACTCATTTGACTTTGAGATTGGAAAAGAAAATCTTCCTATCACTTGATGGTAAAGAGTGGTAAAATCTAGTGAAACTTAAAACTAGACGTCGCGTTAGGCGGTCTAACGAAGCATGCGCCGTTAGGAGGTCATCGGTTAAAACCTCCCATTTTCGTTGGGAAATAACTCAGTAGGTTAGAGTTCTGTTCTTATAAAGCAGCGGTCGTGGGTTCGAGTCCCACTTTCCCTACCAAAGTCGAAGTTTTGCGGAGTTCGGCGCGACTTTAACCCTAAACCGTGTGTTTCCTTTCTTTTTGTACTTTAATTTTAAGACACACACAGCAAATATGTAATAATTGACTAGCAATTTGTCGTACTAAAGTGTCTTGTTATGCTGCTTTGGGCGAGTGGTTGATGCCAATAGTCCTGAAAACTATAGGGCGGAAGCCCCGCAGGTTCGAATCCTGCAGGCAGTGCCAGTATAAGGGTCGAGGATAGAAATGGCGTCTATTGACTATATGTGCGATGTGGGATAGCCGACCCACCGACCCTTACTTGCGGTTGTGGCGAAATTAGCAGCCGCGCGAGATTTAGGATCTCGTGTCGAAAGACGTGCAGGTGCAACTCCTGTCAACCGTACCATTTATTATTACGTGTCTCCGTAGCTCAGTAGGTAGAGCACGGCACTTTTAATGCTGTGGTCATGCGTTCAAGCCGCATCGGGGACACCAGTGGAGGAGTATTATTTATGACTATTGAAATTCAACGACAAGCAATCCAATCTCGTTATAATCGTCTTGCAGCCAATGGACGTAATGTTAAGTCCACTGGCGTCCTACGAAAACTTGCGCGGCAAATCCGCAAGTTAAATAAAGTGGATTAATATAATGGTAGTATAGGAGACTCTGACTCTCTTTGTGGTGGTTCGAATCCATTATCCACTGCCATATTGAGGCGTCATCTAACGGTTAGGATTGCGGACTTTGAATCCGCGCGTGTAGGTTCGAGTCCTACCGCCTCAGCCATTAATATGAAAGAATTTATAGATAAAGTAGAAGATTTTATTACGCGACGTTTTCCCAAAGATTGTAACTGGACACAAGGAAATTGCTATTGGTTTGCCTTTATTTTAAGTACACAATTCAAATCATTGCAAATTTTTTATGATCCAATTAATGGACATTTTTTAGCGGGCAATTCTTCTTATGGTGTTTATTTTGATTGGGAATTTACATATATAAATTATAAGGATAAACTGCTTCTTTTTGAAGAATTAAAAAAAGAAGACCCTATATGGGCAGCGCGCATTGAACGTGATTGCATAAATTAAAATTTTTGAAATGAGATCCCGACAGCAAATATTTTTATATTTAAAATTTCTGACTTGAATTCTGAAAACTTAAACAATGGATCTCGTGATGAAGAAACCTTATATGGTTTCTTTTTTTTGTACCATTTTTTTTGAAGCGCGCGCAATTCTAAGTCACTTATAATTAGTAAAAATTAAATTCCAAGCACTGGTTATTACCTCTTGCTTGTTTATTATATACCAAGGGGTGGTCTATATAGGCTGCCCTTATTTTTTTTGAGGTGATATTATGGCAGTTAGTTTAGATGAATTAGCCTCTATCGGTGGATATAGTAAAGTTTTAAAAGAAGGAAAAGCTGCTTATTTAAATTTAACTGGGATTTCTTATAAAAAAGAAGAAAATTTAGATAAAACTTTAAGTCTACTTAAACATTATTGTAATAGAGCTAAATAGACTGAAAAAGATATATTACGTTGTTTTGAAGTAAATAACGAAATTGAATTAAAAGCCAAATTTAAAAAATTTTTTGTTGATTCTGGCTTGGCTAGTTTTATTGGTCCAAAATTTTATAATGAAGTTGTATATAAATATAAAAATAATTATGAAGCTGGCGAAAGCGAATTTATGGATTATATTGAAAATGATTTTATTGCTGAAGTAGTAGATGGATTAGAAAAGCCCCTTACTGAACCACTTTTAACTAATAAAGCATTAGAATTATTATAGAGTACAATAAAAAATAGTGATATAAAAATCACTCAATAGGTTAAAAAAGAGCTTTTTAAGGTAGAGGGTGATTCTATAGTAATATTATTAGATAATTTTAGTAAAAATAGAAAAAAAGCCTTACAAGAAAAATTTAAAGAAGCAAAAATAGCTGTTACTACAAATGGTTCTGAAACTAAAGCAAAAAGTACAATTAAATTAAATTATTTTTCTGCAACTCAAGGAAAAAAGAAATCAGAAATTTCTGATGAAGATCGTGAAAGGTTAAGAAAAATTTTAAAAGAAGAAATACCAAATTATTTTGGTGAGAAATACGGATATACTTCTTATAAAATATTAGAAGACATGCTTATGCAAAATCCAGATGCTTTCTTTGTAGGCAAAAATAGTAATGACATTATAGGCGTTTTGGGAGAATATACCGCCGCAGCCGCGCTAAATGCATTAATACCTACTACATCAATAGAACAGTGTATTCGTTGGACAGCAAAAGATACGTATAATGGTGGACAAATTTCTTCTGACTTTATAGTTAATTTTAGTAAAGAAGTTAACTTTGGTATCTAGGTAAAAAATACTACCAAAGATTTTGAAAACGAATTTTCTCATAAAATTTCTTTTATAGATAATGTAGCTATTGAAACAATTTTTAATAGATTAACTTAGGTAACAGGTATTAATTTTAAAGATTTTATTGATGCTTATTCTTCTTTAATGGTTAGTAAAGATTTTAATGTGCCTTATATTTATTATACCGACAAAGATGGAAAGACTATCTATAAATAGAGTTCTTTAAATCCAAACCCTTATAAAACTCATTCAAAAAAAGATGAAGAAAAACAGAAGATAACTTCATTAAAAAACGCAAGTTTTGGAAATTATTTAACTTTAAGGAAAACCCACCTTAAATTATTAGACCAAATCAATATTTTCTTAGCTTCTTTTGCTCCTTATTTATTGTATATGGGAATTGATGCAAGTTTCGAAGGTGGCTTAGCGAATCTTGAAGAAGCTACTGCAAAATTAATCGGTGGCGGTAATAATTTATATTTAGTTGCTGGGGAACCTTTTTTTGTAAGTTCCATGTTAGAAAATATAATTAAAGAGTTAGAAGAATACAAAGCAAAAAATGAATATAGTATGAATAGTTTAAATATTAGTACCTTATTTTTAAGTGAAAATAAAGATCAACCTTTCTCTGGAAATATCGTTGATTATAAAAATAGTAATGCAAAAGAAATTTCGGTAAATGTAAGAATGACTAGTTCTTATAATTTTAAATATGGATATTAAAAATTTGAAATCTAATTCCATTTATGTTATAATAATAATAGAAAAATAAAAGGAGATAAAATAATAAATGTCAAAAAATGACCTATACTATGATGGCCCGACTTAGGTAAAATACTTCAAAAATGGTGCATATTATGGCGCGATTGCTTATCACGATTTTCTAATTAACGGCGAAGATGGAAATATAATTCCTATTGATAAAATCTTAAAGAGCGCCGCGCGCAATGAAATGAGTGCTGATCTAGCTATTGTAGAATTTGATTGGGTAAGTTTAAACGATATTATTCTTTACGGTAAAGCAAGTGATTAAAGTAGTCCGATGTGAACATTGCAATACTAATATCAAATTTGATACAGAATTAGTAAAGTTATTTGAATTTGAAAATAATGTTGTTACTGGATTAATTATTTGTCCAGCTTGTAAAAAATTAGTTCCTGTTTCAAAAGTTGATAGAAATAAGACTGACGAAGAGTAGAGTTAAAATCTCTACTCTTTTTAATTTGCAAAATTTTAAAAATTATGATATAATATTTATAGAGAATGAAAGTAGGAGTGATATATATGTTAAAAGAGAAAACAGTCAAGAGTATGCTGGAACATTTTGCTGAAGCGCGCCAATATTTTGAAAGCAATCAAATTGTTGGTTTGTTTCTTTAGGGTTCACAGAACTATGGTCTTGACAATGAAAATTCTGATGTAGATACTAAACTTATTGTTGTTCCTTCTTTCAGAGACATCGCGCTTAATCGTAAGCCAGTAAGCACTACTCACGTGCGCGCAAATAACGAGCATATTGACTGGAAAGATGTTCGGTTGTACATGGAGACTTTTAGAAAGCAGAATCTGAACTTTCTCGAAATCTTATTTACTGATTATTGTATCGTAAATCCTCTTTATAAAGCGCAGTGGTCGCGTTTAGTTGAAGCGCGCGAGCAAATTGCTCGTATGAATGAATGGCGCGCGGTTAAGTCTATGAAAGGTGTAGCGATGGAAAAGTATCATGCGATGGAGCATGAGTATCCAAGTAAAGTAGAAGTACTTGCTAAGTTTGGATACGATCCGAAGCAGCTTCATCATTTACTTAGAGTAGAAGAGTATTTGGAGCGCTATATTAATGGCGAACCTTATAAAGATTGTTTAAAGCCACGAGATCCTGGATATCTATTAGATATTAAAATTGGTGTTATGGGACTCGAAGAAGCGCGAAGAGTTGCTGATGCTTCAATGGAGCATGTAATCAAACTCGCCGATGACTTTTGTGCAATAAGAACTGATGACGAAAATATGGAAGGGCGCGCTTTACTTGAAAGTGTGCAATATGAAATCATGAAAATTGCTGTGAAAATGGAGTTAAACAATGACTAAATATTTTTGCGTAGCAGATGTACATAGCTTCTATGATGAAATGATTTATGCACTTAATGAAGCAGGGTACGATAAAAATAATCCTGACCATATCTTTGTGAGTTGTGGTGATATGTTCGATCGTGGCTCACAATCGCGCGAAGTGCTTGAATTTCTTAACTCTATTCCTAATGAGAAAAAGATTCTTATTTGTGGAAACCACGAAATTCTTATGCACCAAATGATCTATGGTAGCGATTATCCTCGGACAATAGATATAAAAAATGGCACTTGGAAGACTGCTTGTGATATTACGCAGGCTGATAGAGCGGAAGTAATAGAAAAAATGCGGAAAAATAAAGAGTGGCAGGAGTATTATAGTAATACTAAATATTATGCCACCATTGGAAATTATATTATTACTCATGCTTGGATTCCTTGTGAAATCGCTTATCATCGGGATGTTTATGGAAAAGTGTATACTTCCTATTCGATTATTCCTATTGAAGATTGGGATAAATATGAGTATGAATATGACTGGGAGAAAACTTTTACTTGGGCAAATGGTATGGAACTTTGGTCAAAAGGCATATGCATCGAAGGAAAAACAATAATTTGCGGTCATTGGAACGTGAGTTGGGGACATAAGAATATACACAAGACTTGTAAGACAGAATTTAAAGAAGATGCTATTCATGAACCATTTATTGATGAAGGTATTGTCGCGCTTGATGCTTGCACTGTTGTGAGTCATAAAGTAAATTGTTTTGTTTTTGAGGTGTAAGATGGATGGAGTAATTATTCTTGATAAAACAACTGCTATGATTGTGCCAGATTGGGGTGAAATTATAGCTGGCGCTGGTATGGGAATTTTTCTTATTTTTGCATGGGTTGGCATTATTTGCTTAATTGAAGGTGTAAATAAGAAAAGCACTATAATAATTTTTGGAATATGTGTATTAGGTTTTTTAATGGGAATTTCTTACTTTTTTCTTCCAAAAGTACCAGATATTACATATAAAGTTATTGTAGAAGATAATGTAAATATGAATGATTTTTTTAATAAATATGAATTAATTAAACAAGAAGGTTTGATTTATACCGTTAAGTTGAAAGGAGATTAATTATGCTTAATAAGAATGGACAGCGTGAACTTGTGTATGTAGTTCTTATTGATGAAATCATGCCTATTGAGGGTTATGATCGTGTAGAACTCGCGCGCGTTGGTGGATGGCATGTAATCGTTCAGAAGGAACAGTTTAAGGTTGGTGATCCGGCGATTTACTTTGAGGTTGATAGCCGTGTTCCGTCCGATCGTGAATGCTTTGCTTTCCTCGCAAAGCGCAAGTATAAGATTAAGACTATTAAGATGTGCGGCGTAGTGTCGCAGGGTTTGCTTATGCACGCTGAAGATTTCGGTTGGACTAATGAAATTGATGCGGATGGACATTGCTTTATTTGGGAAGGAACTGACCATTATGCACAACACTGGCCTGATAATGAATCTCGCTTCCTTACTGAAAAGCTTGGCGTAACCCATATTGAAGATGAAGATAACAAGTCTTCTGCACCGGTTGATAAGTACAAGGCAATGGCGCAACGTCGTCCGAATATTTTCAAGAAGAAGTGGGCGCGCTGGTTCATGCGGCGTGAATGGGGACGTAAGTTGATGTTTGCACTCTTTGGGCGCAAGAAGAAGAAGTCTGAAACTTCGTTCCCGACTAAGTTCCCGTTCGTTAAACGAACTGACGAAGAAAGAGTCGAGAATATGCCTTGGGTTCTTAAGGATAAGACCCCCTATATTGTAACTCAAAAGTGCGACGGTTCTTCTGCTACCTATATTCTCGCGCGCACTCATAATCCGTTCAAGCCGTTTGAATTTTATGTGTGCTCGCGCAATGTGCGTATGCTTGACGAGAAGCAGCAATGCTTTTATGATGAAAATGTGTACTGGGAAATGGCAAAGAAGTATGACATTGAAGCTAAGCTTAAGAGCTATTTAAAGGATAACCGCCATCTTACTTATGTATGCTGGCAGGGCGAGATTTGCGGTCCGAATATTCAGAAGAACCCGCATCATCTTAAGGAAAATCATCTTTTCTGCTTTCATATGATTGATAGCTCTAAGGGCAAGTATGATATGCGTGAAGCAGAATTAATTTGGCATAGTTATGGTATGGAAATTGTGCCCATCGTAGATACTTCTTATCGTATGCCGGACGATTTTGACGAGTTCAAGAAGAGCGCGGATGGTTTCTATAGCACAGAAGTAACCGAAGGAACTCATAATTGTCCGCGTGAGGGATATGTATATTATAAGACTACTGACCCGAACTTTAGCTTTAAGAACGTAAGTACTTCATATCTTTTGTCGCGTTAAGCACGAATAAGTTGTATTTAATATCTAATATTTTTACTTTTATTTGACTAAGTTATAGGAGGAAAAGTAAATGGCAGATGAGACCACTCTTAATAATGAAACTACAGAAGAAGAAGTAACTCCAAGAGACATTCTCGTTCAATATATCAACGACGTTTCTTCTGGTAAAAAGGTATTAAATCCAACTATTTTATTGCAATTAATTGATGATTTAAGCGATGATGATTCAAGTGAAAGTGATACTTAAGAATTAAAGCCCTTAGGGGCTTTATTTTTTGACTTTTTTTAAATTTTATGATATAATTATTATATAAAATAATAGGAGAAAATGATGTAAATGTATACTGCGCGCGACGTAAAAAAATTAACTGATGAATGTAAAAAGTTATGGATTAAATTGGCCGTAGAAAAAGATAGCAAGTTAATAGATAAATATATCGATAAGTGTGCGAAAAATGGTGATTACAGTTTAACAGTAGAATATCCTGCTTTATATACAACTGCTGAAAAGGGCCGTAAAGAATTAATTGATAAATATCGAGAAAATGGTTTTGAAGTAGAAGAAGATCATTATATTAGATATGACAATGGTTATATTCATGGTTTAATTATAAGTTGGGGTAAAGAAAATGAGTAAAAAATATTGGTTTTGTAAGAAGTGCGGGCATTTTGAAGAAATTGGTAAAGAACGTGCGGATGTAATTGTTGGACTTTGTCCTAAATGTTTTTATTATATGAGCGCGCAAGATTGGGATGATGAAGATGTTAAGAAAGCTGAAAAGGCTCGCGCGCTTCGTATCATTAAAAGAACTAAATAAATTTGAAATTTTTCTAAATTTATGATATAATAATTATAGAAAATAAAGGAGATCAAAAGTAATGTATCATTATAAAGTTACTTTTTATGATGAACTTTCTGAAAATAAAAAAATTATCACCGATACTGGGATTACTAGTGGTGGTAATGCTGGAGAAGCAATTAATAAGTTAATTGAATTTTATGGAAAAAAGCAGATAATTTCAATTGACGAATTTTATGAACTAGAAGAAATTTTAACGAAAACCGACTTGTCAGAAATTTAAGAAAGGAACGTTTTATGGTCGCAAAAAGCTTTCAAGGTCTTAAACAGTTGACCGATCCTTATAAAGAAAATGGTAAAGAATATGTTACCGTTGAGACAAAAACTGGAAAAACTCGTAAGGTTCGTTGGTATAGTACCGATGAATATTGTCGAATGTATCCAGATGCTGATAAAAATGCTATTGCACGTGAATATGATTCTTATTGGCATTCTCTTGAATATGTTCTTATGGGTTCTTCAGGTTTTGTTTGGGTCTTTGAAGGCGACCCTACGCCCTACTTGGAAGAGCTGTACATGAGTAGGCATATCTGGTATAATACCACTTTCGGATGGTTCATTAAGGGCGAAGAAGATGAATCTATCGTTGAAGCCGCGCGCGAATGGTTCGTTGTACATAAGTTGGAATGGAAAGAAATTAGTATTGATGATAATTCGTTGCGCGCGGATGCTAAAAAAATCATAGACGATAAATGTAATGGAAAGGTAGCCAGAAAATATGTTGCTGATTGATGAAAAAACGCCCATCTTTGAAATGCTTGTTGGCGTAGCCGGTTCTGGAAAGTCTACTTATGCTCTTGCGAGAAAAGCAGAACTTGAAGATATTACTGGTTTGAAATGTGAAATTGTTTCTTCTGATGCCATTCGTGGAGAGCTTTGGGGCGATGAAAGCGATCAACGAGATCCTTCAAAAGTTTTTGACGTGATGCTCGCGCGCACTCGTAAGTATCTTTCTGAAGGGTATCACGTAATTTATGATGCTTGTAATGTTGGTGAAAAGTATCGTAAGCATACTCTTCATAATATTTCTAGTTTTGACTGCTTCAAGCGCTGTACTATTTTTATTGTTTCACCGGAAGAGTGCATTAAAAGGCAGGAGTACAGAGAAAGAAAAGTGCCAGACCATGTAATTTATCGGCAGATTTCTCAGTTTCAGGTTCCTTTTTGGTCTGAAGGTTGGGATGATATTATTATTTATGGAGAACCTTATTCTGATGGTCAAATTGCAGAAAAGTTAAGCACTTTACGAAACTTTGACCAGAAAAATCCCCATCATACGCTGCCGCTTGATGAACATTTAATCAAAGCAAGAAATTATGCTGTTGAAAAAAAGTACTCTGAAATTGTGATGTGCGCGGCACTGTGCCACGATATTGGAAAGATCTTTACTCAGACTATTGATGATGATGGTATTGCTCATTATTATGGTCATGAAAATGTTAGTGCTTATTATTATTTTCTTCTGACTGGCGATCTTTTTAATGGTCTAGAAATTATTTGGTTAATTAATCATCATATGGACTTTTTTAAAGGAGAACGGTATCTTGAAAAAGTTCATAGGAGTATTGAAAACGAAGAACTTTGGGAAATGCTTAATCAGCTGCATGAATGTGATTTGCAAGCCCATTAAATAAACCTCATAGGAGAATAAAATGAATCTTATTTATAATGTTGAAGATAAACCTCGTTTTTCTCAGACACTTGTGTTTGCTTTTCAGCAGTTGCTCGCTATTGTTGCGGCAACTATTGCTGTACCGGCTATTGTAGGAAATGGTATGACCGCTAGCGCCGCGCTATTTGGCGCAGGTGTTGGTACATTAGTATACCAGTTGTTCACTAAGTTCAGAAGTCCTGTTTTTCTTGGTAGCTCTTTTGCCTTTCTTGGTTCAATGTTTGCCGCATTTGGTGGTGCAGTATCGCTAAGCGTTGGATACCTTGGACTAATTATTGGCGCGGTCTTTGCTGGATTAGTTTATGTAATTCTTGCACTAATTGTTAAGTTTGCGGGAGTAGAATGGATTAACAAGCTGATGCCGCCAGTAATCATTGGACCGATTGTGGCTATTATTGGACTTTCACTTGCAGGCAATGCTGTAAGTGATATGATGAGCGCGGGTTACCTTGGATTGGTGTGCGCGCTTGTAACACTCTTTGCCGTAATAATTAGTAGTGTTTACGGAACTAAAGGAATGAAGTTAGTACCCTTCATTATAGGCATTGGCGCAGGGTATGCGTTAGCGCTAATTCTAAGTATTACTGGCGCGGCGCCTCTAATTGAGATGTCTAAGTTTAAAGAAATTGATGGTGTATTTGCCCTTCCACAATTTAGTTTTCTTAATGCGTGGGATGGTTTACGTCAAATTGATTTAACTTATATTCTCACAATTTTCTTTGCGTATGCGCCGGTCGCATTTGTAGTATTTGCAGAGCATTTAGCGGATCATAAGAATTTATCTTCTATTATTAATCGTGATTTGACTAAGGACCCAGGTCTTCATCGTACTCTTCTTGGTGATGGTATTGGTTCAATGGCTGGTGCTTTCTTTGGCGGCTGTCCAAATACAACTTATGGTGAATCCATTGGTTGTGTTGCAATTACAGGAAACGCTTCTGTAATTACAATTACAGCGGCGGCGCTTCTTGCGATTATTGTATCATTCATTAAGCCATTAATGGTCGTACTTGACAGTATTCCAGCCTGCGTAATGGGTGGCGTGTGTATGACACTTTATGGATTTATTGCGGTTAGTGGATTAAAGATGTTGCAACCAGTTGATTTGAATAAGAATTCTAATCTATTTACTGCTTCTGTAATTCTTATTGCTGGTGTTGGCGGATTAAGTATTAGTTTTAGTACCGGCATGGGTGAAATTGCAATTACTACAGTAGCGTGCGCGCTGATACTTGGTATTATAACGAATTTAATCACAAGAAACGAAAAGTAAAAAGTACTTAAAAATAAAAAGTCAACGTAAAAGTTGACTTTTTTTAATTTTTATGATATAATATATATAGAAAGAATAGGAAAGGAATATTACTATGGAAGGTTACATCGCACGCAGAGTAGTTAAAGAAAGTAAAAAAGCTTATCTTGTAGAAGTCCATTATAATAATCGGCGTGACGGTTGTGGAATTAAATATAAGTGGATTGCAAAAAGTCTTTGTAAGCCAGTCATGGAAAATGAGTATTCTAGTAAGTGGATTTATACCCCTGAGAACATTATTGGTAGTGGTGTATGGTAAGAACTTTTGTTAAGGGATTTATATTTAAAAAAGAAATAAATATTTTACCATTTCCTTTTGGTATGGTAAAACCAGATGACATGACTATAGAAGATTTTTTTACTACTACGGAGGAAATTCTTAAAGATAAAATTGAAGCTAACGAGTTTTGTGGTTATTTAATAGTTTTGGAGAATGAAAATGAAAGAGAAGAAAAAAAGTAAGCTGCGCGCCGAATACGAAAAAATTAATAGTTTTAAACTATTTTCTCCATATTGTCCTTGGACATATCCTTCTAATTGGTGGAAGAATATAAAGTGGTTTTTTAGATCTTTTAAGTACGCCGCGCAAAGAGTACGTCAAGGATATTGCGATCTTGATTTAATGGATCTTGATAGTTATTTTGTTGGTCTTATGGCTTGCGCGCTTGAAGAATTTGCAGAAAAATCCGAAGGATACCCTTGTAGATATATTAGTCGTTATTATTCTGAAGATCAAGATAGCGCGGCATGGAAGGCAGAAGTGCGCGGAGTAAGTTTACATTTGTTCCAATCTTTAGACTGCCTTGAAGATTTTAATTATAATAAAATGAAGTTTCCTGGGAAGCTTGTATTTAAAAAAGATGAAAAAGAACAAACTTATGCAACTGTAGAGTGCTCTGATATAGAAAAATTAAATAAGCTCCATGAAGAAGAAAAACTTATTTATGAAGATCGACAGTATTGCTACAGAAAAGCTATGGAATGGCTTACGGAATATGGTTGGGATCTTTGGTGGTAATATGGAAGAATATATTGGCAAAGATAAGTGCGCGCGGCTTTATTTTTATAAACCTACTCAAGTATCATATGCGACAAAATGGAATAGTGAAACTTATTTAGTTGGTATAGCCTATTGCGAAGAAATTATCCAAGCAGATGGAAGTTTGGTTTCAGTGTGGGATTTAAACTATTTGAAAACTTTGGAGTGGTTAGATCTTGAAGATGCTATTCGCGGAGATTTAAGAGAGGAAGAATGAGATATGAGTACGTATATTAACTTTTTTATGCGGCGCGCAGATGAATTTATTCCAATTGTTAGTTTTAGTCGTTCTTCTTATATTTATAAAGTAGCTGCTAATTATGCACCATATGCGAAGATTGCACCTTTTAGCACAGAAATTCTTAAGAATTGTTGTAATGCTATTAAAGAAGAAAAGAATCGTATAAAAGAAAAAATTAATATTGAAAAATCTCATGTTGAATATATTAAAAATTTTAATAATTCTGTTTCAGATAAACTTGAAGCTATTGCTGAATGTGAAAGTTCAATAAAAGACTGGGAAGAAGAACTTGAAGACGCGAGACGCGCGCAATATTTCTTTACTTTTCTTGAAGACATGACTGATGAAATTCTTTATGTAGATTACAATAAAGCCGAAACTAATAAATATATATATGCTGGTATTGAGGTCAATATTCCAACTGTTGAGGATGTCGTAAAATGAATGAATATATATCAAAAGAATTAGCAATTAGCGCAGCTTTAAACTTTATTCGTATGGGTGAAAAAGTAACTGAATCTCAAGTGCGTCAATATTTTAATGATTTTATTGAGCCTGTCACGATTTATTTTGTTTCTACTTGTACTAAAGTTGAAGGTTTTAACTGGGTAGATCTTGGAAATAGTAATTTTATTGGTTGGTTTTCTTCCTTGGAGGACGCGCGCAAGTGTGTAGAAGAAAATAATTGCGATATTTGGGAAACAGTATATGATTATGCTTTTATTGAACCATATGTAGAAGGATTTTATGGACAAGATTTTTCTAAAGATACCCTGTGGTTTAAGTATAATAAAGAGAATGATCGATATGAAGAGATTCCAATGCCTAAAATTACTAAAAATTTTTGCGGTTTGAGTAGAATACATAATAATGAAAAAATTTGATATAATAATTACTTGCCAAGGTCAAAGTACCCATCATTATGTTACAACACTTTTAGGAGCGTTAATAGTTTATAGTTTTCATTATTTAACAAAAAAGCATTATGGCACTATGAATTTTATGTTGCGCGAAGTAGAACCTTGGAATTGAAATAAAGGTGAATACGAATGACTAATGAGGAACTAATTTATAATCTACGCTATTGTTTTGAAAAACGCAAAACGGTTGTTGGCGTACCGTGGTATGTGTGGTGTGATAGAGCCGCCGACGCGCTTGAAGCAGATGAAAAGCGGATTACGGAACTGGAAGCACAGTTGCCAAAAGAGGGCGTGTGGATAATTATAGGAATTTCGGTTACTGGTAGTTCAACTGCAAAATGTTCAAAGTGTGACGCGATTGTGCATAATAGTTTCACAAACACGCCGAACTATTGTCCGAACTGTGGCGCGAGGATGAAGGAAAAATAAAATGAAAAGAATGTTATTTGAATTGCCTGATGAATCGATTATTATGGCGTTTACAATCGTTATGCAAGACAGACTGTACACTAATGTATTTACTGAGTGTCATCCTGTTGTAGACGGTCAGATATTTACACTTGTTGATGATGGCAAGAACGGAAAGACACATTACGTGTGCAGAAAAAGCATGGAAGATAAAGCATGAAAGGAGAACGGGAATGACAGATAGAGAAAAAGCAATCGTCTCAGCATATACTGGTTATGCAATGCTCTGCGGAGATAAGCTCTCAATCTTCTATGAATATATCGAGGAGATTCTCGGAAGACCTATTATGACGCATGAACTTGCGCTCGAAAGCGTTTGGGATGAGATTCATGAGAAAAGTAAGCCAGATTTTATCTCGCTATGTGCAAAAGAAAAGGTATATCGATGAATGACCTATTTACTTGCCTTGGAATCAGTACTGCTATTCTTGGTGTGTGCATTGTCGGAAGTGCGTTTATGATTTGCGATAAAATAAGTAGTTTGACGCATGAAATATGGGAACTGCGAATAGATTTAAAAGGGAGAAATAAAAAATGATTGTAAATTGTCGTAAAAAACCAGTAGTTGTCCAAGCTTGCCAATGGACTGGTGAAAATCTACATGAGTGTTTGGAATTTTGTCACGGCGCGCTGACTGCGATTTATCCTACGTTAGATGATAGCGTTGTAATTCTTGAGATTTCTACACTTGAAGGAGATATGTGTGTAAGTTTGAATGACTATATTATCAAAGGTGTGGATGGAGAATTTTATCCATGTAAAGAATCTATTTTTCTAAAAACATATGATTTTGTATAAGGAGAGATATATATGACTTTAGCTTGGATTCTAGCTTGTATTGGTTTTTTTTCTGCGGGCGTAGCTTTGGGAATTTTTGTTACAGCTAATTATGTTTAACGTATTGAAAATTTGAAATTTTCTGAAAATTCTGATATAATATATATAGAAAGAATGAGAAAGGGAAAAGAATAATGGAAGATTACATGAAAGTTATCTGCGCGATGGTGAGATCTAGCGAAGCGTTTTCTGCTTTTATGCACACGCCGTCGAAAGAAAAGTTCTATGATTTCTGTGAAGAGCTTGATGAATTTGATGACTTTAATGTAGTTGTTGAAAATTCTGAAATCTCTGTTAGAGTTTTTCATGGAGCTACTAAGGCTTGCTTTTATGTTGATGGTTGGTCTACTCTTATTAAAATTGGTTTTTCTGATTTTAAAGTAAACCATGCTGCGCGCGAGGCGGATATGTATTCGGAAGCGTGCAAATATGGAGTTGCACAGTTCTTAGTCCCGTGTAAAAAAATCGGAAAATTTTTTGGAACGCCCGTTTTTGAAACGGATTTTATTGAAGTTGATGAAGCTTTGGTCACTTCTGATATGTGGAATCGTTGTTCTGGTTCAATGAGTAATGATGAAATTTCTAGCTTATTGGATGATGACGATCAATATATTTCGGTTCTGTTCCCGTTTTATTATTATGAAGATGAAGTAACTAAATTCTGTGATTTTCTTTCTGAATTTGGTATTAACGATATTCATAGTGGTAATATTGGCTATGATAGCGACGGGCGCATTAAGGTAATTGACTATAGTGGATATTATCCCTATGGTTATGCAGCTTAAAAATTTTCCAAAAAATCCCATAAATTGAATACTCTTGTGGTCTAGGCGCATTAGACGCGGGCACTGTCCTCTCTTGTCATTAAATCCGCCCGTAAAGAGTATTCAGTTTATGGGATTTTTTTATGCTCCGCGCGCAGTTTACGTTTTAAGTTATAGGGAATTTTCTAGAAATTTTTCCAAAAACCTCATACTATATTCGGAAAATTTTCCAAAAACGTATTATATGCGCGTGTAATTTTCGGAAAAAATTCCAAAAAATTTTCGGAAAACGCATATAAAATTCTAAAATTTTCCGAAAAATGCGCGTGAAATTTTCCGAAAAACGTACATAAAAAATTCCGAAAATTTCGTGTACGAAAAAATTATAGTTTTGAATTGAAAAAATTACATTTAAAATGTAAATTAAGGGGTGTTATAGAAATAAAAAGTAACAGAAAAAGGTTAGGGAATGTCCGGAGATGAGAACGTTACACCAAACGTTCAACCCCACCAAGTGCACGAAGAACGTATACGTTTAAACGTATAATTAAAACGGGCGAAAGGCCGCCCCAGTCCCAGCTGCCACGAAGAACGTATAAGTATAACGTATACGTTTAAACGTATACGTTAGGGTATACAGTCGATGCGGGAGTGGAAGTGGCGAGACGGGGTAGTGCGTGAGAATGGAGTGAGATGGAATGAGTCTTGTAAAGTTTAGTTAGGTCTTGTTAGGGTAGGATAGGTCTCTGCGCCAAATTTAACACCAAAGCAAATTTTAAAATAAAATATATAATATAATATATAATATATAATACGTTAAACGTACAATAAAATAACACATTAAATGTATACGTAAAACATATAATTAAAACGTATAATTAAAACGTATACGCTGAACGTATACGCTGAACGTATAATGCGCGAATCATAAATTTATTGCAAATTTTAACTCGTGTCAAATTTTCGGCGCGCATAAAATAAAAAGAGCAACAAACGTTGCTCTTTTCTTATACTCCAGCTTATTCAGCGCGAGTATAGCCCTTCTGCAGCTTATTGCCGACTTTCACATCAGCAGACACCGCGCGGCCATTCGCAACCAGCATGCGCAGAAGAGAGCTGGCCTTCGGAATACTGGTGATACCGTCGATGCCGAGCGCGTACACGTCGTTTGCCGTGATAGCCTTATCGCTCAGGTGCGCGAACACCTGCTCTGCCAGCTCAAGGTTGGCTTCCTGCTTCGGAGTGAGCGTGGTGCGCTTCTTCTCCAGCTGCGCGTCGATCTGCGCGAGTTCCTTCGTCGCAAATTCCTTGGTCTCGTCGTTCATGGTTCCATTGATAACTGCATTCAAAAATTCACGCTTCGTCATAGTGATTTTCCCTTTCAGCGTCGGTCGCCACCCATTAATTTTTTAGGTTCTTCGGTTTCTTTCTCCCTTCACCTTACATATATATTATACTAAAATTTTAGAAAAATTTCAAAATTTGAACGCAGCTTATTTGCGCGAATCTTAAAATTTGACAGCTCCAGCTTTTTTGACCTGCGCGTAAAATTTGACAGCTTTTGAAGCATATTTTGCAGCTTTTTGCAAATTTTCCCAGCTCCAGCTTTCCAGCTCCTAGCTTCGCAGCTTATTTTGCAGCTTCTTAAAATTTGATTAATTTGGAAATTTGCCCGGGTATAAAATTTGCATCCGGTCAAAATTTGCATATGCGCACCCGCTGCGTAATAAATGAAATAAGATGATTTTTGTTTTATTTGACCCTCTTGACAAGCAAAAAAATTTGTAGTATAATATAATGGGTAAAACTTGACTTTCGCCCGGGCAAAATGGCCGGCGCGCATAAAGATACAAAAAAAAGAGTGCTTATGCACTCTTTTCCTTTTTGGCCTTGGCGATCTTGCGCGCCTTCTCTTCGGCCTTCTTTTCGCGCTTCTTGCGCGCCTCTTCCTGCTTGAAAGAGTACGCCTGCGCCTCTTCATAAGGGTCATAACCCTCGCCATCCCTCGCACCCTTGGGAATCTGCACCACAATGCGCACCGCACTTTCCTCGCCGTCCTCAACAATGGGAACGGCATAGGATGCAGAACCGACCTGCAATACATCATACCCAAAGGACTTCAGACTTTCCACAATATGGGAAATAACCTCATCACGCGACTTTTCGCCAACCTTGGAACTTGCCATAGTTTTTATCTCCTTTCTTTTTCTGTAATAAGTATACCATACTCTTGGTCTCTCGTCAAGTAAAATCTACGTAAAGTCCCGGGCAAAGCAACTGCGGCGGTTTTAATCCCGCCACAGTCTACCATCAATAGAGGGCGCGAGGCTCAAAAGATACTCGAAAATTTTACGCTCAATCTGAACATCTTCCAAACCTGTATGCGATTCTGTAAAATCCAAGTCGTTTGTAATAAACTTGTAAAGGACTTCGGCAGTATATCGTGGCTTACCGTTTGCGGTCACAAAGTTATTTGCAACGCAGAAGGTTTTATACTCATCATTATCTGCAAGAATTTCTCTTGCCATAGTGAGAGTATCCCACCATTCAACGCCCCAAGGGAACACCCAACGCCAACGTGACGAGGTTTCATATCTTTGTGTAAGGTGGATAGAATGATAGTCAAAGCGCGCGTTGTGGGCACAAATCACTTTTACATCATTGTCAACGATTGCCTTGTACAATGTTTCGATGATTGCGCGCCAAGTCCGCAGTTCACGCTTGCCTCTTTGAATATCGCTCCAATAGGCAGGAATCTTGTCTGCGAAAAATGCGGAAGCCATCAGTTCTTTATCACAAAACACGTCCGCATTTACAAAACTGTTGCGGTCGTAAAGGTTGCCGTCAAGGTCAAAAATTTCATAACCCAAATCATATACAATAGGGTCATCAATAGAGTTAGTGGTTTCGGTGTCAAGCATCAACACGCGCATGGTCTTGTCCATTTGTTTTGTTCCTTTCTTTAACTTACAAATTTATTATACATGATATATTGCAAAAAGTCAAGAGATAGTTATGTAAAATCTATGTAAAACGCGCCCCCCCCCCCGGGCCGAGGCCTCACTCAAGATTGAGTGAGGCATTCGGATACACGCGCACTTCATCAGTAGGGAAGAAATGGGCAAATGAGCCATCAGAAAGGCAGACCGCGTTTCCTTCTTCTGTGCATTCTATCCGCATGAAGAATTTTTCATAATCATAGTTATAAAACACTTCACCGAGATTTACATCTCCAAACATGGCAGTCGGCAACTGATTAATCTTCATTTTTTTTACTTTCCTTTCCTTTTTCTGTAATAAGTATAACACATAGAGAATAAAAAGTCAATACTAAAAAATAATATATTTTTGTGAAAATCGCCCGGGCAAGTTAGACAACTCTAACTATTTTATATAAAAAAAATGGGAATTACTTCCCATTTTTCGTTTGGGTTACAGACTGTAACCCTTGACCACGCGGCGGTCAACCTGAACATCCGTAACACGGACGCCTTCGAGACGCTTGCAAAGCGCGGTTGCCTTGGACGTATGCACATCGAGTGCCGCGCCGATTTCCGCGGCGGTCATGGGATGGTTCGCGCTCGTCAGCAAGTTGCGCAGAGCATCAAGCATGGGAGCATCTTCGGCGGACTTCTTCGCGGCGCGATTGCTTGCGGATTCGTTCGCCTTGCGGAGTGCCTCGGTCGCGTGTGCGATAACTTCGGCGGTGATGTTGTTCTCGGATACAGCAGTCAGAAATTCCTTGTTCGTCATAGTAGTTTAGTTTCCTTTCTCGTGGTTGGTCACGACCCTTTCTTTATCTTACGTACTTATTATAGCACATAGATTCTTGTTTGTCAAGTCCTTTTTTCAACTTTTTCAAAAAATTTTTTTGAAAGAGAGGGGTTCCAAGGGCTTTGGTCTTTTTTTTCGGCTTGGGCCCTTCCGCCTACTCACTTGGGACTTACACACCATTAGCCTCGCCCACAGGGTCTCGCCCTTGGAACAATTATAGTATAACACACCCCTTACAGAATGTCAATACTTTTTTTCAAAAAAAATAATATATTTTCTGCGCGCCCGGGCAGTTAGAAGACTTTAACAGTCTTCTGTATAGCACCCCATATATGGGTCGAACCCTATTTCAAGATCGTAATCTTCTTCATCTTCGTCCTCGTCATAGTCATACTCGTCTTCATCATCATCCCAAACTTCGGGATTATCTTGCGGTTCTTCTGCACCGCACCAATATTCGCAATCGCAATTATACGTTGCGTCAAAGGGGCAAACTCCGTCATCGCAAGGGGTTTCACGCTTAATCGACATTTTCTTCTTCCTCACTTTCTTCTTCAAAGTTGTATCGCCAATATTCGGAACAGTCAAAGGTTGGGTCGGTTACTTTACAGTTACCATCCTCATAAAAGGGGCATCGAAAACCATCATAAAGACAAATCATTTTCTTCTTTCTCCTTTTCTTCTTTTTCATAGGCTTCCTCTAAACAGAAGTCACCGCCCTGTGCGTGGCAGTAAGGTCTGCGAGAGTACGAGTGTTTGCCATCTCCGCAACGCCAATGCGGACAGTTGACGCAATGGTCATTTTCCTTTTCGGGTTTGCCCCATCTCTTTGCCATAGTCATTGACTCCTTCATTTGATGATATAAGTATAACATATAATGCGCGCGTTGTCAATAGTTTTAGGATAATATATTATTTCGGCCCGGGCAAACTGCGACCTCACAGGGCGCGCAGAATGTCAATAATTGCATTTGCGTCAAATGCTTCACCCGTCCATGCTTCACGGATTCCTGCATTATCATCAAATAAAATCCCTTCGGGAAATGCAACGGTTTCCTGCTTCGGTGTGCCATAGGGAACAATAGAAATTTCATCCCATTCCACAGACGGCAAATGCTTTTTCAACCAACCGATTTTTGCAACAGTTACGGCACATTCATAGTCCTCAGTAGAATTTTTTGCTGTCCACGAAATGACACCGATATGGTATCCTTCCTTTTGTAACTTGTTCAGAAGGCGCGCGAGTGTAGAGAGACGAACGAGAGGACGCGCGATAATATACGGCGAAGGATCAGAAGCATGAAGGGCATCAAGCCAACCATTGATATTATAAAGGTCTGCGAGAGTTCCGTCCATATCGAAGTAAATTGCTTTGGTCATTTTAGGATTTCCTTTCTTTCTTTGTGTATATATCATAACATAGTATTATGGATTTGTCAAGTACTTTTTCGCAGAAAAAATAATATATTTTGTGCGCCCGGTCATTAGGCAAGGACAATGTCCTTACCTAAATATTCGGCAACTAGTTTATTAAATGTTCTTGTTGGAATATCAACACCGAAAAACCTATCATTTTTATGGAAAGCTTCGGGGTGTTTCCGAATGTAAGCGGCGCGTGTATAACTTTCCGCTCCTTCTGCGGGGATCGCGCCGCAATCAATTACGGAACAGATTTCAACATTAGCAACGGCGATCCCATGTTTTTGATAGTATCTGATTTCTTCTTTTAATCTTTGTTCAGGAAGTCTTGTTGTTGTACCGACTTTTGAACAGATTAACTCTCCATTTTCATAGTAAAATTTGTAGAGGTAAACGAGTTGTCTGCCGCCGCGCATAACTGCTTTGACTTTTTGTGTGATGTGATAGAATTTATTACACGCTTCCTCGATACGGTCTGCAAAATCGTGAATATATTTTTTAATTGTTGAAATTGCATAACCTGTCCATTTTTTAATTTGTTCATGGGTAAATCCATGCTTATCAAGGTAAATTGTCTGAAGATGCTTTGTATCGGCATCTTCAAAAATTTGAAAAGCATCAATTTTTTTCATGTTTTTTTATTTCCTTTCTTTTTTCTGTATTTAGTATAACATAGATTGAGAGATTTGTCAATATTTTTTTAAAAAAAAATAATATATTATTTCCTGGAATGCGCCCGGGCGAAAACCGCTTATAGTGATTCATTATTAAATTTTTCTGTTCCGTATTTTTCCAACCACTTTTCTACTTCTGTGCGTCGATTTTGTAAAAATGCAAGTTCTTTTTCGATTCTTTTAAGTTCTTCGTGATAAAGCTGTGTTTTTCTTTCTCGCCGTTTTTGTTCTTGTTCGGCAAGTCGGCGGTCGTTTTCTTCGTGTAAATATTTGATAAAGTCGTTATACTCTGCTTTATTCATTTTTTTCTCCTTAGATATAAATAATAATTTCTTTTGGTGTGTGCCGAATACCGACAACTTTTTCATCGTTTACGTTGGTATTGGAGTTATTGCCCATTCCCTGCCCAACCTTATTGTGAATATCGTCAATATAATATATACTGTAACGAGTGTACCAAGAAAAACATGCAATTAAGTCTTTAACAAGCATTTTTGTATTTCCTTTCTTTTTCTGTAATTAGTATAACATACTTATATCGAAAAGTCAATAGTTTTTTCTAAAAAAATAATATATTTTATCGCGTCCGGGCGCGAGGTGCGACAATTATGTCGCACCCATGGTGTACTCTCATTAGAGAGAGTACACTTTGACGATGCGCTTGTCTGCCTGTCCTTCACCGATAACGATGCCCTCGATGTGCTTGCAGAGTGCCGTTGCCTTGGAAGGAGTGTAGACGCCACTAACGTTGGTGGCAATCTCGGACGCCGTCACAGGATGCCCCTTGGAAGTGAGAAATGAACGAACGGCTTCGAGAAGTTCGCCGTTTTCGGCGTACCACTTGTCGTTGCGCTTGCTTGCGGCGTTCGCATTTGCGGTCGCACGCTTTTCGAGTTCGGACTTTGCAAAAGCGATTGCGTCATCGGTCAGAGTTCCGTTTGCGATAGAGGTGAGAAATTCGTTCATGTTCTTCATAGTTTTTGTTTCCTTTCTTGCGGTAGGTCGCAACCCCTTATTTCTGTAATCATTTTACCATAGGTTTGGGAGTTTGTCAAGAGGTTTTCAGAATTTTTTTTGAGATTTTTTTGGCTTCGTGGGTGAATCTCAAAACCACTTTTGCCAACTGATTGCCCTTGACAATCTCTTGTCCCTTGGAACAATTATAGTATAACAGATGGGGTAAAAAATGTCAATACTTTTTGTGTAAAGATTGTGTAAAATTGGGCGCCCGGGCAAGTTAGAGAAATCTAACGATAAAAAATTTTCATAATTTTAGGAAAAAAAGGAGAGCATTAGTTGCTCTCCTTTTTCGCTTTTGCAATTTTCTTTGCTTTTTCTTCTGCTTTCTTCTGCCGCTTCTTTTCGGCTTCTGCACACTTAAACGCATACGCCTGTGCGTCTTCGTATACATCATATCCCGTACCGTTACGTTCACCTTTCGGAATCTGGAATACGATTTTCACGGCGGTTTCTTCTTCACCTTCAACGGCGGGAATACCGAACGAACCACTGCCAACACGAAGAACATCAAGTCCTTCTACTTCAAATGCTTTGCGAACAATTTCCATCAAATGTGCACGAGTTGCTTCACCAATTTTTTCTGCCATAGTATTTTTCCTTTCCTTTTTTTCTGTAATAATTATATCAAAACTTTTTTGAAATGTCAATACTTTTTCTAAAAATATATTATATATAATCCCGCGCCGGGCATCAAAGGCATGAGTTAAATCTCATGCCCATCAGCATCAAAGTCGTAGAAGTTCCCTTCATCATCATCAAAACAAACTCCGTCAAAGGTAAGTCGATAACAAAGTCGAAAATTCCTGTTACAATCGTTACAACCACAATTATAAAAGAAGTAATCGTCTTCGGGGTAACTGTCGTAATAGTCAATATTGTCACTCGCGCAGAATGGACAATGACCGTCCTCAACATGATACTTTTTCTTGTTCGAATTTTCCATTTATTCGTCCCATCCTTTCTTATGTTTTTCTTTTCGAGAATATTTTTTCTTATCTTTTTCGATTCTTGTATAGGGTTTTACATCGCCCCAATCTCCGCGAATTTTGTGAAGTGCGCGCAGTTGATTTTCAGAAATCATTTTTTCCATTGAAGTTTTCTTCCCTTTCTTTGATGACTTTATTATATCATCTTTGAATTGTTTTGTCAATACTTTTTTGAAAAAATTTTCATGCCATAATCCAAACCATCAAAAGGAAAAGACTAAAAATAGCACTCACATAAAGGAAATTTTTTACCCACCAAATAATGGAAAATTCACGCACACGATATTTTTTCATTTTTTTCTCTCCTTTATTTTCTATAATTATTATATCATAAAATTTCCAAAAAGTCAATTTTTAAAATGTAACTATTTTGTGAATATTGGCGCGCCCGGGCGCGGATTGTATATTATATATAAAAATTTTTTTAGAAAAAAAAGAGGGCTTTCGCCCTCTGTGACTTACAGACTGTAAGTCTTGACGATGCGCGAACCGATGCGCTTTTCGCCCACCACAACGCCCTCGACCATCTTGGCGATAGCGGTTGCCTTGGAAGTGTGAGCGATGCCGATGCCAGCGCTGACGATTTCAGCAGCGGTCAGCGGAGCGCCTGCCTGCGACAGCAGAATGGATACAGCTTCGACAAGCGGCGCGTCCTCTGCGTTCTTCTTCTCTGCGCGCTTCTGCGCCGCCTTCACGGCTTCCTCTGCCTGCTTCGCAAGCAGTTCCTGCGCCTTCTGCGCCATCTCTGCGGTAACAACCGCGCCTTCGGTGATTGCCTGATACAGTTCCTTGTTCGTCATAGTTTTTTCCTTTCTTGCCTTTCGGCTTCGCGTCGGTCGCGACCCTTTTTATTTAGTGGGGCTTTCGCTCCTCACTTTCTGTAATCATTATAGCACGCTTTACGTTGGTTGTCAAGGGGTTTTTGAAAGTTTTTCAAAAATTTTTTCGGCTCTCACGAGCGCGCCTTGCGCTTCAACATACCGCCCCTTGGCAACCTTCTTTCCCTCGGTGGGTGAGTGCCCTCGGCTGTTTCCCTCACCCCCTTGGAACAATTATAGTATAACAGATAGGGTGAGTTTTGTCAATACTTTTCTGCGAAAAAAATAATATATTATTTCTCGGCGCCCGGGTAAAACAGGAATAAATAAAACAAAATGATTTTAGTTTTATTTTATGGCATAAAAAAAGATCTATTTTATAGATCCTTTTAATGGCTCTGCTCCGTCCATCCGCGGCGGTTGGTTCGTTTTGCGCTCACTGACAACCAACTGTGCCATCCGCGGCATCTTTGCCCCACTTATATTTTACAAGGGTAGACGACTTACTGACTCTCATGGGTCTCACACTTTCGAACTTGGTGTGCTTTGCGTCTTGCGGAGAGAGGGCCTATGCCCCTTGGCTTGGTGGCCCTTGGCTCACCTTGCATAGTTATTATACTGCAAGGCTCTTTATTTGTCAAGAGTTTTTGTGTAAAGATTATGTAAAACAGGTCGTGCCCGGGCGATAAAAAAAAAGAGGCTTTACGCCTCAACGCGCGCGAGTGTTTTTTCGCTTGCGAAGGTCGCGCGCTGGAATTTGATTTGATAGGCGATTCCGTTTACTTCGATGTCACCGCCCTCGGTGAAGGGAAGGTTATCTTTTTCCCATTCCTGTCCGAAGCTTTCGGTTACGAGCTTTTCAAAAACTTCGCCGCGATTGTAAATACTTTCCGAGCAAGCTTCTTCGAAGTACTTTACCGAGCAGAGAACCTTCGAATTGTTCAGCATGAAGATTTTTTGGTCTTTCGTGGGGCAGAAGCGGATCGAATAGCCCGCGCCGCGGCTTGCATGGTCAAGGGTGAGAACGAACGGAAGAACGCTTGCATCCGTTTTGGTCATGTATACATTTCCCTCAAAAGTAAAACCGAAAATGTATTGATGGGTATAGGAAGCGCGGTTGTATCTGTCAATCATGGAATTGAAAAGCGCCGTGTTAGTCATTTCTTTGAGTTCCTTTCCTTTTTCTGATACAAGTATAACATACGCAACCGGTTCTGTCAACGGGTTTCTTGTAAAAAGTATGTAAAATTAGAAAAAAAATTAATATGATTGTATAAGTTGTATTTAATGGGTCGGTGGATGTTCGCGCTCCCTTTCGGTACCACTCCCCGTCCCTTTTTCTATATTTATTATATCATGAGAAATTCAAAAAGTCAACCCCTTTTTCAAATGTTCACATTTTGTTCATAATTGCATAATGATTCCGTGCGCTGCATAAATTATACACTGGGCGACTAAAGAGAAATAAAATAAGATGATTTTTGTTTTATTTTTTTTCGCCCGGGCATTTACGTAAACGTTTGCGTACAACCATTTACGTAAACGTTTGCGTACAACCATTTACGTAAACGTTTGCGTACAACCATTTACGTAAACGTTTGCGTACAACCATTTACGTAAACGTTTGCGTAATAGTCGTAAAATAAAAGCCTTAAAGGCTTTTCAAAGTTTCTACGATTGCGTTTACATTGTACGCTTTACCAGTCCACGCTTTGCGGTTCAGTTCTTCGTCATCGAAAAGAATTGCTTCGGCATTTGCAAAGGTTGCTTTCGGGGTTCCATAGGTTACAATGTGAATTTCGTTAAACTTGACGCTTGCAAGATGTTTGTTTAACCATGCTTTTTTGGCTTCGGCAACCGCTTCATTGTACTCTTTGCTTCCGCCTTTGGAAGTCCAAGAGATGATACCGATTTCGTTGCCTTGCTTCTGTAAACGGTTAAGAACTCTTGCAAGGCTGTTCATGTTTACCATCGGCTTTGCTTCAGTGTACGGCTTCGTGTTCTCTGCAATCAGCATCGGCAACCAGTTTTTTACGCCGTAGAGGTTTGCGATTGTGCCGTCCATGTCGAAGAAGATTTTCATCGTTTTGGCTCCTTTCCTCTTTTCTTGTCTACATTATAGCATAGATTTCCGTATTTGTCAACAATTCTCAAATTTGTTTACAATTTGTTCATAATTGTATAATGAGAGTAGATTCTGTATAATTTATGCACTGGCGCCCGGGCATAGAACTATTCGTTAAAAACTTATTTAACGAATAGTTGGAGCATAAAAAAAATAAGGGCTTGCGCGCCCTTAGTGATTGAGAATTTTGTGTACATTGTACATTGTCCAATAAAGGTTCCGCATAGTGCCATCGTTTACTGTTTTACCATGGCAGTCGTTGATGATTATGGCCACAATGAAGACGACCAACGAAATGCACACAATTGCGCCGAACACGCCCAACCAGAAGAGAGGATCCGTAAGATACATATCGGCAATATCTTCAACCCAATCTTTAATCTTTGCAATCATTTTCTTCATTGTTTTGTTCTCCTTTTCTTTTTCTGATATAAGTATAACATACAAAGCCCGGTCTGTCAATACTTTTTTTGTTTGTTAACAATTTGTTCATAATTGCATGTTGGCGGGCGGCGCTGCATAATTTATGTATTGGCTGCCCGGGTATTCACGCAAACGTTTACGCTAATAAATATAATAAAATGATTTTTATTTTATTCTTTTGAAAAAGAAAAAGAGTCATTAGACTCTCTTTCTATTTTTCAGTTCGGCGCGGATTACGCTAATCCATGTCATATCTTGCACCGTCCACCGTTCACCCATTTCGGTGAAGAATTCGGCATTTTCAAGTTCTTCCACCGTCATTTTGCTTGCTCTTTCGATCATTTCCATCTTACTCATTTTCTTTATCCTCTCTTCCTCTTTTCTTGTCTACATTATAGCATGGATTCCCCGGTTTGTCAATACTTTTATGTAAAATCAATGTAAAAATTTATGCCCTGGCGCGCGAATTACGCAAACGTTTACGTAAATAGATAAATAAATATAATAAAATGATTTTTGTTTTATTTCGCAGCATGAAAAAAATTGGGGTTTATTTCCAACCCCAACTTTCGTAATTTGCTTTTGCTTGTTCGGCACTTTTCTTTGTCGTGAACCCCGCGACCGCTTTGCCCTGTCCGTCAATTACGAACCATTTCACCGCCCTGTGGTTGTCTACCTTCTTGATCGTCATTTCTGTGTTCCTCTCTTTCTCTTTTCTTGACTACATTATACATTATAAATCCGGGTCTGTCAATAGTTTTTATGTAAAGTTTATGTAAAATGCAATTTGCTTCGCTGCTTGGTTAGTCTGCTCTAACTTGCCCGGGTAAACAGAAATAAATGTAACTTAATTGGTATTATTTAATTGTTGCCCCTCCTCCATCATCCTTATTATACTACTAATAGTCAATAGTGTCAATAGACTTTACATAGATTTTACATTCGCGCATAAAAAAAGACTTACTTGACGTAAGTCTTTTCAACGCAACCAGTGTGACGGTTTACGACTTGAACCTTTACAAGTTCGGGGTATTGTCTTGCGTAACCGATTGCAATCATATTTGCTGCCCATGCGGAGTTAAAAGTCGTGGAATAGAAGATTTGTCCTTTTTCGTTTGTGCTGCGGATCTGATACATTTTTTTGTCCCCCTCTTTCTTTCTGTTTATAGTATAGTGTATTTTGATAAATTTGTCAAGTACTTTTTAGAAAAAAAATAATATATCTTTTTAGAAAATGCCCGGGAGTTTCAAAAAAATATATTATTTTTTTCTCCGGAAAACTCTTGACAAATATACGTTTGTATAGTATAATCTAATCAGAAAAAGAAAGAGAGGTAAACCACAATGATGAACCGCGAAGAGGCACTTGAAACTGTAATCCGTATCTACGGTCTTGAACATGAAATCACGATCGGATTCGCCCGCCTGTGTGAGAACCCTTGCATCCCCGATTCCGTGCTTGCAACCCTTGCAAAGGCACATGAAACCTTCCCTTACTACGGCGAAGAAGAGGACTGAAAGGTCCTCTTTTTTTATATAGTCACTTAATACATATATAACGTAAACGTTTGCGTTCGCGCGATATAACGCAAACGTTTACGCATATACGATATAACGCAAACGTTTGCGCCTATACGATATAACGTAAACGTTTGCGTTAATATGCACATTATATAATATATAATATATAATATATACTTACGCAAACGTTTACGCAAGTGCCCGGTCTTAATACAACAAAAGTAATCATTTTTATTTTATTTCGTTTAACTATACTGGTACTAACGCAAACGTTTACGCTATACTGATACTAACGCAAACGTTTACGACTTTGTTCATAGTTTGTTTACAATTTAAGTATTGACTTTTTACTTTATATATGCTATTCTATATACAGAGATAAGGAGTGGCACTCTTAAAAAGACGCGGACACTCACCCTACAGTTTGCTGCATAATTTATGCAATAATCGTTCTGTTTATACAATTATGAACTAATTGTAAACATATCAATTTTTTGATTGACAAACCGGACAAAAGGCATTATAATGTAATCAAGAAAAGCAAAGGAGAACAGACTATGAACCGCAAGACTTTCGAAATCAAAACCGCCTACACTTTCAATCCCGAACACAAAGGCGCGCCGTACACGATGAACGGCACGAACTGGTTCAACGGTGGAGAACTGGTTGAGATCCTTGTAAAGGTTGCATACGGCGCAAGCGAAAAGAAAGACGCCAATACAAAGTGGTGCGACGGTTCGGATATGCCGGAATACAATGCAAGTATCAAGAGTGGAAAAGCCACTTTGACAACGGACAAGATCGGCAATACGTTCGATGAGATCCTTAAGGCCTACTTTGAAAAAGTACCGTCAACGATGTGGATTTACGGTTGTGTTCTTGATGATAGATTGGTAACTTACGAAATGAACGCAAAAGAGTTTGAACTCTTTACAAGAACGTTTGCAAGTTTGAACGAACGGACGCAAATTCGTTACAAAGCAACGTCAAGTAAAATGTTGCGGTGGTTCGATGAGAGAGTGGCGTGACCACTCTTTTTTTATATAGGGCGGGCGGTATTTAAGAAACGTATAGGCTTGAACGATGTATATGGTAAAAATATATTTATTGACTATTCCAAAAATATATAGTACCCCGGGCGTTGTATTTGGGAAAATGGAGGAGTTAAAGGCCTCTAACTCGGGCGCCCTGGAGCATAAATTTCACGAAATAAAATTTTGAACTATATATAAATTCCAACTTACTCTAATCTACTCTAAAATTTGACTTCTTCCCAATTCTATAGTATAATAAATTTATGAAAGGGAAAAATTATACGTTGGAGGCAGCCAAATGCCTAATAGATTAAATTTAGACTTTACTTTACAATATACCGACGAACGCGCGCAATTCGTCAAACAATATTTATAGGAAGACCTATTCAAGTATCGCCCTCCTTCTCACGATGAACTTGAAACAATGGCTAATTATATTCTATGGGGCCGCAAGCAAGGTTCAGATAAAAATGTAGTCCAAGATAAAGAAATCCAAATTCAAACTCGCGCGGGCTTATGGGAAGGTTCAGCTACGCAAGTCGAATCCCTAGATAACTTACTCGCGCAACCCGGTTTTTCAGAGAACTCCATAATCGCGCCAAACGCGCCAAAATGGAAGTATCCAAAAGAAAAACTTTCACGAGAAAAAATACGTAAAGAACTTAGCACGTCCGACGAGTTAGCCCTATTTGAAGATTTATGGCGTCGTATCGATACGTTAGACCTAGAATTAAACTACTATGATCTCGCGCATGGAAAACGTACAAAGCCACCTCGTGAAGAACTTATTGCGCGTTTTACCGAAGAAGAACAAACTAAAATGCGCGAGTCGGCGCAAAAATTAAACCAATTTAAATACTTAAAAAAACGTCACTTACTTGTAGAACTGCGCCGAGAGCAATTTACATTGCGCGACACCTATATAACTAATATTACACTTCATGAGCGCGCGCCGCAAACTACAACGGCTCCACTTAATCTTGAAACTGATATAATTTGCGCGCCGTGCGGCCTTAGATATGAGGGGGTACAACTTTGGGAAAAGGTATTTCCAAAAGACCGCTTTCCTTGCCCTTCTGATTTTTCACAAAAAGAACTCCAAACTTTAATGAAATTTTATTGGGCACGCGCGCAAGAAATCTAGACGAAACCACATTTTGACTTTAGAAATCCTGACCATATTGCAAAAACTTTTGGATTTTTTGAAGATATATAGAATGAATAGCTCTTAAATATAGATAGCTTTTCAAATTCTGAAGAGTTTTTTAATACGCTAGATTTTTATATATCGCGCGCCTTATTAACAGAACCTCAAAAAGAAATCCTATAGTTAAAAATTAAAAAGAAATCAAATCAAGATATTTCATCATTTATAAATAAAAAATATAACAAGACATATACCGTTAACTATATAAGTACAATTTTTCATCAGCAAATAATTCCCGCAATTTGCGCCGCCGCGCAACTTCATAGCGAAATAATAGAAAATTTAACCTTCCCAGAGAATTTTAAAAAATGTAAAACGTGTGGTTAGACCTTACTATGCAATTCTACAAATTTTGTACACAGAATGCGCGCGGCCGACGGTTTTTCAAACTAGTGCAAGCGTTGTGACAAAAAAGCTCGCGCAAAAGATAAAGGAGAAAACTTATGACACAAAAATATAAATATACAGAATTTAGCGAAGCTATTTTAAAACTTCCGCCGCAAGAATTTTTAGGAGTTTGCAATTTACTTGGAGTAGATATATATACTGCCGAAAAAGACAAAGACAATAAACCAATTCCTAAAGATGGATATGATTTAATTAATGAAGTATTACTTAAATATGAAACTAAAAATAGACTCGCGCGCCGTCGCTTATTAAAAATTATTAAATAGGCAAATAAGGCATAAAATATTATGGCTTTTAGACCAAATATACCAGTTAAAAGACAAAGTTTCATATTTAAGAAATGTAATAGATGCGCGCGAGACCTCGGCGCAGATTCTTATTCACCTACTTCTTCTTTATTTTTCCCAGACAAGGTACTCCCAATTTGTAATGATTGCATAAAAGAATTCTTACAATCAGAATCTTTTAGTTGGGCGGCAGTAGATAAGCTATGTTAGATGGCAGACATACCTTTTATACCCAAACAATGGGAAACGCTGCGCGCGTCTAATGGAGATGATACTTTTCCAGTATATGCACGTGTTTTCAATTCTCAAGACTATGAAGGAATTGGTTGGGATGACTACTATAAATAGTTTGTTGAGCTAAAGAACAATGGGTTAATAGAAGATGAGTTGCCATTACTTAGTGATGAAAAGTTTGGTAAATTAGAACAAAAATGGGGTGAAAATTATAGTAGAGAAGAACTTATATATTTAGAAGATTTATATAATGGTATTCTTGCAACACAAAACGTAAACGGCGCGCTGCAGATAAAACAAGCTTAGTAGCTTTGTAAAATTTCTCTTGAGCTAGACTCTCGCATCCGTGCTGGCGCAGATTTTGATAAATTGCTTGGATCATATGATAAGTTAGTTAAAATTGCCGAATTCACTCCTAAAAATGCCAAAAATGCTAATGACTTTGATAGCGTTGGTGAATTATTTAGATGGCTTGAAAAGAGAGGATGGAAAAATTAGTTCTATGACAATGTGACTAGAGACGTACTAGATGAAATGATGAAGAATTTTGAAAATTTCAATTAGCGTCTTTATATAAACGAAAGCGGCATTGGAGAAGAAATTTCTCGTCGTATAGAACAATTAAAAATGGTTAATGAAAATGAGCAAGAAGATTACTACGGTACTAAAACTTCATATAATTTAGATGAATATGATAACGATGGTTACGATGAATTAATGAAAGAAGAAACCTTTAAGGAGGAAATTTAATGAGCATTATTAATTTATCTTCCTTAAATAGAAGTATTAGTGATATTCAAACTTATAAAAGAGAAGGTATACCACTTGAAAAAGGGGTTATCTTAACAGAAGAGTACTTAGAAAAAAATTAGAAGTTGTTTGAACGATATGCTTAGTTTTTTACCGTTTATCCGGATATATTTTTAGATTTAATCGCGCCGGAGTCTCCGCAGATTTAGCTTTTTCCTTATTAGCGTGTATTCTTGCGCGCGATCATGAGATACAAAAATGTATATGTTACTGCGTGTCGTGCTTTTTCAAAATCATTCATTACTATTCTTGGCGAAGTATTACAATGTATTTTCTTACCTGGGACTAAACGATTTATTTGCGCGCCGAATAAAAACTAGGCCGCGCAGATTGCAAAAGAAAAGCTTACAGAAATATTCCGCGCTTGGCCACTTTTGAGAAAAGAAGTTATTGGTGGAGATATTAGCGACTGTCCGGGCAATTATGGAAAAGATTATGTTACTTTAAGATTTAGAAATGGATCTCAGTTTGACGTAGTTGGCGCGATTGAGTCCACGCTAGGCGGCAGAAGGCATGGTGGATTGCTCGATGAAATTAAGCTCCATGACGAAGAATTAGTAAATACGGTCGTCCTCCCTCTTATGAACGTTTCGCGCCGTTTGCCCGATGGAACAGTAAATCCACGTGAGCCAAATCAACAGACAATATGCGCGACCTCTGCTTGGTTAAAAACTAGTTTTGCTTATATAAAACTTATAGATATGTTTGTTGATGCTATAATAGATCCTAAAAATACATTTGTATTTGGGTGCGATTATAGATTGCCGCAAATGCATGGACTTCTTGCAAAAGACTTCGTAACAAAGTTAAAAATGAGTCCTTCATTTGATGAAGAAACTTTCGCGCGCGAGTATATGAGTATTTGGACTGGTGGTGGTGAAGAATCGTGGTTTGATTTTGATAAATTATAGCATTATCGAAAAATTAAAAATCCAGAAAAGCGCGCAAATTTTAGAGCCGGAGCTGAACAATATTACTTAATATCAGTGGACGTTGGACGTCTTTCAGATCAAACAGTAGCTTGTATTTGGCGAGTCAACATTATAAAGCAAAAACACTATGCAACGCTAGTTAATCTTTTTGTTTTAGGACGGTAGTCTGAAACAAAAACTTTTTAGTAGCAAGCAATAGATATTAAAAAATTAGTTAGAGATTTCCAACCACGTGAAGTTGTAATTGATACTAATGGATTGGGCATAGGTTTAGCTGATATAATGATATAGACTTAGATTGATGAAAATGGCGAAGAATTTGGCCCGTTAGGATTTTTTAATAATGAAGATTATAAAAAAATCTAGCCTAAAAATTGTCCACGTATTTTGTATTCTTTAAAAGCTAATGGGCCATTGAATTCTAAAATTCATGGTAACGCTTATAGCCGAATTAATAACGGTTTAGTTCGTTTTTTAATAAAAGAATAGGAGGCGCGCAGTTCACTTTTAAATACTAAAGTTGGATAGCGAATGTCCTTAAAAGAAAGAGTAGAAAGAATTATGCCACATGAACTTACAACCAAATTGTTTGAAGAAATGGCTAATTTAAGACTCAAACGTACTGGAACTGGTTTAGATATTACATTAGAGCAAATTAATACTCATTATCCAAAAGATAAATATTCAGCTTTTGCTTACGGTCTATGGCGAATTAAAGAAATAGAAGAAGAAAGTTATAAAAAAAGACGTAAATTTGATACTTTAGGTAACAAAAGAAAATTAGTCTTCTTTACGGAGGGGAGAAAATGAGTAAAATAAATAAAATGGATTTCTCTTCCTTTTAGAAGGCTTAGTAGACTATGATTGCGACATCTACAGAAGCATGGAATACTTGGAATAATAGATTTTTTAATATAAATTAGAAAATAAAAGATTATAATTTAGATGATGTTGCAAGAATTTTGAGTTCAGGCAGCTTGGATGAATAGCAAACTCTTTCAAGAAATTATTTTTATAAAGATGGCTTCTATAGAAAAATTATTTTATATTATGCTACGCTTTTAAAATATAGCGGATTAGTTATTCCCAATAGTGACAAATCTGTTAATCTCTCCAAAAAAACTATTTAGAAGCGGTATAATGAAGTAGTTGATTATATAGAATCTATTGATACAAAAGAAATATTTACAAATTTTTCTTGGAGAGTACTAGTTGATGGTGCTTATTATGGAGTGCTGATTTCCTCAAATAAAAAAGGCTTTTCTATAATGGATTTACCTTTTAGTTATTGTAGAAGTCGTTTTAAAGATTTAGAAGGAAATGATATATTAGAATTTAACGTTAGTTATTTTCTTTCCATTCCAAATGAATCAGATCGTGATACAGCATTAAAAACCTATCCTTCTGTAATTTCTTCTTATTATAAAAAATGGATTCGTTCTCCTGGTACATTGTCCTCTTGGGTAATGGTTCCAGCAGAAATCGGAATTTGTTTTGTCTTATTTGATGGACATCCATTGTTTTTAAATGTAATTCCAGCAACTATTTAGTATGATGATGCAGTTGATACTGAAAGAGAAAGAGAATTAGAAGAAATTAGAAAAATAATTGTTCAAAAAATTCCTCATTTACAAGATGGCGGATTACTATTTGAACCAGAAGAAGCTGTCGAAATTCATTAGGGTACTGTTGGTATGATGAAGCAAAATAAAAATGTTTCAGTTTTAACGACATACGCTGATGTTGATGCAATAGTCTCAAAGACTTCTAATGACAATACTAGTAATACTTTAGAAAAAATGATGTAGAATATTTATGCAGAAGCCGGCGTTACTAGTTAGTTATTTGCGGCAACTGGTAATTTATCAGTTGAGACTTCTATTAAGAATGATACTGCTTTAATGATGGTACTAGGAAATAAATATTCAAGATTTTTTACTTTTTTAATTAATCGGTTTTTTGCTAATAAAACCGTGCAATTTAAGTATATTATTTTCCCAATTACATATTATAATGAATCATAGTATATTACCGATTCTTTTAAACTCGCGCAAAGTGGTTATAGTTTATTGTTACCGGCTTTAGCCATGGGATTTTCGTAGAGGGATTTAAATAATATCAAAGACTTAGAAAATGATGTACTTTGTTTAAGTAAAAAACTAATACCATTATAGTCGGCTTACACCCAATCTGCCGAAGGGCCTGGAAGGCCAAAAAAGGCAGATGATGAAAAATCTGCAAAAACAATAGCTAATGAGCGTTCCTTAGACGCTTAGGGAGGCGCTGATTAATGAATGATTTTAAATTTAAAGTAACAACCTATGGTGAATTTGAATAGGTTACGCCGACTATTTCAAAAATCCGTTGTAGACTTTTTTATAAAGGAATAAATCGTAATGGCTCTTACATAAGTGACGAGTTTGCTGAACGCTTATTAAGTTCATTACCATATGCGCCATTAAAAGGAATTTATTAGGACGATGAACAGGATTTTACAGATCACGGAACTAGTAATGACGAAGGGCGTATTTATGGTGTAGTGCCAGAGAATGCGGAGGTTGAATGGGTTAATCATCTTGACGAAGATGGTGTTGAAAGAACCTATGCAACTTGCGCGGTGTACGTTTACACGGCACTTTATAAAGAAGCCAATGAAATAGTTGGGAAATCTCATTCTATGGAACTTTATAGACCAAGTATAAAGGGCGAATGGGTTTTCATTGAAGGCAAAAAAGTATTCAAATTCACCGATGGTTTATTTTTTGGATTATAGGTACTAGGGGATAAAGTTGAACCTTGCTTTGAGGGCGCGGCGTTCTTTAGTTTATATAATGAAATGCTTTAGAAATTTGAAGAATTAGAAAAATATAATTCAAAAAATTCTAATGGAGGCAACTTAAATATGAATTTAAACTTTAAAGTTTCTGATGAACAGAAATTTAATGCAATTTGGACTTTACTTAATGATAAGTATAACGAAGAAGGCGGTTGGCTCATTACTTATGGTATTCAAGATATTTATGATGATTATGCGCTCGTATTTAGTTATGAAGATAATTGTTATTATAGAGTTAACTATACTAAAGACAATGAGACAGACACTGTTGCACTTGGTGAAAAAACAAAATGCTATTTTATTGATGTTACAGAATCTGAAAAAGCTATTATTGATAGATTGCGCGAAACAGTTGGTTCTTACGAGCTAATTGAAGAAAATTATAATAATGGTATTCAAGCTATTGAAGAAAAAGAAAATTTAGCTGCGCAAATTGAAGAATATAGCACTAAAATTTCAGAGTTAGAAAATAAAGTAGCTACTTTAAATACAGATAAGGAAAATGCTGAGAACAATTTTAATAATGTTAATCAGACTCTTTCCACTCTAACAGATGAAGTTGAGGCTTTAAGAAATTATAAGGTAGAAGCTGAAAAAGCAAAGAAGATGGCTATTATTAGTTCTTATTCTGAGTTGTTATCAAATGAAATCATTGAAGAATTCACTGAAAAGCTCGATGAATATGAGAATGATACCGCTCTTGATATGGCTATGGCTTATGAATTAAAGAAGTCTAATTTATCTGCTTTTACAAAAAATCCTACTTATGTTCCTAAAGTGGAAGATAATACTGGAAGTTTAACAGAATTAATTTCAAAATATAAGAAGTAATCTTTGGAGGAATATATAATGGCTTTAAAAAGATTAGTTATTGACGGTTTTGGTCAAGTTGAACTGAACAACGTCGCTTTCCGCAGAGATGGTCGTATTGAGGCTCAGGCTCCCCTTGATAGCACCGATTTTGCTAATGCACCTGCAGAGAATGGTATGTTGCTTGAAGTTGACCCAATTAAGAGAACCTTAAATCTCCCTGGCGATGGTAACGCTATCGTTTTGGTTTATAGTGCAGAGCACATTTATGACGAGCGTACTCCTGGTTTAAAGAATTACGCGAATTTTGTTGATAGTTTTTATCCTCGCGCGGGTTATTTAAGCGTTGGTGATAAGTATACTACAAATTGTATTGCTTACGATGATACTGAATTTGCCGACGAGACGGCTTTAAAGGCTGCTGTTGAGGCGGTTGGAACAACTCCGCTTTATGCAGTTCCTTGCGCGAATGGTGCACATAAGCTTACTAAGACTGCTCCTCAGAGTGGCGCTTATTTGGTGGTTAGAAATGCCTTTACAATGCCCAATGGAAAGTATGGCGTACAGCTTTACTGCGTGAGAGCATAATTAGAGGAGGAAATGATAATGGATAAGAGATTATATGAATTAGCACTTCTCGCTGCAAAGCGTGAAACTCCGGCAGAGTTCTCTAATGAGAATATTGAAGATGCTCTCCGTGGTGAACTTCAGAAGATGGCTGGTTCCATCAATGAGTTCATGAGAAATCGTTATGATATTTATGACATCATAATTCAAACTGCTGATGAAATTCTTCCTAAGAAAGCACTTGATACTCTTGGTGCTTTTGCGGAAATTAAGACAGTAAAGCAGGGCCAGAAAGCTATGTTTACCGTTAAGAAGGGCCGTATGCGTGCTAAGAAGTTCTTAACACAGGTTGGTCTTTCTGGTGTTTATGAGACATTCCGTCTTGATAAGGACACATTTGAAGTTGGCGCGCATGCAGTTGGCGGCGGTGCTACTATTGATTTTGAGCGTTATCTTGATGGCGCAGAAGATATGGCTGAATTAATGGATATTATTGTTGAAGGTTTAACTGACGCAGTATTCCTTGAGGTTCAGAAAGCTCTTCGTGCTTCTTTGAGCGTTGCTGATCGTCCTTCTGTAAATACCGTTTCTCAGAATGGTTTTGATAGCGATAAGATGTTTAAGTTAGTTGGTATCGCTCGTGCATATGGTCAGGGTGCGGTTATTTTTGCGCCGCCTGAGTTTATTGCTGAGATGGGTGCAGATGCGATCGTTCCTATTCCTGCTTCTGGCAACTATGGTGGTGTCTATCATCCACAGGATATCGATGCAATCCACAATACTGGTTATGTGAATATGTTCCGTGGTACTCCTATCGTTCAGATTCCGCAGTCTTTCGTTGATGAAAAAAATGATAAGACTTGGATTGATCCTCGTCTTGCTTATGTCATTCCGACTGGCGGCGAAAAGATTGTCAAGGTTGTTCTTGAAGGTCAAACTCAGGTTAAGGATCATGAGAATAAAGACAATTCTATGGAAATCTACGCTTGGAAGAAGATGGGTTGCGCGATTCTTACTTACCACAATTGGTGCGTATATGAGAATCAAGCGATTCCGCAGACTATTTATAACCCCTATGGTATGTAATTAAACTTATGAGGAAGGAAGATTTTCTTCCTTCCTCATTTTAATTTTTTATTGAGTTAAAAGGAGAATTCTGTTATGGAAGGAAATAAGAAAATCGAAGTTGTTAATACAATTAACGCACAAGTTGGAATTAAAATTCAAGATCTGCATTTTAATCACACATGGTTAAAGAAAGGCGATAAATTTGCAATTCCATTTGAATTATTGGAGCAAATTTTATTTGATACTGGTTCTAGAAATATGTTTGAAAATGGCACTTTATATATTAATGATATGTAGGCAAAGATTGAACTTGGTTTGGAACCAGAGGGCGCGATTGAACCGGAAAATATTATTGTTTTAGATGATGCGCAACGTAAGCGTTATATGACTGTATTACCGGTGCATGAATTTAAGCAAAAACTCGCTGATTTATCTATGGATCAAGCAACAGCACTCGCGCAGTATGCTATTGAGAATAAGTTGATTGATTTTGATAAGTGTGATATGTTAAAAACAATGACTGGAATTGATATTATTAAGTCTATAGAATATAATAGAGAAGTTTAAGGAGGTTTCTTATGACTCCTTATGAAAAAATATATGATGCTTTTTTAGCTAAAATCCTGGAAGATGAATGGGGTTTTTGGACTGAAGAAGAATTAACTTAGGATTTGCGTGCGTTACTTGAAGCAGCAATTCCTTGGTTTAAATTTCCTAGAGTTTCTCTTGACCGTGGAGACGACGGTTTCAATGAAGATTTAAGTAATGAAGAAATTCAAATTTTAGCTACTTATATGAAATGTGAGTGGTTAAATAGGACTATTTTAACTTGGGAAAATATTAAGCCGCTATATGAAGAAAGAGATTTTTCATAGGCTAACTTACTTGCGAAATTTAAAGATATGCTTGAAGCAGAAAAATATAATGCTTTGAAGCTTGAAAGAGTTTATTATCGTTCTAGAAAAGGTAAAAGTTTTCGTTATAGAAGACTTGCTGGAGATACTTATGCAAGTTGACAGTTTGGTTTTAGAAGGATATTATAATAAGCTAAAAAGTAAGTATTATGGTTTACTCTGCGAAAGAGAAAAAAATCGTGAGTGGGAAAAATTTTTAGATTCAATAATTATTGAATTAAGTGGTTTTCCAGAAGAAGATAGAACTATAAATTGGGTTGAATTGGTAAATAAAACCAATACTCTTCGTTATTTAGATTACGAATATTTTAGGAAGACAATATTTGAATGTATGGGGTTACTTTCAAAATGAGTTATTTTGAAGATGTATATCTTAAGCGTTTAAATAGATATGGTTTAAATTATCAGTCTCGAATTTAGACTCAAAGAGAAAAACAATTTGAATTGCTTTTAATGAAAAGCGTTTATAGAATAGATTTTGATTATAATGAAAAAGTCGAGCCAGGCCTATTAGAAAGATATAAATAGGATGAAACAGAAACAAGAGCTTATTTATTGACTAGAATTAATTTAAATATTCCAACTGGCACTATTTTATAGTTACCTGATAAGGATATGAACTTAGTGCCATGGATGATTTATTGGTTAGAAAATATAAAAGCTAGTGGCTATAATCGTTATGTTGTTTTGAAAATGACTCATACTATAACGTGGACTGCGCGCGATGGTTTACAATATTCTACTTTAGCATATTTTTATGGTCAAGAAGATAATATGTTAAAAGATGAAATTCGTTCTAGAAGTAGAATGGATACTATTTATGCCGAGAACTTAAAGCTTAGTTTCTTTGTTATTCCAACTAATGAGAATCTAAATCGTGATGATTATTTTGAAATTGGAGAAGGAAAATTATTAGAAGCTTATAGAGTTACTGGTTATGATAGATAGTCTACTCCTGGTGTAGAATATGTAAGCGTCGATCCTATTTATGAATATGATAAAACTCCTAAGCCAGAATAGACTCCAGAGGATGATCCTAATGATTTTTATTGGCTTAATAATGGAGGTGGCGAATAATGGTGCGCAATTGTGCAGAAATTGGAGTTAATCTTCAAAAAATAGCGAAAAGATTAATGTCTAATTAGAAATTATTAAAGCTTCTGTATTATAATGATAAAGATCCATTAAATGGAGAGGATTTAACTTAGGAGCAAATTTAGAAAGAAGTCTTTGATAAATTGGTAAAAATAGTGCCTCGAGTCGGTCCAAAAGAGACTGCTAACTCAATTGTTAGTATTCGAGTTGTCCGCGCGGTATAGAATAGCGAGAATACTGAATTTAATGATATTGAAATAAACATAGAAGTTTTTGTTCCTTTAACTTAGTGGATTATAAAAGATATTTAGTTACGTCCTTTTGCAATATTAGGAGAAATTTAGAGTTCTCTTAATGATAAAACGATAGACGGCCTTGGGAAAATGACTGGTGGATAGTTTGAATTAAATTTTTTAACTGATGAAATCAGTTGTTATGAATAGGAGTTCTATATAACAACCTATGATTGAGCCTTTTTTAAAGTTACCTTAGTCATTTTAGAATATTTGTTATATTTATCCGCCGACGGTTAATGATATATTAAAAGAAGAAACTAAAAAAATTTATAATATATTAACTTTTTCTCAAGAAGAAATTGAAGATTTTTTCATTGATAAAAAAGATCAATAGGGTTAGCCAATAAAGCCACCTACGCCTTTTGAGTATATAATGGTTAATGCAATGTATAATAAGACTTTTGAAACATAGGTTGAAAAAAGTTTTGAGTTATTTATTAAAGAACCTGTTACTTTCCATTATAATGTAGGATCTATAATAATTGGAAATTTGCAAGAAGAAATCGCAAAAATTAAAAAGATCGAAGATTTAAGAATCATTAATAAAGATAATTTTTTTGATTTTTAGAATTCTATACGGCGCGCGCTTGGCGAAAAACCAGTAGATCCGCCAAATCCAAATGAGCATCCGCGCATTAGAGAAATGAAAGCAAAAGCTCGTTATCGTGATAGAATAAAAGCTAAAAAAGGATTAGGTTTAACTTTTGAAGAAACTTTAGTTTCAATTTGTTGTATGGGTATTGGTTTAAATCCACTTAATATCGGAGAGATAAGCTATGCCGCAGCGAAACGACTAGTAGATAAATATCAATAGAAAGAAAAATATGATATTGATATAAGAAGTTTGCTTGCCGGCGCGGATAGTAAAAAGATAAAAGTAGAATATTGGATGAATACAAATAAAAATTAAATAATAGGAGGCTATATAAATGGCATCTATTTTAGACAGATATGGCATTAAAGAGGTTGCAGATGTAACTTTTTATAAGATTAATAGCGATGGTACTCGCGGCGACCCCGTTTTATATCTTGATACATTAAAGGTTTCCACTATTGAGCAAACTGCTGAATCTGTTGACGCCCGTGGTGGTAAGGGCAACCCGAAGCTTGTTACTTGGGACTATGGCAAGGAGATTAATGTAACTATTGAAGACGCACTTTTCTCTGCAAAGTCTATGGCTATTATGTTTGGTAATGGTACTGCTTCTCAGGGTGCTTCCTTGATTCAGAAGACTGCTGTTGTTCGTCTTGGTAAGGCAAATGGCAATAAAGTTAAGCTTATTAATGACTATGTTACAGCTGATATTTATGATGCAGCTGAAGGCAGTAAGCGTGTAAAGCTTTATCTTGGCGCAGAAGGTACTGCTCCAATGGGTGAAGTTAAAATGAATGGCCAGCTTTTATTCGTTGGTCCTAGCAATGCTCCAGCCAAGCTTTATGATGAAGATGGCACAGTTCTTGATTCAGCATTTACTGAGCAGGAATTAAAAGATTTATATACAACTGGTCGTGATGTTACTGGCACAGAGCTTGATGGTCATAAGTTAATGTTTACTTATTGGGTATCTGCTATTGGTAAGACAATTACAGTTTCTGGCGATACATTCCCAGGCACCTACTACATCCAGGGCGATACTTATGCTCGTTCTGATGTTGATGGTTCTGACCAGTTCTTCCAGTTTATTATTCCGAAGGCTAAGATGACTTCTGAGAATACTATTACTTTGGAAGCTGAAGGCGATCCGGCGGTATTCAATATGAACCTCACCGTTCTCCGTCCAGAAGATGGCGATATGATGAAGCTCGTTCAGTATGACTTAGTAGCCAATGCTTAATAGAATTTAAAATTCAAATTTGAAAAGGTGGAGGAAGGAATTCTTCCACCTTTTCTTTTTAAGGGAGATACAAATGGCAATAAATGAATTTGGGATAAAAGAGTTGTATTCTGTTAAACTAAAAGCTACTTATCCTATAGAGATAGGTGGAAAATATATAGAAGCTGGAGAAACAATTGCTTTTTTTGATTCTGTTCAAATTGCGGGTTTACAAGAGTTTAAAACCTATGTAACCGCGCATGGTGGTTTTGATGATCGCGCGCACGTATGGTGGGAAACTTCTAAACAAGTTAGTTTTTCTTTTGAGCGTGGAATTTTTTCAAAAGTTCATTTTGCTATGCTTAGTAATTCTAAGTTAGTAAATTTTTAGACTGGTGAAAAGATTTTAGTTCCAATGAGAGAAAACGTTGAAAGTGGCGATGATGGATAGTTTTCAACTAAAGAAATTCCAGCAAAGAATTTTTATGTTTATAGAATGGATACTGGAGAAAAAATATCATATTCTAAAATTGAAGATAAAAAGTATTCAATTAATGAACCATATGTTGATTTAATTTTAGACTATGATTACGAGTATACAAAAGGCGGCAATCTTGTAACCGTTGGTTAGAGACTAACTAAGGGGTATTTAAGATTAGAAGGAAGAACAAAAGTTAAGGATGATGTTACGGGTCAAACCCATACCGGAATAATTATTATTCCAAAATTAAAGTTAATGTCTGACTTATCTATGCGTTTGGGAGAAAATGCGAACCCAGTAGTCGGGCGATTATAGGCAGTCGCGATTCCAGAAGGCGAGCGCGGCGAGCAGAAAATAGTCGAAATGTACTTCCTTAATGACGACATAGATAGTGATATGTAAATAATATCGGCATTAACTTTAGTTAATGTCGATTTTTTATTTTGAGGTGAATATATGGCTGAAAAAAGAATCTCATATACACTTGATATTAATGCAGATATTAGTCAGATAAGATAGGCGGCGCAATAGGCTTCAAATATTCTTGGGAAAATTGGTGCTGATCCAAAAGGTACTTTAAAGTTAAGAACTTTATTTTCTAATTTGGAAAGTGAATTAGACAAATTAGAAATAAAAAGTGGTAAGGCTCTTACTAGTTTAGGAGACGCTAGCACTATTGATCGTGGCTTAAATAAAGTAAGTGGTATTATAAAGGGTATTGGTAGAGAAATTGAAAAAGCGGGTTTGGAAGGAGAAACTGGTTGGGCAAAGATGACTGCCGGACTCGCTGATAAGATGAAAAAAGTTTCTGATGCTACAAGAGAATATAATGATAGTTTAAGAGCAAATGAACGAGAATATAAAAAATTAGAATAGGCTTCTAAAAATGCGGGAACTACTGCAGAGTCAGCAACAAAAAAGAGAATTGCCGCAGAAGAAAAAGCAGCAAAAAAATTAGAATAGATTACTAAGCTTGAAAATAAAATAAATGATAAAAATAAAGGTGCTGGATCTCTAAGTGGATTAAATTCTGCTAATGGTTTAAAGGGAGTCGCTTAGAAAGCTCTTAATAATGCTCAAGAAGCAGCAAGGCAATACGCACAAGAAAAAGAATTTCGTCTTAATAAAGATTTTTCTATTAATGGTAATGATTAGAAAAAATTAGATACGCAAACTTTAAAAGAATATGGCGATTTATTAGATAAAGTAACTAAAGCTTAGGAAAATTTTACTAATGCATCAAATAATGCCAATAAAGCCAAAGCAGACTATGATAAAAATACTAATGATTTAAAAGAATTAAATGAATAGTATAAAAAGCTTAAAGAATCTGTAGATGTTGCTAAAGCTGCTGAAGCAGATGCTAAAAGCTCTTTTACCTCAGCGGGCCAGGCTTTATTAGACTTTTAGAAAACTGCTAAAGATGCTTCTGCCTTTGATACTTTAAAAAGCAAAATAGCTGAAGCTTTTGGTGATGAAACTATTAAAGGCGTTCAAAATATGGAAGAACTTGAAGCGAAAGTAAAAGCTTTTGCTTCTGAGGCTAATGGAGAAGTAAAAACTGGCTTATAGTAGATTGCCCAAATTATGAAAAGAGAAGCTAGCCCAGCATTAGAAGAAGCCAAAGAGAAAAGCGAAGCTGCTGGGGAAGGCTTAAAGAGAATGGGCGATGCCGCATCTGATATTGACCATTTAACTTCTCGTTTAAAATATTTCTTCTCACTCGCTGGCGGTTTCCAATTAATGCGCCGTGCGATTCGTTCAGCAATTGATACAACAAAAGAGCTTGATGCCGTTATGACACAAACGGCAGTTGTTTCTGACTATACTGTTGGCGATATGTGGAAAACACTTCCAGAATATAGTAAACAGGCCAAATAGTTAGGAAGTGCAATTTCTGACGTATACAGCGCGCAGACCTTGTATGTATAGCAAGGTTTAAATATGAATGACGCTTTAGATCTTGGTATCGAAACGTTAAAGATGGCGCGTGTTGCTAATATTGAAGCTGGATAGGCGACTGACTATATGACCAGTGCGTTGCGCGGCTTCAATATGGAATTAAATGAAACTAGCGCGATTCGTATTAATGACGTTTATTCAAAGCTCGCGCAGAATACAGCTTCTGATGTACAAGAAATTTCTGTTGCTATGAGTAAAACTGCAGCATTGGCTAACAGTGCTAATATGAGTTTTGAAAATACCGCGGCGTTCCTCGCGCAGATTATTGAAAGTACTCGTGAAGGTGCTGAAACTGCTGGTACTGCATTAAAAACGGTTATTGCACGTTTTACTGAAGTTAAAAAGCTTTATAGTGAAGGTGAACTTCTTGGTACAACCGAAGAAGGTGAAGAAGTAGACGTAAATAAGATTTCTAAAGCTTTACGTACTGCTGGTATTAACTTAAATGAGTTCTTTACTGGTACTAAAGGACTTGATGATATATTTATTGAACTAGCTAGTAAATGGAGCAGTTTAACTACCGTATAGCAGCGTTATATTGCTACAATGGCTGCTGGTTCTCGTCAGCAATCTCGTTTCTTGGCATTAATGCAGGATTATAGCCGTACTGTTGAGTTAACATAGATGGCTTATAATAGTGCAGGATCTGGACAAGAATAGTTTGAAAAAACTCTTGATTCTTTACAAGTTAAGCTTGCAAAGTTAAAAGCTGAATGGGATACCTTTACGATGGGTATTGCTAATAGTGACTTTATTAAAGGCGCTATCGATGCTGGTACAAAAATTTTAGAATTACTTAATAGCATTATTGATAAGATTTCTGGTGGAAATGGTGCAATAAAATCGATTACTAGTTTAGCTGCTGCCTTTGGTGTTTTTAAAGGTGCTGGTGCAATTTTTAAAGGTTCTATGACAAAAATTGGTACTTATATCGGTACGAGGATACCAGGTAAAGATGAAGTACCAACTAATTTAATTGATAGATATTATTATAATTAGAAAAAAGTTAAAAGTAGAATTAGTGATACTAAAGCAGGCTTTTCTCTTTTTAGAGGAGCAAATAGACAAGAGCTATTAAATAGAGAAAATTTAAAAAAATAGGCTGCTGCGGATGCTAAAACATATTAGGAAGAATATGATGCTGCAGTAGCTAATTTAGAAGAGCTTAGAAAAGAACCGTCTAAAGCAGGACTATTAGGTGCGAATGGGTAGCCTATAGATAATAGTAATAAAATAAAAGAAGCTGAAAATACAGTAGCTGAAAAACAAGCCAAACTAGAAGGAGCTTAGAAAATTCTTAATGATTAGAGCACACAATAGGCTTTGTAGCAATATGGCCGATCATTACAAGCTATTGGTATGGCAGCAGGCTTAGCGGCCGGCGCACTCGGGTTAGTTGCTAATGCATTAGAAAAAACTGGACATACTAATGCGGCAAAAGTATTTAGTGGTTTAGCAAAAGGTCTCGGTGTTTTATCAGCTGCACTTAGTGTTTGTGGTACTATGTTTACAGCTTTTGGAGCGGCTGCACAAGCAGGTTCCGCGGCAGCAACAGCAGCTATAAATGCTATTCCTATTATTGGATGGGCTGCAGCAATTATTTCGGCTTTGGTCGCTGTAATTTCTATAATTGCAGAATTCACAGAAACAACTGAAGAAAAATTAGATCGTTTAAAAAACGAAACAAAAACTGCGTAGGAAGTTGCAGAATAGGCTTCTGAAGCTTATGATAAATTATTAAGTGGTAGAGATAAATATAAAGAGTTACTTACTTAGCTTAATGAATTAACTAAAGGAACGTAGGAATATAAGGATAAATTATTAGAAATAAATTAGTTAGTTCATGATTTAGCTAATGAGAATCCAGAGATAGAAGTTAAATTTAATTCTGAAACTGGTTAGCTAGAAATAGATGAAAATTCATTAAATAACGCAATTTAGAAAAGACAAAATCGTTCAAAAACTTTAAAAGCAATTACTGAAAATTTTACTAATCGAGAAAGTAAGGAAACTCGAGGAGCTTAGGCTGAAAAGCAAATAGAAGAATATTTTGTTTAGGGTAATTTAGAGAGAACCTTTGCAAATAAAGAAGGGTCTCTTGGGATGTTTTCTTGGGATCAATTTTTTAATAAATTTTCTCTTGAACAGAAAGAAGCAATAGCAACTTTAGGTAAAGAAGAATTTACAAAATTATATAAAGAAGGAGAATCCAATCTTACTGGAGATGAAAATGGGTTAGATGACATTTTAAATGTTCTAACAGGTCCAATTTTATCTGCAATAAAACCTATAACGAAAAATTCAGATCAAGATTAGTATTAGCGTTCTGTTTTCCTTTTATCTGATGGTTCTAATGAAGCCAATATTGCCTCTCGTTTTATGAGTGACAATAGAAAAACTTATGATTGGAAAGAAAGAGATCTAGTTGATAATAATCAAGAAAAATATAATAAAATTCTTGAAGATGCAGTTGAAAAAGGTCTTTTAACGGAACAAAAAGCTACTACTTATAGATAGAATTCTGCCGGTGGAGTTGGTGGACTTAAAAATGAGTATAGCAAAAGTCTTTATAAAGATTTAAGCGGCGATGAAGCCGACAGAGATAATTAGTATATAATTAATTGGCTTGGAGCTTATTATGAAAGTATTACTGCATTAGAATAGCTGCAAGCTACAGAAGATGACTTTAAAAAGCTAGGTCCAGAAGCGCAAAAAGGTCTTGAAAAATTAATTAATAATGGAGAAGATCTTACTGCAGCTGAGATCGACGGTTTATTAAATTAGTGGGAACAAATATAGAAGACTTTATAGAGCGCAGACAAGGATATTTTAAATGACTATAAGATTTAGTTAAGTGACTTAAAAAAAGACTTTAGTGATAATAAAATAAGTGGTAATGCTTATTATTCTCGTTCTATTGACAAACAATATAAAAAACTTAGTGGATATAGTCAAGATTAGGCAGGTAAATTTGAAGAATTATATGGCAATATAATAAAAATCGAAGATCCCGAAAAAATAAAACAAATTTTCTAGACTCTCGGTAGTATTGATATTACTAATTCTTCTGATTTATGGGGTATTTTTGATACATTAAATACTTTAGGTATCGACCTCGAATCACTAGGTCTTAAAGGAGCTTTTACAGATTTTATTAATGGTCTTGAAGAAGCTGGTATTGCTACTAAGAATTGGACTAAGGCGAGTGCAGTAGAAACAATAGAAAGCGGACGTGAAATAGTTAATAGTATGCTTGAAAAGCAATCAGGCGAAATTACTAAAGAAAACTATGAAGTTCTTAAAAAACTATTAGAAGATACTGAATATGCTGATTTAATTAATAAGTTTTGGAAATAGACTGATGGCAGCTTTAAGTATGTTGGTGATAGCTTAGAAGGATTTGCGGCGGTAGTACGTTAGATTACTAATAATATTCCAACAGAATTTTCTTAGTAGGCAACTGCAAGAAAAACGGTAAGTGACAGATTTTAGGATAATGGAGTTACTGGAAGCTATCGTTTTTAGGATGTTGAAAAGCAACAAGAATTATGGGATAGAAGAAACAAATATAAAGATTTATATGATAAGGCAATAAATGGTCGCGCTAAATATTATTATAAATAGCAATATGAACAAGCCGAAAAAGAATATAATGATTATATAACGTCTAATCCAACTCCAGTTTCTGAAGCAAGCTTTGAAGGTTGGACTAATTAGGAAAAAGCAAGTTACTATAATTCAGTAATTAGCCGTTCTGGACTTAAGCCTGAGCAACTCAATGAAGTAGGGCTAGGTTCAAATGTAAGTGCTGAAAATGTAGGTGAATTCTGGTCTACTTTTTTAGATTTATTATTTAATAATGCAGCCATAAATGATGCTGCAAAAGAAGTAGCAACAACCCTTACAGGAATGGATGCAGCCCAATTAGCAACTGCATCATTAAATGAAAAAGAACAATATACTGGTGTTCAAAAGCAATAGGCCGGAGAAGCATTAGATACTATTATTGAAGAAGAAGGCTTAACTGATGTAGTCGAAAGAAATACAGAATGGTTCAATAAAAATACTAATGCTTTAAAGCTTAATGAAACTGAGCAAAATGAATTTAAGCAAGCTATTAAAGTTAATGCAGATAGTGCTAAAAAAGCAGAAAAGAATTATGATGATTTAACGCAAGCTATTAAAGATAATAATAAAGCTCTTAAATCAAAAGACCCATAGACAAGATAGAAAGCTCTTGATGCAATTGCAAAAGCCGCGCGAAAAGCTTTTGGTAACAATGAAAAGATAACCGCAAAATTTGTTGAAGATAATGAAAAAGCTTTTAACGAATACGCTGAAGGCTCTGAAGAAGCAGGAAAAGAAATTAGAAAAGCTCTTGGTAAAGATTTAGTTAATGAATTTGCTTCATCTGAAGAACAAGCAGGAAAATTAAATAATATAATTACCGAGATGAGCAATATACCGCTTTCTATAGATGGAACTGCTGATTTTAGTTAGATTTTTGCATCATTAGCTGAGGTATTAGACAGCGCTACAAAAGCTGGTGAGTTCTTAAAAGGTTTTGGATATACTATTACTTGGGTAGCTGATGGAGTCGTATATGACGATATTAATGATGTACCAATTGGTTCAAACTATAAAGTAGTTGTAACTGATAGTGCTGGTAATGCTATTAATCGTAATCGCGCCGGTGGTGGCGGAGGCGGCGGTGGCGGCGGAAACAAAGAGTTTAAAAATGACTTCGATAAATATTATAATCTTGTCGAAGATTCCAACGAACTCGAACGTCTCCGCAACTTACTAGAAACTGACTACTAGCAACTCCTTGAAGCCGAACAAAAGAGTGGCCAAGAAATCTATAACAACTTAAAGCGTCAAATCGAATTATTGCGTGAGCGCGCCGCAATCGAAGCAGATCTCGCAGAAAAACGCAAACAACAAATCATCGATACCATGAATAGTGAAGACTATAGCGATCTATAGAAATACGCATGGTGGAATGATAAAGATAAGACGCTTGAAATTGACTGGAACTTAATTAATACTGTAAAAGATTCCGAAGAAGGAGATAGAATTAAGGAATATCTCCAAAAAATGGAAGGATTCTAGTCATAGTATGATGAAGCAATCCAGGCTCTTGAAGATATAGAATCTACAATTCAAGAAATTGAAAAGCGTGGTCGTGAGCAATATATTTCATTAGAAGATAGAGTGCGCGACGCGCTCATTAAGCAAATTCAAGATAAGATTGATGAGTTAACTGCAGTTGATGAAGCAATCAATGATGCTAATTAGAGATTAATCGATTCAATTAATTAGGAATTAGAATTATAGCGTTAGAATCGCGATAATGAAAAAACTGAAAAAGAATTATCTGATAAAGAGCAAAGACTTGCTTACTTACGTCAAGATTCATCCGGCGCGAACGCTCTTGAAATCGCACAACTTGAAAAAGAACTTGCTGAAGGAAGAGAAGACTATACTGACTAGTTAATTGATTAGAAGATTAGCGAGTTACAGAGATAGAACGAAGAAGCTGCTGATTAGAGAAGACAGTAGATTGATTTGATGCAGAAATCTCTTGATTGGCAGGAGAAGAACGGTGAGTTTTGGGATTAGGTTTATGATTTAATTGGAAAAGGAATTGGGCCAGATGGCACATTAGTAAAAGGTTCTGATTTAGATAGACTACTTAAGGAAGGAGAAGGTTTTGCTGGTTTATCTCAAATTAGCTAGTAGGAGTGGTATACAACACTTAAAGACTTAGTTGCCCAAGCCGTTGCTTATCTGTCAATGAGTCGCCAACTTGAAAATATTGGCGCAAAAGAAGGAACAGAGATTACATTTACCGATGCAAATGGTTAGACTCATATTGGTACTATCGATGATAAAGGAAATGTAGTAGTTGTAAATCCGGATGGTTCCAAAACGATTTGGACTGACGTGTACTAGGATTATGATGGAAAATATCGTACTTTAGAGAAAACTGGTAAAGATAAGGATGAGCCAGAGCCGGCAGTAAGTACGAAAAATCCGCCATCACCCACGACAGCTACTGAAGAGAAAAAACAGTAGAATTATAGAGATTATGATATAGAGTAGAAAAACGGAATTTGGGAAGTAGTTAAAAAGACGAATAATGGTAGATGGTACACACCGGAAGCTGCGCAAGCAGAGGCAGATAGATTAAATGCATTAATAAATTAGAATCCAAAAATTTAGTATAAAAAGAAAAATAATCCCGATAGCGATCATTCAATTACCAAGTTCGCAACCGGTGGTCTTAATACCGAAACTGGTCTTGCATGGCTTGACGGTACTCCATCCAAACCTGAACTTATTCTCAATGCGCGCGACACTCAAAACTTCATCTAGTTGCGCGACGTATTATCCGACTTATATCATGGTTCTACTAATAATACTATTAGTGGCGGTGATAATTACTATGATATTGACGTCCACGTTGACCAAATGAGCAGCGATTATGACGTTGACCGCGCGATCGACCGCATTAAAACGCGCTTATATCAAGACGGTGCATATCGTAACGTAAACACGTTAAGTCGTTTACGATAAAATTTTAAAACGAAATAAATAAAGTGGGGTTGAACAAATCCCACTTTATTTATAGAGTTAAAGGCGATTTTATTATAATTGAGTTAAAGGAGGAATGACATATGTCTATAAAAGGCGATTTTATATCTTTTACATATAATGGTGTCCATTCTACCCAGTTAGGAGTTGTTCATGTAACGTCATCTAATAGATATACAGATGCATTACTTCCAACAATTCAAGATAAAACCGTTTAGGTTCCTGGTGGGGATGGCACTTATTTTTTTGGTTCTTATTATACTCAACGCCAGATTACTTTAAATATTGCTTTTGATGAAGTTACTGAGGATTAGATTCGCTTAATGCGAAAAACTTTTGGTGATAAGTAGACTCATTAGTTGATTTTTGATGAAGAGCCATACAAAATTTATTATGCTAAAGTAACCGGAACACCACAATTACAATATATTCCTTTTAGTAGCCCAAGAGTTTATAAAGGCGAAGGGACTTATACATTTACTTGTTACGAGCCATTCGCGCATTGTCCAAATAATAAAAAGTATTTGACAAAAGAAGTTAATCAGCAAACTATTCATATTTATAGTGAATATAATAATGAAGATGAATGGAATTTAAGTGCAAATTTACTTTCACAAAAAGGAGACTTTGATACTTGGGATCCTAATGCTGCTAGAATAAAAATTTATAATCCAGGTGATTTAGAAACTGATTTTAAATTTACTATTTCATTGGGTGCTGGAATGACTGGCATAAAAATAACTCGCGCTGGTGAAGATTTAGAAAGTCATACTTTAATGTTTGCTAATTTAAAGGGAAAAGGAAAACCAACTTCATTGGGCAAGGTGGGCGCAGATACAGCTGTAAGATTTAATTCTAAATTAAATATCATAGAAGGAATAGTTTTAAATACAGTTCCTACTGGTAATATTTATAATGAATATATAGAATCCGGTGAATGGTTTAAAATACCAGTAATAAATGATCCGACTGAAGAGTGGTATTTTGAAGTCATTAATTATGAAGCTCCATAGACGGAAGGAACTCCTATCTTGCAATATGATTATCTTTACTTCTGAGGTGAAATAAAATGAGTACATTTAAAAAGCCTTATGAAATAAGCCTTTGGCAAGACGTACTATTATATTATGGTACTAAAAAAGGTACATCTACAAAAATTTCAACTCGAAATATAGAAGATCTTAGCTCTGTAGATTACCAATATTATACTGAACAAAGAATAGTTGTACTTGGGTCTGATGTTATGACGTCGCCGGCGCGCGCCATAAATCCAGTTCTTAGTCGTAATATCAATGGCGTTTATACATTAAAATTTGATATGTATTATCAATACGAAGATTATGAAACTGGTGAATTCGTGCGTAACCCATTAATTGATTTAGTAATTGATGAAAGAAAAGTTAAATTAAAATATGATGGCGGCGATGACTTTACAGAAGCTAATGGTTGGTATGATTTTATCATAAAGAAAGATGAAGAAAAAGGCCGAGATTATAAATATAGTTATACTTGCACAAGTCTTGCGCTTAATGAATTAAGTAAGACTGGTTTTAATATTGAATTAGATACTGAATTAGAAAATAATATGGGTACTGTTCAATAGCTTGGCGCGAAAGTATTAAAAGATTCTGAATGGAAAGTTGCTAATGAAGATGACGTGGTTATTCAATAGACAAATGACGAGTCACTTTATAAAGCACAAATTACTGATGCTTCAACTTTTCAAAGTATTGGAATTACAAATGGATCTGGTACTGTTCCTACATTGCGCGCGGGCGATATAATTTATATTTATTCGAGTTCTTGGCTTGAACAAGAATGTGATTATTTTCAATTTATATACGTATCTAATAATGGTACACCAAAATTATTGGATGACGGTGTTACAATTGATTGTGATAATGTTACAACTTTTGATCTTCATTGTACTGTCTCTCCATCAAGATGGACTAGCGATAATACATTAATTGGTATTGATAACGATCATTTTGGCGTTGCTGATTATCGTGGTTGTAGATACGTGCGTAAGTAGCAAACCGCATATGATTCAGTATTAAGAAAAACAGTTAATGTATATCATATGGATGGCCAAGGTAGTAAAATTTATTATGGTTATACTACCTATGAATATATAACTTCTGGCACAGTATATAATTATATATATAATTCTTCCAACTTTTAGAATACACAATACTGGAGTATGTATGGTGAAGGTTCTTCATTAGATCAAGTTGTGTATCCAAAAGTGACGGCGCGCACTACTGCGGATGACTTCAATTTAAAGTCTTATTTGCTTGCTACTTTTAAAAATTCCGACGCGCGCCTTATGAATAATGGCATATTACAGAACTTTTCAAGAATTGAAAGTTTTGAAAAAGGTGGAAAATATACATTAAGAATAAAAGTTGGGCAGTTAAATAATGATTCTTTAACATATAAAACAACAATGCCATTTAGATGCACTGTTAAAAAATATGTTAAAGTAGATACTTATGATCCAGATCACGACATTGTTTACTTTAATAGTGATAGTAGCACTACTGAGCAAACGGTTGAAGGAGATAATTATATTAAGTTAACTTTGACTTGTTTAAATGCTGCTAGTTTAGATTCTTTGCGCGAAAATGTTGGTATTTTCTTTATAAAGAATAGTAATACTAATGCTAATCCATATTATATAGAAGACGTATAGTTCTTCCCACAAGTTTTTGATTCAAATGGAAATGAGATTTACCCCGATTCAACTCCTGAAGCTTCAGTGGTTGAAAAACATTATTTTTATCCAAAAGATGAAAATATTGGCAAAGTTTCAGAAGAAGACTATGTTTATTCTTCTAGTAACCCAGATTTATATTCTCCAGTTTATGGTAGCGGTGATGCTGAATTTGAAAAGGTTCGTAGTATAACTGCAAAAGAAAGTAATCGCTTTAACTTACTTCAAGAGCTAAGTGAAACTTTTGAATGTTGGGTACGTTTTATAGTTCATCATGAAGATAATGGTACTATAAAAATAGTCGATTCATAGGAATATGATTAGATTGATTTAACTATTAGTACTTATAGAGCTAATACTTATTATGTATATAATCAAACAACAGAAGAATATGAATTAGCTACTGGCGCGTTTGATAGTACGAAAATCTATTATCAAAAAGTCGCGCGCAAGCGTCAAGATAAATCAGTTTTATTCTATAAAGAGAATTTAACTGATAACTTTGTTGGATTTAAATACGGAATCAATTTAAAAGATAATAACCGCACTTTAGATAGCGAACAAATTGTTACAAAAATTATTGTAAAAAATAATAATAATGAGTTTGCTGATAATGGTTTTTGTTCTATTGCTCGTGCAAAAGATAATCCAACTAAAGAAAACTTTGCTTTAAATCTTGATTATTATACTTCTCAAGGTATATTGAATATTTCTGAAGTTAATAGAGATTTATATTATACCTTTAATGGCTCCATTGGATTATATCCGCGTTTAGCTACTTTAAATAAAACTAGAAATGATTTAATTTCTAAAACCGCGGCAATAGCTACTGATATTGATAGATTAACCTCTGAAGCAAACGCCGCGCAATTAGCTTATAATAATGCTACAGAAGATCTTGCTAAATTAAAAGATCCTGTAAGTGGCCAATTAAAATAGCTGACTGGGTATGTATATGAAGACTTCTTTAATTAGTATGGCAGAAAAGGCTATGGTGGAGTTAGAAATTAGAATATTCCATCATATGCAAATGAAGTTTATTATATCAAAAAAGGCGGAGTTACTTCTATAAGTGGTAATAAATCAGTAACTTTCTATAAGAAAGAAACTGCAACGTAGCCACAAAAAGGTCGTACTTATTATACATTAAAGCATAATAAATTTATTCATTATGATAAAACTAAATTTGAAGATAGTACCGATTATTTTTATTAGTTGGACGGCAGTATTGGTCAAACCACAATGGTTGACGGACATTATATAGATGATATTTATTTCCAAAATGGCAATTCAGTTGATAGTGCTAAGCGTTATAAGGTTAATTTTGGCGGTGGTAATTCTACAACCGAAATTTATATGTACGCGCCAGTTACTCGTGTTGAAAATATTGGCGATGGGCATGATTTAACTGATGATACTGCTGCAATTGCTTTGCTCGCGCGCATTAGAAATTTGGAAACTATTAAACAACAATAGCAAAAAATTTATGAAGAAAAGAGTGCGGCGCTTGAGTAGGCAAAAGAAGAATATGAAGCATATCAAAAGTAGTTAACCGAAATTGCAAATGCTACTGCAGAAATAGAAAAAGATTTTAATGCAAAATATGGTCGTTATATTCAAGAGGGGTCTTGGATTGATGATAACTATATGGATGATGATTTATATTATCTTGATGCTCTTGATGTATTATATCAATCTGCTTATCCAAAAGTATCATATACATTTAATCCAATAGATCTAAGTCCTCTTGAAGGATATGAAGCTTATGGCTTCCAAGTTGGACATAAAACATATGTAGAAGACGTTGAGATGTTTGGCTATAAAATTATTAATGGTTTAAAAACGCCTCAGCGGGAAACTGTTGTAGTTACAGAGTTAACTTAGAACTTAGATGAGCCTGAAAAGAATCAAATCAAAATTCAAAATTATAAATCACATTTTGAAGATCTATTTTAGCGCATTACTGCTACAACTCAATCATTGTAGTACCATAGTGGTGAATATGCGCGAGCTGCTTCTGCGATATAGCCTGATGGTGTTATTTCTACCGCCACGATGGCGCGCACAATGGCTACTGCTACGTATGTTATTAAAAATGCGTAGAATCAAAGCGTAGAACTTGGAGTCAATGGCCTTGTTGCAACAAAATTAGACGATCCGGCGCAGATTGCGTGTTTAACGAGCGCAGGCCTAATAATTTCTAATGATGGTGGTTTAACTTGGGGTGTAGCAATAAGTGGTAGTGGTATTAATACTAATTATCTAAGCGCTGGCACTATTGATGCAGATACAGTTAATATAATGTCTGGTACTTATCCTGCCTTTAGATGGGATTCACGTGGATTGCGCGCGTATGCTTTTGAAACTGGCACGGATGGTGCTATATATAGCTATGATCCATCAAGATTTGTAAATTATGACAGGTTTGGTATTTATGGCATTAATGGTTTAACTGAGCCGAATTTCACCACAGTAAACGAAGTAGAGCAGCGCGCGATGTTTGCGTTGACTTGGAATGGTTTGTTTATTAGAAATAGTTATAGAAATGGTTATGTAAGTATTAGTCCTAATGATGATATTACATTATATTCCTATGGTGATAATAAATTTAAACGAGTAAATGCAGAAGTCCAAACAGTAGTTGATGAATATGGTGAAACTTATGACTATGTTGAAGTCAATGGTCAAGACTTTATAAATCTTTATTCCATAGCACCTGGCAATTATTATTATAAAGATGCTAATAATATATATGTCCAATGTACGAATGAGCCATATAATTATATTGCGGAAATTGCAGTTGATGAAGACAAAGGCATCTACGAATTAGATAATACTGGTTCTAATTTAAGTACTGCAATAAAACGTGGTAAATTTGGTTTATTAGCAACTGGTAATGATGGCGAAGAAATCTATGGACTCGCGCTTTATGATGAGAATGGTATTGCTACTGTTGAAACGAAGTCTACTGGTACTTTATGGTTGAAGTCTTAGATGGATATTGGTACACAAACTGGAAATTAGATTTATATTGGTGTTGGTAAGCAAGCTACCGCAGATGAAATTGCTTTAGTTGGCAGTAATCATGGATATAAAGTCATCTCAGTTCATGGAGAATATGATGATACTACTAGCGTTCCTTCCGGCAGAGGTACTAATATCGATAGATTTATAGTGTTTGAAGATGGATTTATTATGGGACATGGTGAAATGCAGCTTGATGGTGTAAATTTCCCATCTGGTACAATTGGAGGCATGAGTATTGCTAAGTTGCCAGAAACCATTGGAGTAAGATTGGTAGCTAAAAAAGGAGATACTTTTAGAATTGATGAATTTGGTGATCCAAATCCGGAAAGTTTGTTATTTAATTTTACTACAGGTTTAGATGATTCAGATATTCAATCTGTTATTTGGGAATATGCTGATAATGCCAATTTTACAAATAGCGTTTCTACAACAATTCAAAAAGTTGGTAATTAGTATCCAGATTATTAGTTAAATTATACTGATGTTTCTTCTTTATTTAGTGATGGATTAATATATATAAGATGCACATTAAATAAATTTCTTACTAACAGTATGAATAGCATGATGAGCATCAAATTGTCTTTAGATGGAAGAGCAGCAGATGCTTATAGTTTTAATATTGAAAGTTCTTAGGGTTATACTATTAATTCTTCTGATTTATCTACTTAGACCACAATTACTGGTCATGTATATAAAAATAATTTAGAAGTTACCAATGATATTGTTGGTATAAAATGGTATATTAAATTTGATAGTGGAGATTTTACTGAAATAGATTTTGATAATCTTACGCCAACTTCTCCTATAGAATTGGTAGAAGGACATACTACTCCACCCATAACTACTTTTATATTAAAATATAATGATTGGAATTAGAATCCTTGGAGTGGCGTATAGATGTATTTTGAAGTTTAGATGAACGCGGGGTGACAAAATGGAATAGAATGTTATATCATTAACAAGTAATAGAATTAATCTTGTAAAAGTCCGCGATGGTAGAGATAGTAGTAATCTTAACCGAATTAATACTAATGTTGATAATATATATAAATTTCCACAAGCAAATGATGGTATTAAGGCTGAAGGAGAGCCATACGTTTTTCGTTGCTCTCCTAATACCTTAAGAATATCCGTAGAATCTTTTGATGAAAAAGATAAAAGTTATAAAATTGCCGCGGCGGACAATTTTACAGTTGGAATAATAGTAAATACAGCAGAAAAAGGAACGCATAATTTCCTTACTGACTTTGGGAATATAGGTAATACTTTTTTACATCGCGAAACAGTAGGAGAAGGGTCTAATCAAGTATATACTGATGTCTGGTTATTTAACATCGGAGATTTATGTACGGCTTTATTAGAGAATGATTCTATATTAGAAGACATAAGTCAAGATATAAAAGATTTTTGGAAGAATGATGTATTTAAAACCGACGCGCCGGTAACATTAGAAGTACAAGTATATAGTACTTAGTATGGAATGTTAAGTCGATTTCTTAATTTATCAAATGCAACAGAATAGAACGCTTTGCGTTTATTAATGTACCAAGAGTCGATTTTTTCAATAATTAATAGTACCAGTTTAAAATTTAGTCAAGATGGTTTAGAAATTACTAATGGTAATTTTACAATAAGAGACGCTAATGGAAATGCTATTTTTTGGTTCGATGTAGAAACTCAACAATTAATAACAAATAATATTATTATAAATGGACTTGAAGCTAAAAGTGGCACAATTGGTGGTTTTACAATTACAGAGACTACTTTAGAAACAGAAGGATTAATTTTATAGTCTAGTGGAACAAATAGAGAATCCTTTATAAAAGTTCAAAATATTGAAATTGGGCATGGCGCAAAAATTACTGAATATTTAGAAATTGGAAACTTATTATTATTTAATCCTGAATATACTGGTGAAGATCGATATAATCCAGTACATGAAGGCGCGATTGATATTTTACGTCTTTATGATAATGAAGGTTAGAGAATGTTTGCTCTTACCAATGAAGGATATATAGAAGGTAGTAATTGGTACATTAAAAAGATTAATGATAATGTTGTTGCTCATTTTGATATTTTAGAAGCAGAAGACGGCGTATTTAATGGCGTAATCTACGCGCGCGATGGTGTTTTTGATGGTGTCATTCATGCACATGATGGTACATTTTAGGGTGAAGTTAATGCTAGTATTATTAATGCTTCTACTATTAATGCTGCTAATTTTACTACTGAAAATGTTCGTTCAATGGGCGGCAGTTTTATTTTTAAGCCAACTTTTGAGATTGAGCGAATTGAGGCCGCGCAAGAATTAGACGCAGATTAGTTAAGAGTATATTTGAAAGAAGCTAATGGCGCAAAGCCAAATGAGACTTACTTTAATAATCAAGTGTATTCTCTTAATTCTTCTTCCTTTGAGTAGGGTGTTATGGGTTCTGCTGGGCGCAATTTATATGAGTATTATGATAGTTTTGAAAATATAACGGATGTTTGGACAAATAAAAGTGGTTATGCTACTGCTGAGATAATCACAGGTAGCTCGCGCGCCGGAAAAAATAGCTTACGTTTGGCTAATACTTCAGTAAATTCTTCTGATAATGACGCTTATGTCTTTTTAGGAGGAGATAATGGTAATATAGGTCAAATTAAATTAGATGCTAATGCTAAATATGTTGCTTCTAGTTATGTAAGAGTTTCTAATAATTCAGCGACAGAGCAAGTTACCGTTAAATTAGCTATTTGGGGAAGAAAAACTAGGGGTAAGGATGGTTCTGGCTATGAGCATCTTTATGGTAATTCTGAAATAACGATTACTAAATCTGATGATTGGTCTAGAATTTAGATACCCTTCGTTTGTTTAGAAGAGTATCCAATTGTTGTTTTTAGACTTAGCGTAAAAACAAATAATTCAATAGTTCTCAATGATTGTAATTAGTTAGAACAAGTAGTCCAAGAAAGAGACCAAGCCACGACTTGGTATGGATACAATTTAGGCTAGGCAAGACTAATAGATGCAGAAAGTAGAATTCGTACTAAAACATTTTTAGATGTAATTCCAAGTTAGACTTATAAATTAATTGGTACCTGGGTCGCGGCAGATATATCAAATTAGAGTACTTTTGGAACCTATTTTTATAATTCAGATAATGAATTTCTTACTTATTAGACTGTTAATAATAATACTTCAGTTACAGTTCCGGCTAATTGTTCAAAAATGAAAATAATAATTAACAAAGGAGCTTGGGATGACAGAGATCTACCCGAAAATAAAATTAGTCCAGAAAATGTAGTATCTGTAATTTTAGAAGAATCTGGTAGTTCAAGAAGAATAGTTGCTTTCTCTAATGAAAAAAATATTCGTTATGGTAAAGTAATTAATTATAGCGATTCAAAAAAACAAGAATTTTATTTAGATGTACAATTAACTAGCAATTTAGATTATAATGAAGTTTTAAATAATAATTATTATACTTTAACTTCTTTTGGATACTCTGAAAGCGACTTATTAATAGGTATTAATTCTGATAACAATTTTGCTGGAAATATCTTACCAAGAAAAGCCTTAATAATGGAACATTTTTCAGATTTGTAGTCTTCTGATACTACGAATACTGGTTATCTTACATATAAAACTAACTTATTATTAGGTGATTTAAGTATTTTAGCCGAGACATTAGGCCCTGAATATAATTATCTTAGTGGGTATGGCCTTTATGCTGATAACGTATTCTTACATGGTAGCTTAGTTACAGCAAATAATGAAGGAACCTATGCTGGTATTAATACTCATTAGAACATATCTTTTAATTATAATAATTGGGCAAATGCTGAAGTTGAAGAAGATATTGAAGATGATAAAATCATTTTCTGGGGCGGCGCGCAAGGAACGAAAGAAATTAACGTTCAAAAAGCTCCATTTATTGTAACAGATAAAGGAAGAATATTCGCGCGCAGCGGTGAATTCAGAGGTGCGGTACTAGCTAATTCTTTAATTACTCAAAGTATTATTAAAACGCCAACTATTTATGGCACTGGTAATGATCCAAGTTTAAAGATCTATGATACTGGTGATGAAAATAAAGGCGGTATAGTATTTTATCAACTATAGAATAATATAGATGAAGGACCAGATGAAACTGATGATGTTAAAGTACTTGGAATAAAAACTGACGGGTTTTATTATTATAATTTTAATAATAATCCATTTATTTAGTTTTCTAATAGTAATATTAACATAACCGCAACACAATATAAAACTGGTTCAGTATCTTGGTCTGGCTCAGAAATAATTTCTAAATCTAATAATACTACTGACTATTTTTCTCGTATATATTTGGTCGGTCAAAATGAAAATAATGTTGGCGGTGAATTATAGCTATCTTATGGTAATGAAACGTAGACCACAGGTGGAGAATATGAAAACACAAAAGGTATTTTAATAAATTCAGATGGAGTAGATTTGTTTGGCGGAAAGGTTATTAATGAAGGAGAAGTCTTTATTCGCGAAAATCATTCTGGCACAAACGCTAAGTAGCTAAATTATAAAGTTAATAATAATTATTATTGTCTTTATGTTAGCTAAATGGAGGAAATATGAATCTTACAATTAAGAATACTTTTACAAAAAGAAAAATTTTTAGTGCAAGTGGAACTGTATATGATTATCCAAGCTCATAGTTAGCATCTCAGGCTGGTTTAACAACAGCGCGTAATGCTAATCTTGCTGGCGGCAGTTGGAGTAATTCTAACGTTTATGATGATAAAAGAATTGGTGTTGATAGAACAGAAAGGACATATAGCTCGATACCATTTCAAGAAGGTAGTTGGAATGCAGATTGGAGTAGTACTTATACTGCATATTAGTCATAGGTCTTACTAACATTTGAAAAGCCAGCAGAAATTAATGCTTCTAATTTAGGAAGTGCTACATTAACTATAAAAACAAATTCAGCTGATGCTTTATCAACTAACATAAGTTTTTTAGTATGTTCTCCAGCTAGTAGTTCTTCAAATGAGCCAACTAACTTTACCAACGTTGATAGCTCTTTATTCCAAAGTACAAAAACTGAATTTACAGGTACTGGAGCTAGCGGTCAAACTTATACTTTTACAATTACAAATCGCTTTAAGTAGTGTTTATCTACAGGTAAATATTGGTTAGTTGTAACACCAAGCGAAACCAATTTAACTGGTAAAAATTATGCTAGAATTACTGAAGTAACTTTAACTTATACTCTTAGTTATACGAAAGCTACTGCGCCAAGTTCTATAAACGTAAATACTTCCTCTGTACTGCCATCAAATAATGTTACTATCTCATGGAGTGGCGCGAGTGGTGGAACTAACAATTCTATAACTGGCTATACTTTATATTATAAAAGTGGCAGCGCGCCAACTACGTCAAGTTATACTGGAAAAAGCGAAATTTCTAGTACAAATAGTTCTGCTTCTTATAGTTTTTAGATGCCATCTACTCGTGGTACTACTTATTATTTTAAAGTTGTTACTAAAGGTAGTGCAGGATCAAGTTACTATTCAGATATAAGTTCAACTTAGGCAATTGCTAAGACATATAACACGCCAGCGATTCCATCTTTTACTACTTCTTCGTCAAGAGTAAAAACTAGTGGAAATACGACTATTAATGTAACTGTTGATACTTCTTATAATAGTAATTAGAATATTAAATATTATTACGCATTAACTACTACTGATGCCAGCACTCCTACTAATTGGACTGAAAAAAGTAAGAGTTTTAGTTTAACTGCAAATAGTACTAATAGAAAAATATGGATAAAGGTTGCTGATGGTGGCTCAGATTCAGCATATAATAACTCCATCAATAGCAAAGTTCTATCTGTAAATGTAAAACCATCTATAAGTTCGCATACAATGACAGCAAGCGGTAATAATTATGCCATTATTAATTGTAATGCAAAGATAACTAAAGGTAGTGGGACTTTTTCCTATAAATGGTATTTTTATTGTGGTAGTAATAATACTAATTTTAAAAATGGGAATAATCTTTCAGCGACTTCGACAATTACTTAGACAAGTTATAATGTTAGCGCTTTAAATATTTTTAATCTTGGATAGTCAATATATTTAAAATTAGAAGTTACTGACGATTTAGGAGAATAGGTAACTTCATAGACCGCAGCAATAAGTCTACCAACAGTTCCAACTGTAAATATTTACAATAATAAAAGTGGTAATACTTATAATAATATTGGTAATACTTCTCATTTTGGTAATTATTTATATATTGTTGAAGAGAGCGCAACTTCTGGATTTACTCGAATATTAAAGGGATTAGCAAATGATGTTATTATAACTGGACAAAATTATGAAGCTAACTTATCTAGTAAAGCAGATTATGGGAAAAGTTATACATTAAGAGTTTTATATTAGTATGGAAATAAAGAAGTATACGCAACAATAGGAAGTGGTACAGCTACTTCAAAAATTTATACAAGAGTTAAAAATTATACTCCAGTATTTTCTTCTGCTTCTTCATCTACTATAAAACCTTATACGGCTACTAATTTTTTGATCGAAATTACTGGATAGCCGACTGATTTTAGTAGTACTAATGATGTAACTAGCACCATTGGTGAAGCATACAATGTTTATTTTAAAAATGGAAATAATACTTTATCTTTAAGTTGTAGTTATAGTAATAGCTCTGGCACAGTAACTATTTAGCCAAATTTAAGTAACATTACCACTACTTAGTGGAAAAATCTTTTTAATTTATCAATTGAACCATGTGTTCAAAAAACTGCTTCTTTGGTTGTTGAAATAAAAACTTTATTTACAGGTGTAACTTTCTCTAGTTCTAAAACAATAAATTTAAACTTTGTTGAAAATATAGAGTTTAATGGTTCAACTAGTTGGGGACTTAAGATTTTAACAACTAATAATTCTTATGTAAATGTTCCAAATAATTATACTTTCTTTGAAGGAGAAACTTTAAGATTTGTTTTGCCAAGCGGAACTTTACGAGTCTATGGCCGGCAAAAAGTAACAATTACATTAAAAGATAATCGATATAATAAAATTGTTACTGGAACAATAGCAAACAATAGTAGTAATTGGGGTCTTGTATCTGGAAGTAAACATAAATATTAGTACAATAATGATCTTATATTAACTTATACGGTTCCAGCAATTACTCGTTATGTTACTGGTACTAATAGTAGATCAAATGAAACAGTCACTTTTTCAATAGTTACTACTGCTGAAAATACTACGCATATAGATAAAAGTATTCAAAATAATTATTTTGCTCGAATTGATTCAAATGCTATTATAAATAATTTAACTTTTAATTTAGTAGAGAAAAATGGTAATACTGATATAAAAGTTACTTTTTCAGATTTAGGAAGCGTTGGTAGCGTACCATATATTAATAATTATAGTAAAAAAATAATTAAATTTGCTTATAGTTCAGATCCAAAGGCAATAGGTACTGTAATTGATGATGAATTCACTATTACAGGAACAACTGTTCAAAGCACTAATGGTTTTATTAATAGTAACGTAACCAACGTTGATGTAGCTTACATTGGTGCAAGAATTACTCTTGAACCCAATTTAGAAAAAATTGATACTTATACTCCAAAAACTACAAAAACTTAGTATGAATTTGATATTATTAATAAGTGTGTTTACTACGCGACGGTTCCAAATTTATTATATGGTAAAAACTTCTTCGTAATGAACGCCAGCGCGCCGAAAAAAATTGATAATGAAGTAGTTGGCAATCAATTATTGGTTATTCGTCCATATAAAAATAGAAAAGTTATTTATATAGGTGAAGATGGAAGTGAAACTACTTTCACAATAAATTCAGATGGTTTATATTTAGATGGCGGCTCATGGTAATAAAATTTGACAATTAATATAATTTTTGTTATAATATAAATAGAAAATATAAAGGAGATTTTATATATTTATGAAATTATCACAAGTTATCGAATTGTCTAAAATTCAAACTAAAGTAAAAGATAAGAAGATGTCTGTTAAAACAGCTTATAAATTTTCAAAGCTCTTTGCGCAAGTTACAAAAGAAACTACTTTTTTTGATGAAAATATTAATCGTCTTGTCCAAACTTATGGCAAGAGAGATGAAAATGGAGACTTTGTACTTCTTGAAGATAAGAGCGGTGTTGTGATTGATGAATCTCGTTATGCTGAGTGTATGAAAGAAATGCAAGAGCTTAATAATTTAGAAGTTGAGTTAGATTTTAATGGAAAATTTACTTTAGACGAATTAGAGGCTCTTGAACTTTCTTATGCAGAATTCGAGCAATTGATGCCATTTATTGAAGAAGAATAAAAGATTTTTTACTTTTAATTAGGTTTAAAAGTGCGCTCTTCGTGAGGCGTCACGCATGGCGCCTCACGTTTTATTTTATAAAATTGGAGGAAATATTTATGTATTTCGTTATTGAAATTTAGAAATTAGAAGATGGAACTTATCCTTCTTTAGTAAACGCTTTTGAAGATAAATCCTTAGCTGAAAGCTCTTATTACAATATTTTATCTTATGCCGCGCGCCGCACACTTCCAGTTCATGGTGCTTATTTTGTCGATGAATATGGTTCTTTAATTGATTCTAAGTTTTATCATAAGCAAGATGAAGTTGAGAGTGAAAGTGGAAGAGATTAATAATCTTATTAATGGGAGGTGGATAAAATGGCAATAAGATTTTCATTACGTCATGGATCTACTGTACCTACTACAAGTAGTTTAAATACTTATGAACTTGGTTTAAATACTGGAAATAATAGACTATATTTTAGAAATGGCGGTAATAGTATTTTTCCAATTGCCAATAGTGATGATTTAGATAGTTATTTACCATTAACTGGTGGCACTCTTACGGGTAAGTTAACCCTTACGGATGATTTAACTATGGGAACGGTTGATATCGTTAATGGTAAGCGTGTATATTGGATAAGTAAGTTGAATGATAGTACTGATACTAGAACTATTTGGGCAGGATTTGCCAATGGTAATAATAGTTGGTATCTATATGATTATACAAATAATAAATCGATAATTTCTAGTTTAGCTACGGGTGTTAATAATTTTAATGGTAACGCGACTACTGCTACAAGTGCTGATACAGCTACAAGTGCAACTCAAGATGGAGATGGTAATGTAATTACTGATACTTACCTTCCTCTAAGTGGAGGCACCCTTACAGGTAACTTAACTATTAATAAAAGTGAACCATTTCTTTATTTGAAGCATAGTTCAATGGATATTAATTCTTCTACTGCTCCTAGTTCTGCTGTTGGTAATCGTATTACTTTTCTTGATAAAAATGGTAGCTAGGCAGGTGCTATTCGTCAATAGATCACAACAGCTAATGATAATTTGTTTGATCTATTTATGACAAAACCAGGTACAACCTCATCTTGGGATCTTTTTACTGTTAAATTGACACCTAATGATTCTTCAATTATTGATGCTACTGCATTATTTAGAAGTCAATTACATGTTAATAACGCAATAGTTCTACAATATGCTGGACACCCAGCTATTACACAAAGAGCGACAAGTGTTAGTAGGGGTACGAGTTATTAGAATGCTATGTACGCTGGCGGCTTAAAAGTTGTAGACTCAAATAATAATTTGCTTTCTGATATTCATACCACTATTGCTACAGGAACTGCTGCTATAGCAAATACATTGTATTTCGATTTATATAAAAATACATCTGCTGAATTAGTTCGTGGAATAAGATTCTATATTGATTCAAGTAATAATGGAAGATTACAAGTACAAAGTACAACAGGTACTGATTATAAAGAGGTCTTGTATTGCGGAGATAGTACATTACGTCATGTATATGTTACCACATCTGCTACCGTTCCAAGTGGCGCTGTAACAAATGATATAGTTCTTGTAAAAGCTTGAGGTAAAATATGCCTAGTATTACAATTTCAACTTTTACCACTTATTCACGAAAAAGAACTGGTACGGCAACAGGCACAGCAACTGGTACTAATGCGTCAACTGCAGCTGCTAATGCTAAAACAGATGGTAATAGTGCCACTTTAACTTGGGGCAGTTGGGCTAATACTTCAGATACTGGATTAGGCACACGTTTTGGCGTACAGCAACAAGCAAGAGAAGTCACAATAACTGGTGTTACATCTTCCAGTCCTTTTACGGCAGATTGGGAAGCTACTTAGAATCAATATAATTCTCAAACTAAATGTACTTTCACAATTCCAACTGGGTTAAAATCTTCTGAAATTTCTAGTGCTACTTTAACTTTTACTACAAATTCAGCTGATACTGTAGGAACAGGGTTTAATGGGTATGTCTGCGGGCCGAATACGTCTTCATCAAATCCAACTTCGTATTTAAATCCAGCTAACACTTCGTCATACTATTCAACAAAAACTAGTTTTACAGGTACTGGAACTGCTGGAGCAACTTATACAGTAACTGTTACAGATCAATTTAAACATTGTTTAGATGTTGGTCGTTATTGGCTTATGATTACACCAACAAGTCAAACCTTAACTGGTACTAATTATGCACGTATTACCGGAGCGACAATTACATATGTATTGAATAATTCTATCCGAATAGTCAATGGAAGCAATTTAGATTAGTATAAAATATATGTAGTAGATACAGATGGCACAACTCTTGTTCCATGCACTCCTTATATAGTAAGTGGAACAAATTTAATTAAATATTCCTAAAATTTCCAATTTATTATAATTGTCAATCTCTAATCCCACTTATAAGTGTAAGACAAGAGGAGGACAATTGAATATGGCAACTGGCTATAATTATGGTACGCAACCCGTATCTTATCAACCAAACGCATTTTTCCTTTAGCCACATGGAAGCGTTTACTTGATTGGTAGCTCTTTGGAAGTGGCAAATGTTCCAATGAATAATGGCCTTTCTATAGCATTATGCTTAAACGAAGGTTTAATGTATATTAAGTCACTATAGAATGGTACGCCAAACTTTATGGTTTATAGTATAGCCCCATATGAAAAGAAAGATAATGATTCAAAGTCCTCAGTAGATGAAAAGTCTTCTGAGGATTTTTTATTATCAAAAATTGGGGCATTAGAAAAGAAAATGGAAGAACTTGGAGGAAAAATAAATGAATTATTACAATAATTTTCCCACACCCGCGCCGTTTCGTCAAATGCAATAGCAGCAGTAGAAAATAGACCCAGCAAGGTTTAAAGCTCTCGCGCATAACTTAAATGACGGTTTACTTTCTCAACTTGCACAGCGCGCACGCCTTCAAGGTATTTCAGAATAGGACATTCAATAGGGAATGGAAATAATTAAAAAAATGTAATAAAACTTCTAGCTAGAGTTTTAAAATAAAAAGACAAGAGAGGACAATTTAATATGGATAATGGTTTATCTGCGGCCGATGTAATGGCCTTAACAAAAGATGGTGGTACAGATAATTGGATAAACAACCCTTTTATCTATTTGGTCTGGTTAGCCCTTTTAGGTGGCGGCGGAATGTTCGGTAATTGGGGCGGTGCTTACGGTGGAAATAATCCTTCTGTAGAAGGTTCTTTAACTCGTTCCGCGCTTTATGAAGCAAATAATGCCCAGGATACTTTCCGCAATCTTGGTGAGATTGAACAAGAAATTAGTCAGTTTGAACGTGAAGCTACTTCTGCTTGGGGTAATGTCCGTTATGATATGCTTGATGGGTTTTGTGGACTCGGACAACAGATTGCTGAAAATCGCTATGCTCAGCAGCTCGCTAATTGCGGCATTGAGCGCAATATTGATAGTGTTAAAGCAGAGGCATATAAAAATACTTGCGAGATAACTACTGCAATTCATAATGAAGCAGAAGCTACTCGTTCTCTTATCACTGCTAACACTCTTCAAGATCTGCGTGACAGACTCGCTGATCGCGATCGTGCGCTTCAGGCAGCCAATTTCGAGATTAGCCAGCAGCAATAGACAGCTGGACTTATTGATACTTTACGCCCAATTTCTCGTCCAGCGTATCTTACTACTTCTCCTTATGCTTCAATCAACCCATATGGCTATGGCTATGGCTCTAGTTGCGGTTGCGGTTGTGGCGGTTTTGGTGCGTAATCAAAACTCTTTATAAGGAGGAACTAAAATATGTTAGATATTGTTAGTTTGGCGCCTTAGGTGTTAACTTCCGGTTCTAATATTAGTTTCGATACTAACCGTGTGGCTTCCAGCTGCAGCTCACGTCATGTAGCTGGAACGCCATCGGTAACTTTAGTTAGACCGGGCTACTATTATGTTTCTTTTAATACAATTGCGGCAGCGACAGAAGCTACCGAAACTGCGCCAATAACTGTTTAGTTATTTAATGATGGTGAAGAAGTTCCTGGTGCTACTGCAAGTGCATTATCAGCTACCAATACCACAGATGTAAATCTTGCATTTACAACTATCATCCCAATTAGACCATCTTGCTGCGCAATTGATAATACAGGTATTATAACAGTTAGGACTACTGGCGCGGATGCTACATTTACAACTCCGCATATGTCAGTTTTCTATGTAGATTAATATGTTAAAATACAAAGCTATTTATTGCAAAATGATGGATGATTTAAAAGATGCTGGTATGTGGATAGAGTGGGCGAATGAAATGAAAGATGAAAGTCCTGAAGTGGCTAAATTTTTGATTTCTTCTGCTAATGATCGTTTAGAAAAATCCTTCCCAGAGACGAAAAAAATGTTTATGGATATGATGAAAGATGAAGATAGTATGTTAAAAGAATTAATGGATGACCATATAACTAGTTGGTCAATGGAAATGAAGGATAAAATTAAAAAATTCTAAATTAAAAAGAGGTCATATTTTATGGCCTCTTCTTTTTATTCCCAATTTGAAATTTGATGGCGCGCGCCGTGAATTTCTGAAGCATATTTACCTATACCGATTGCATCTGCTTCATCCTCTGATACAATAACTTCATGCCACTATTTAGCCAGTAATTTCATTGAAGCTTTTTTATCTGCGCGCGTCTATCCTTTTACCTTACAATGCGCGCGCCAAGTATTTGTTGGACATATAACAAAGGCTACTTTCTATTCAAAGCAAGCTTCCATTAAAATGCCCTATAATCGCGCGAGTGTTTCAAAGGTAGTAACACCCATTGAGTGCATTTTTCCTTCTGTTTGTAACTATATTCCTTCAAGGGCAATTAAATCTGGTTGCCAATTTGTAATTAATGAACATAGCCACATTTTAATTTCGTCATCACGTTCAATTTCTTTATCAAGCCGCGCCGTAAAAGTTCCATATTTAATTAGTTTCTTATCATCATAAATAGAGTAACCACTTATATGAGTAGCTTGATCTATTGCTATTGTGCGATAAACTCCTTTTGCTTTAGGAACTATTTTACTCTCAGAAAGAGTTTGTTTTTCTTTACAAAGTGGGCACTCCGCGCGCGTTCTCATACGTTTCCAAGTGCTATATACTTTATGTCCAACAGGACAAGTAAACTCAAGTTCTGTATCTAAGTTTTTATATGAAGTGCTTATAAGTTTCCAATTTTCTGGTAGATTCTACTAAATAGTATCTATCGTAATGGTTGCCATTACTGTAATCCCGTAGAGCCAAAACCACCATTTCGGTTTTCGCCAATTTCACCTACGCTTTCTACTTCATATAAAATTGCTTTTGGTACTTCTGCAAGAACAAGTTGTGCAAATTTTTGACCTTTCCCAATAGTAAAAGACTTTCCATGTACAACCGAGATAGAATTTACATTTACACTACCATCATCATTAAATTCATATTCAAAAGATTCAATCGGATAAGATGTATTTTCAACAATTATTCCAATTTCATCTCTATACCCAGCATCAATAGTACCTGGAGCATTTGCAATACGAAGTTTTGTTTTTGCACTAATACCACTCTTTGGTCTTACTTGCAATTCATATCCCGCGGGCAGCGCGACTTTTATACCAATCGGAATAATTTTTTGTTCACCAGGCGCGAGAGTAATGTCTTCTAGTGCATATACATCCATACCTGAATCAGTTTCATGAGCATAAGCTGGTACTTTAGCGTTTTGATGACATTTCTCAAAAGGAATACGAACAAATTTCTTAGAAATTCCTTCTGTTTCATTAATGGCATTAATTATTAATCCCATTAACTATTTAATCCAATCTCGTTTAATTTGACTAATATCAGTAAGTTGAGTATCTATTTGTTCACATAGTTCAGTAAAAATATTGACTAAATCATCACTTTTATAACCCTAAGAAGCCATTAAAGATACTAAAGTAAATCTATCGTTAGGATTATTTAAAGATCTATTAATTTCATCTAAAATAACTGGACTAACTGATTTAAAATCTTCATCAGGCATGTTTAGAAGCGCGCCGAATAACGCAGTACCATCTTCAGCAGCTTCATTTATATTAAGTGTTTCTGCGAGAGCATTAAAAGCATCTGCGATAGGATTGACTGTTTTATTATCTTTCTGTTCCATTGTATCTAAACTCCAATATATCTTTTTTTGAAGGTTTATCACTCATAATTGAAATAGGGTTAGATGAATTACTAGATGTAATAGTAATTGGATTAGATGGCTAAATATCGCCAGTTGAAGTATTAGTATATGTAATTGATGGAATGGTTGTTGTCCACCATGAAGGACTTGCTTTTCCGGCTGCATATCCACAATCATATCCTTCTTTATAACCTAAATTATAAGCTTCATTCATTAATTCTATAAGATCTTCTTTTGTAAATGTATTAGATGAATGAAGAACAACAAGTTTATTTTTAAAATTAAAAGTCATTCTTTTCTCCTTTTAGAAGTTATTCTTCTACTTTCTTTTTTTCATAGCATATAAGTTCTTTTCCATAAGGCAGTTTTTCAATAGTATCACAAAACTGATGCCACTCCTCAAGTTTATGATAGCGGCGCTGAAAATAAATATTACGTAAAACTTGATAATTAGCAGTCCATGTACGTTTTTGGTTCCAAGCTTCTGGCAAGATTTCAATAAGCGCGCGCCAGTATCGTCTGTCTTTTGTTTCAAGATATTTTTGTCTTAAATCTTCACAATATTCTATAATTTTTTCATACATAGGATAAAATTCAGTATATGGGCTAAATGAAAAATTATCCATTGTTATCGGCGCGGAAGTAATTTTGTGCATTGTAGAACAGCTATTAGCAACTGTACCAACTTTGTAAGTATCCATTTCTTTCCACCAGAATAACGGCGCATCTATATCCATAGTAACAAAAATCTAACGCATAAATTTAGATTCTTCAGTACCGCCGCCAATCATACGCTGCGCGAGTTGCATATCATTTGGACCAATAAATCTAGCAATCATACAATCATCGGGCCAATCTAAAAATTCACTATTAGAAAGTAACCAGTTATAAAAGTAGTCAAAAAGTTCATAATATTTATTACTATTAACTGTATAATTTAACTCTTTATTTTTCTACTCTACCCAAGCCCAAACGATATTTCGACAATCCCCATCCTCAGGAGTAATACCAAAATAACTGTCACTCTTATTCCAACTATTCATTGGATTACGTAATCCGCGAAATGCACCTTCAAAATTAGAAACTTCTATTTTATCTACTTTAATCATATTCCCATACCTTATAATTATATTATATCACACTTTTATTTATTAGTCAAATTTTTAATTATTTTATCTATTTTTGTAGCGCAATATGCAAAATCTGATGCACCCCAACCCTTTGTGGTCATAGCTGGCGTTCCAATTCTTACACCACTAGTTACATATGGGCTACGTTGTTCATTTGGAACACAGTTCTTATTTAAAGTAATATTAAATTTATCACATTCTTCTTGCACCGCGCGCCCCGTAAGTTCTGGATGAGTTTTAGAAAAATCAATAAGTAATAAATGATTATCAGTTCCATTGGTTACTAAATCATATCCTAAATGAATAAAAGTGTTAGCCATAGCTTTTGCATTTATCTTTACTTTACGAATATATTTTTTATAATCTTCCTCTAAAGCTTCTTCCGCGCAAATCGCTTTTGCCAAAATAATGTGTTCAAATGGGCCACCTTGGGTTCCTGGAAAAACAGCGCTATTAACCTTTTTTTCTAATTCTGGACGACAAAAGATTAATCCACCGCGTGGCCCGCGCAGTGTTTTATGTGTTGTAGTTGTAATTATATCTGCATAACCAAACGGGCTGATATGTTCACCGGCTGCGACCAATCCAGCAATATGTGCCATATCTACCATAAAATACACTTCATGAGGAATATAATCTACTCTAGAAACCTCATCAATATAGAATTTAATTCGTTTAAAATCTATCTCTCTAGGATATGCACTCGCGCCAGCTAAGACTAAATTTGGATGATAACGAGAAATTTTACTTGCCAAATCCTCATAATCAATATAACCGTTTTCATCTACTCCGTAAAAAACTACGTTATATAATTTGCCGCTAAAATTTGCAGGCGCGCCGTGTGATAAATGACCGCCATGATTCAAATCAAGAGAAAGAATTGTATCACCAGGCTTTAAAACAGCTGCATATGCTGCTTCATTTGCTTGACTTCCGCTATGTGGTTGTACATTTACGGCATAATTAGTAGTAAAAACTTTTTGCCAAGTTTCTTTACAATATTCTTCTATCTTATCAATATATTGGCATCCACCATAAAATCTTTTACCACTGTAGCCTTCAGCGTACTTATTTGTTAAACAAGAAGCCATTGCCGCACGAACAGCATCAGAAGCATAATTTTCGCTAGCAATAAGTTCAACATTATTATCTTGCCGATGTTGTTCCTATTTTAACAACTCATTTAAATATCCGTGTTCTTTTTCAAGTATGGTATTAATATATTCATTCATATTTTATTAAACTCCAAAGCATACTAATTATCACTAGCTAATTTTACTCCCAATACTCTATCAAAATGGGTACCTTGATTCGGTAAATATCTACCAAATTTGATAATTATATTATGATAATTAGTAATTAAAAATTTAAAGTTATGCGCGCCGACTTCAGTGTCTGACTTTACATAATCTCCATAAAAAAGTTCACTTTCTGTATATCCAGTATAAATAACAATATCGTCTTTAATATTATATTTATTTCTAATACAATCTACTAAACTAATTAATTCAGAAAACTAATCAAATGGCTCTAATCCACCAAAAACGAAAGCTTCTGTTATAGGATTTTTGATGTATTTTTCACAAATTTCTTCTTTAGAAATTTCAATATCTTTAGATAGTGCAAGCGCGCTATTCTGACAATCGGCGCGCCCGCACTTCCAAGTACAACTATTAAAAGCAATAAACATAGAAGGCTTTTTGTAATTTACAAAATCGCATTCATCTAAGCCTTTAATTTTCATTTACATTCTCCCATTCTCTCATAGACCATTCAGCTTTTCTTTCTTTTGAATAAGTTCTAACCGGAGTATAAAAACCAACGATTCGACTATATTCTGTAGCAACTGGTTCACCACAAATTGGGCAAACCTTACCAAAAAAGGCATGATTATGTTTGCAAGCTTGAATTTTAGTAGTAAAAGCAAAGTATGTTACACCAGCATCAGTAATATAATTCAACATTTTCCAAGCTTGGTCAAAATTATTAAAAGGCGCTTCAATATTAACATGAAGTATAGAACCACCATTACAATAATTATCAAACGCGCTCGCAATATTTACTCTTTCTTGCAAGGTTGTTTTAATACCGAGCGGAATAAATTGATTTCCATAGAGCGGTAGATCAGTAATAACTGAATCTGGATAAAGCATTTCATCTGCTTTTTGCATTTTTACAGCAGCCTATTCGGCCGGAACTGCTTCACAATTTATTTTATAGTCTTTATCAATGCCAAATAAGTCCTTGGTATTATGAATAACTTTGAAAATCTTTTCACCAAATTTATATGCTTCCTCGGTATAAAAAGTATTGCCAAAGTCATCTTGCTTTGTATATCCAAAGGCGCGCATTGTCTCATAGACGCCAAGCACTCCAATTGTATTATATTGCGTATTAATATCAATTAATCCATCACAGTAATTTGGTAATAGACCTTTTTGAATATCTCTTTCAATAATATGTCTAACGCAATCCAAAGCTTTAAGATCTAATTCAGTAATTTCTTGTAGAGCTTTAAGATATTCTTTTTCTGTCTTATTTTCATAAGCAATACGCGCGAGGTTAATTGTTGAAACTTTGACACTACCAACGCGCAAAGCTGCGCCGCCGATTGAATTAAAATAACCCAAATCTTCAATATTACTTTTTAAACGGCAGCAATTTGATAGTGAATTTACACTACTATCTGCAAAAATATTGCTGTCATTCCATTTCATATTATGCTTACATGCCCAGCGCGCGAATTCTTCATCTTTAAATTCTCCATCTACTTTTAAAAGAGAAATTGTATTAACTGGGAAAGTAAACATATTATGTTCACGAATCTCACTCATAACTTCCATAAAAAGTTTTTGGAAGTCCATAATACCTTCAATTTCATCCACCATAAAGGTTCCATCAGGGAAAATAGAACCGCCAAAAAGAGCCATTAAATACTCATGGTCAAAAATGGACGTATTTGTAAATGCACTTTGCATACCATCGCGCACACATGGCTGATTTACGGCATAGATGAATCTTTGAATATGTTGCTTAGCATAGCTTTCTGGATCACGAGTATAATACCCATTTGCCACATCACGGCTCCAAAAATAATACATATAAGGAATTAAATTAGGAAGCCCGCAGGCGCCAGAAGTTCTGTTTGCATTATAACTAATAAATTCTTTTACAAAATCAATAAAAGTACCCAAATGCTTTGGTGGTTCCGCATTAAATCCTTCAAGAAAGAATAAACCGCGCTCAGCTAAATCATGAAGATCATAAGCATAACAATAAGGTTTAAAAGTAGAAGTATCAGCATCGTGCATATAAAGCGCGCGTGACCATTCTTTTTCAAGCCAGTCATTAGCTGTTTTAAACCCATAAGCTTTATTCATTTCGTAATAAATTTTACGGAGTGCAAGTAATTTACGATGAGGCTTTGGCATTTCATTAAGAAGTGTTACGATGTCTTTATGTCCAACATTCGCATTACTATCCACAGATGCATCTGCCACAGTTTCAGCCTCAATAAAGTTAGAAATAAAATCGGTGTAACTAAGTTGATCATCGCTTAAACCATTAAGTTTTGCAAATTCTTCGCCATATTTTTCTTGCAATTTATTAAACTATGTAGTAAAATTCTTATCAAGTTTTATATTAATATTCATGTTACTGCTCCTTAACCCAATTCAAAGCCGCACTAAAGTCTAACAATGTTCCATTTACACTAAGCATCGGCGCGCTCTTAAAGCCCAAAGCTTTCATTACTTCTACATCATCAATTTCAGTAAAATCAATATTTTTTGCTTGTAATTTCATTGTAAGAACTTTACATTTCGGGCAATGTGTGCTATATAATTTAATCATTTTTTTCCTCCTTATAACAATATTCACAATAGCCATCAACAAAACTATGTGTACATTGTTTTTGGAGATCTTCATTCTCCTTTAATAGATCTTTAATTACATTATTAAGAATGAATTGGTTAGGACTGAAGGCATCTTGTATTATTTTATTATTCGCATCAATCCTTTGCTTGATTTCTAAATTAGTCATATTTTTCTCCTATCTATTCATAAAACATTTTAAAGACTTCGTAATTTTTTTCTCTAACAAATTGAAAAAGTTCTCTAATTTCTTCAACTTCAAATTCATATTTTGCATGACGTTTCAATAAAAATAAATCTTTTGTAAACTTATAAAGAGTTTTTTTTCTACCTTTAGTTTTTCTTGCTCTCATGTAAAAATTAAAGAAATCAAGGATTCTTTCCCATCTTTTGTCTTTGAAAAAATCTTCTTCATACTTAAGTACAATTAATGCTTCGTTCATCTAAAAATTTAAGACCTAATTAAAAATTATTGGTAGTCGTTCTTTGACGAAATGATCCTCATCGGAACATGAATAGGTAACGTAATATTCTATATTTTTCTACATTGATATTTTAGTTTTTATAATTTCTCTAAAAGTGTTATCATCTAATAAACCAAAATATCTAATCCAAAAAAAGTTCTTTAAAGGATTTAAGGTAAGCCATTTATCTAACTCGGCAGAATTATAAATTTCTATAGGAAACTTAGTACCAATAAAAACTTTATCTTTTCTATCAATATATTTTATTAAATCTTGAATTGCATCAAAACCCTAATTTATTTTTCCTATATCGTAATCATGTAAAATAATACTACAAGTTCTTTGTTTTTCTATTGGTTCTAAAAAATCTTCCCAAACAGTTTTTCCATCTAGAGTAAGTCTTGCATGTGCACATGATAACATAGTAATATAGGCACTTTCGTCTTTAAAATTTTTTCTTTTAAATCTTTCATATATATAGCTGTCTGGTTTAGTTTTTTCTATTTTTAAATCCATTGGCTAATATAAATAATTAAATGCTTTTCCACCATAAACTACATTTGGTAAAAAAAATTCTTTTGGATAAATACCATCATCGTAATCTTTTCTAACAAAAAATTTAGTGTATCTTTCTGGTTCTAAAACTGTTGTTAATTTAACTAATTCGTTTTGCTGCTTATAATAAGCAGCCATTTTCATTATTTCTAAATTGAAAAATGGCTGCTTATATGTCATAAAGTCAGCATCCCATAAGCCTATGCTCAATGCTCCGTCGCCTCCGCTCTTTCACCTTTCGTAGTAATTTCACCATTTTCTGCAACATTGGTAATTACTTCTACTAAATGATAAGGAGTTGATTTATATTTTTTAGCAAGAAAACTATCTTCTTGTTTAATCCCAGTTACAATTATTTTATTACCACGACTAAATACTGATTTTTCAATAACATGCTTTTTTCCATCAAGCCCGCGCTCTGAAATTTGCTTATCGTAATAAGTAAAAGCATCTCCATATATTTTAACGGTTACTACACCAGTTGTGGTTAAGAGAGTAACCATTTTTTTATTCTTATCCCTATCTAAAACAGTCCCAGCTATTCTACTTAACCTAAAAATTGGAATTTCTTTTCCTTTTATAGGAATAATTCTTTCAATATCTGGTGAAGAAGGCAGCTCAAAGAAATCTTCAAAATCATATACTCGCGCGAGTTCATGTTCATGAAAGTAGCAAGAAACACTATCCATTTCCCATTTAGAGATATTACCACTACAATATTTATTCCAAGTTTCGTCCATTAAATATCCATTAAGTTCTTTTAATAGTTTGTCTGCGTTTTCTTTTACCCATGGACGAATAATATTCATTTGATCTTTATAAATTTTATCCCATGTCATTTGCTTAATTGAAAATAAATATCCATCTTCTGAAGGTAACAGGTTATCCATATCAAACTGTTCAGAATAAAATCTAAAAGCATTTTCATCTAAGTTATAATATTTTCCATCTGTACTTTTAAATTTCTTTAAATATTTATTAAAATTAAATACTTTTTGTTGCAAAATATACTTATTTGGAATCATATTGTAGTTTATCATCATTTGCATATTTTGCATTGTAATTCGCTGTTTCGCGCCACAAATTTCTGCAACGTATTCTTTTAAAATTCTTTCTCTGTCTCCAAATTGATCAAAAGCACCAGATTTAATTAAATTAATAACTTGTGGTTTTTTTAATTTAACTTTATTGATACAATCATTTAACGACATATAAGGACGAGAAGCTATAATCTCTTTAATCTTATCATCTCCTAATCCAGTTATGCCACTTAAACCATACAAAATTGTATTATGTTCAATATTTGGAGAAAAGGTATAAGTTGAGCTATTGATGTTTGGCGGTGCAATTTCTATTCCTGCCATTTTCATTTTTCCAATAGCTGAAGCTATTTTACCATAATTAACTTTTTTTTGTTTTTTCTTTTTTGTTTCTTTTACAGTTTCTTCTTCATCTTCATCCTCGTCTTCTTCGTCATCTTCTTCTAAAGAAAAAATTTCAATATTATTTTCCCAAGTTGTCTCATTTAAAATGTCTTCATTTTCTTCATTTTCCTCTAATTCTTCTCCACCTGCATCATTAATAAGACAAGCACAATTCCAAAAAATAATCGGATATTTAAATGCAAGATTCATTTCTTGAAGAGCAATAAGACTATAAGCAAGAGTATGAGATTTATTAAAACCATATCCACGACTATATGCAACCAATACTTTCCAAACATAGTTACAAAGATTATAACTAAGTTTTTTGTCTTCAATATTTTTATAATATTCTTCAGTAAGCTGGTCAAATTCTTTAGGATTCTTTTTAGCAATACTTTTTCTTAAACGATCTGCCCAAGTTAGATTAAAACCACCACATTGTGATAATTGTACTAATTGCATAAAACCTTCTTGAGATTCGCAAATACCATAAGAAGTATCAAGTTCTTTATGAAGAATATTGCGTTCTTCTTCTGATAAACCCCATTTTTCCATTTCCGCATCCCAAAGTTTTGGATTTTGCTTAAAACGCGCTAATTTATTAGTTGGCATTTCACCGCCACGCTCTTGCGCCATTAGACGAATAACAGAATTCAATGTAGCTAAGTCGTCTACAGAAGTCGGCTTAAGAAGAGCGATTCCTTGAATACCCGATTGTTTTTCCATTTGAAATAACGATTGAATTTCATGATTCCAAACCATTTTCCACATTTTAGGATCATTTCGTTCAATTTTATAAATGCCAATTATATCTTCATACGTTTCTTTTAATGTATTCTTTCTTTCTGCATAACCGTAATCACATAAAAGATTAATACAGTTATGAATTTTATCCATCGCTTCAACTGATAATGCATCATATTTAATAAGACTAACTGCTTCTGCATCGTGTAATTCAAACTGTGTACAAATCGTACCATCCGGCGCGCGCATTAATGCGGTAGATTCCGTAAAAGGTTCATCTACAAAAATAACACCGCCAGCATGAATACCACTACCACAAATTAATCCTTCAATACCATGAGCAACATTCCAAAGTTCTGGATAATTTTCAGTCATTTCATGTACAAATTGCTTTATTGGATTCCAGTCATTTTCTGCGTCACCATACATACATTGGTCAAGTGAACGCAATAATCCACGATCTGCGGGAATTAATGAAGCTATATATTGAGCTATATCTACGTCAATACCAAGGCCGCGGGCGGCAGTAAGAATCGCAGATTTAGATTTTTCAGTTCTAAAAGTTGCAACGTTTGCAACTCTATCTTCTCCATATACTTCTCTAAACTTTGACAATACTTGCGCGCGCTTTGAACCCTCAATATCAAAGTCAACATCAAGAACAGATACACGCGCAGGATTCAAAAACCTCCATCGGAAACATTTAGTTGTTTCACGCAACGGATTAATTTGAGTTATACCCAATACATACAATAAGATAAAACCTACACCCGAACCACGACCTGGACCTACAATACTATCTGCTTCCCAACATACATCAATAATATTTTGAAGATTAAGATAATATGCGCTCCATTGTGCTTTGTTAACCTCAGATGAAACCCATGTATCTTCAAGACAAAGATTTATTTCTTTATATGCCTCTTCATTTTGTACATCTGGATGTGATTTAATACCGCTAATAATTGCTGCGACTAATTGTCTATCTGCTGGGTATTGTGATTTATTAAACTTTTCCAAAGCTGGAATGAGTTCAAACCATTTTGGATATTCATCTTTATACGAAAGAAAACCATGCCATTTTAAATTAGGAATACGCAACGGTTTTTCAAGTGAATACTCTTGACACATATTCATAATATTTTCAATATTACTATATGCTGTATCAAGTTGTTCACGCGTTAAATATTTAAAATAACTTTCGAGTTCTTCGGTTCCCATCATATAAGTAGTAGCATAAAACTCATCTACTTCTCTATCACCATTTTGAGCATTAAGATAAGCCTTATGAATAGTTCTATCTTCTTTTTTAAGATAATGAGAGTCGGTTGTAATAATATAAGGAATTTTTGTATTTTCTGAAATATTTAAAATTCTTTTATTTACATATATTTGATCTTTATTTTTACTTGGCTGCATTTCTAAAAAGAAATTGCCAACACCAAAAAGATCGTTCATTTGACCAAGCCAAATAGCGATCTTTTCTTTTAATCTTTCATCTTCTGAATCTCTATACCTAAGTAATTGAGTCGGCAGCGCGCCGCCTAAACAAGCTGTACTTCCTATTACGTGCCCTGGATTTTTACCAATTATATCAATTAAATCTTGATAATATGTTGGTACTCTGCGCATGCCGCGCGCCATATAAGACCGCTTCCACGCACGAGTTGAAATTTCCATTATTTGACGCGCGCCCTCACGATCTTTAGCCAAAAGAATAAAATGATAATATCTATCATATTCTCTATTATAGTTCTGCGCATTTAAACCGTTACGACAAAGATAAATTTCATTACCAAGAATTACTTTTATATTAGGATGCTTTTTAGCAATTCTTTTGGCTTTTATCCACGAACCAGTAAATTCATGATCTGTTATTGCAATTACTTTATGTCCAAGTTGTTCTGCATATGAAATTCCATCTTCTAATTTTATAATACAATCGCGGAGGCGAATATTACTATAATCAGTATGCGTATGTAAGCTTCCTGTATATTCCATATCTACCTTCCTTTACTATTCTTATATATTTATTATATCATAAATTTAAAATTTTTTCAAATTATTTATTTTAGAAGGTTAAATTACTAACCTATTTGACCTCCATATCTTTAATAAATAATTGTGGAGTAACTTTACCCATCCATTCATTTAAATTTGGTGTTCCGATAATAGTTAATTCCATTTCTTCAAATTGTTTTAATTCTTTTATAAGGTCTTTTGCAAAAAATTTTATAAAGACAATTCCATTTTTTTCTATTTTTAAAGTATCTGAATTTCTTCCAATTATTTGAATATCATTAGAACGAATTATAATATTTTTTACAGCTATTGTACTTTCGGGATTTTGTTGACCCCAGACATTCTCATAATTAGTTAAATCACAAATTAAATCATATAAATTATCTGTAATATATCTTTCAAAATCAACAACATATACATTTTCACCAAAATCAATATTATTCAACTCTTGATTTGCGATTTTATGAAATTCAGCCAAATAAGAATTTTTAATTGAAATACCAAAAGCATTATCATGCCCCATTGTATATTCAAATAAATTAGTATCATTTAAGAAAGTTTTAAAAGAGGCTAATTCACTTTGATTAAGTCCTCGCGCGCTACCACGAATATATCCTTCATCATTGAGCCGCGCGACAATAGTTGGACGATTATATTTAGAAGCTAACTACATAGCCACAAGGCCATTTAATTCGGCGGGAAAATCATCATCATCATCTAAACGAATAAATAATACTTTATTATCTAAAAGATTATTATTATGGATCTTAATTTCAAGACGATCTACAATAGCTTGCTTTTCTTTATCTTGATGTACTTTTGCATTTGTACATTCGCGCGCACTTTCAATAGCTACTTTCTCCATTGTCCCTTTTGCACCGCGTTTATTACTCGGTACTAATTCTTCTCCATTAATAAAGGCACGAAACATACGATCTTTTTCACTCATTGAACCAACTCTTACCATAGCATTAATAAGTGGAACAATATAGAAAGCAACTGTAGTTGGGTTTATTTTGCTACCCATTGAATAGTCTTGTTTTTCACATAAAACTTTAAAGAAATAATTATTTATATGGGTGAAACCTTCATGCCAAAAATATTGATTTTCTTCGGACAGCGCGCTCATCATATCAGCACAAATACCAAGCGCGGCAAGATCAATATATTTACTTACAAAATTTTTCCCAAGCTTCCAGTCAAGCGCACGACAAAATTGATAAGTAACGCCCGCGCCGGAAAGATCTTTGTTTTTATATTTCGGAGAATTTTGATTATTTACAATTACACACCAATCACTAATTTTTGTTGTATCTTCTATAATATGATGATCGAGAACCAGCGTAGGAGTGGATAGCTCTCCTAATCTTTCAATAAATTCACAATCATTACTACCAGCATCGGGCACAAGGCAAAGCGTATAATGAACGTCTTTATCGATAATAGTATCGCATAAATCTGATAATCCATGCTGTTTGCCGCTATGTAGATAGTAGTCTATTTCAGCTTCTGGCTTTATATCTTTTATATACTAATATAGAATCGCGGCAGACGTGAATCCATCAACATCACAGTCTACTATTAATGCAAATTTAGGAGTATCACAATCTAACGCAGTTACTAATATTTCTACTGCATCTAATATACCATCTAAATCTCTCCAATCCTATAGTGAATGTTCTTTTGTAGGATGTAAAAAATGTTCTACATCTTCAATGCCTCGCGCGCGCAATAAGTTATATCCAAAATTCTTATCTATTTTTGTTGTATCTCTTACTTCATATCTCACCTTACAAAAACTCTCCGTTCTAATAATTTTTTAAAGATTATTTCGCCATTATCTGTTGGGCTTTCCTTTAATTTTAATAAATTTTGAGTATCATAAATAAAAGAAAAATTACAATAATTCTTATATTTACTACATAGCTTATATAATTTATCAAAATAGCTAGTTTCATTCTTTTTTTCTTCTTGGTCAAAGCAAATAACTATTTCTCTTGGGTGGCAATTTTTCATAAGTAAAGCTAATTGATATTTATTAAATTGACTACCACAAACTGCTACACCGCAATTCGGAAAACTAAAGCTTTCCATTTGTAAAACAAATTTTTCTGCTTCTCCAACATAGCAAATGCCATATTTTTTAATATTATTTTTATTTTGATTCAATCCATATAGATTTAATCCAAGTGGATGAGTATACCATTTCTTTTCAATTTGTACTGGCATATATTTACCTATATTTTCTACTTCCCACTCATTCAGCGCGCGCCCTCTGATTCCAACTAAATTATTATTAATATCATAATGTGGAATAATTATCTTATTTTGACTAATTGAAAAACAGATATTATATTTATCCATAGTTTCTTTTGTAATTCCATCCATAAGCCATTCTACTGGATATTTCTTAGTAAAAGTATCTAGAATACCATTGGGATATTTTGGTAATATAACATCTTGTTTTTGCGGGCGGTATCTATCTTTTAATTTTTCATATTTAGGCTTTTCAAATCCATCTATAAATCTTATATTCGCGCAATCTATTACAACTTGATAAATGTCATTATACCAATCATATTCAATGTTTCTTGTTTCATAATATTGTTTAAGAAACTTAAATATTGACATAGAACCGCACTCTGTATAACATATAAAAAGTTTAGTATCTTTATAAAAATATAATTTCATTGAGGCAGTAGCTGCATCTTCATTATGACAGATAGTTGGAAAAATTATAAAGTTATCTCGTTCTATATATCTATCTGCTCCAAGTTTTTGCATTAATTTTATGACTGAATCAAAGCTTAAATTTTCAATAATTTGTTTATAATCCATTATTATTCAGCTTCTTTACTAATTCATTTATTTTTTTATAATTATCATCTTCCCAATTAGTTATATAATTAATTCCGTGGTTATTAAAATCAACTATTTCTAATTGACTATTTGTTAAAAACATATCTTCTTTTCTTAATGTACCTAAATCGACATAAGACCATATCCTTACTTGATTGTAAGCGCCACTTCTAATTTTATATATATCTGTTACAATATTTGGTTCATTTTGAAAATTAGCAAAAATTGGTTTAAGTACTTCTTTTTCTTCTTTAGTTGGTCTTGACATTATTGCACCAACATCAGCTTTATTAATTGTCGCTCTACCACCAGCTAGCGCACCTTCATTTTTTATGTTTTGATTATCATCTCCGCGCGCGTTTAACTGTGTAGAAGTCATAACGCATATATTTTGTTCAACTGCTAAATCTTTTAATGCAGTAGCAAACATAAGCAATACTTCATCATTTCTTAAATTAAATCCCTTAAATTCACTTAATAATGAAGGCCCAATAAAAATATAATCATAAAATACATATTCTACTTTATTAATTAAACAATTTTCTCTTATAATATTCTTTACAAGAGCAATAGTTGGATTTGGCATACGAACGATCTGAAAATAATCTTTATATTCTGCCATAATCCATAAGGCATTTTTAATTATTTCAGTTTCTCTTTCATTAAAGTGTCCATACTTAAATCTATCTTCATTAATACCAGTAAGATAAGCCAAGATCATTTTCTGTATTTCTGAAAAATCTTGCTCTGTTGCAATAAACAATACTTTTTCATTATTGCCGACTTGTTCCCATTTACAAGTTTCTTGATTATATCTTATTGGGTATGCTAAATAACATGCATCACCAACTGCTTGACGAGTTTTTGATACGCCACTACCACCACTACGAATATAAAACGCACCTTTGCGCGCGCCGCTTATAATTTCATTATAAATGATTCCTTGAATCGGCATACCAATACCAGAATATCCATCTGAAATATGTGCTACTAACTCATCTATTCCATCATATGCACTACGAGTTTCAGTTACATCATTTTTTATGTATGAAGTTTCAAGATTTAATACTTTTCTTTTTATCTCGTCAACAATATCTTGGATAGTTAATGTTTCAAATTTACTATTAATTTCAAAAGCTTTCTCGTTTGTTAAATCTTCACAATAAAATTGAGAAATATTAATTCCTTGATGTTGTAGATCTCTTAATAAATTTATTTTTTTTAATTTATTATAATAATAATCAAAATTATCTTTATCTACAAAATCTTCAATATCTTGTAAATATTCTATTCCATTATTAGATTCAAAAATTTTCTTTGCAACAGCGTCCGCATTTAAAGAATTTTCTATATCAATAATATTTATACTGCGCGCGCCTTGCTCATATAAACCACTAATTGCTCTAAATAATAACTTTTCAAAGGTAGAATTAAAATCTGAAATATTCAAATTATACTTTTCAGTTTCAGTTAATATATTTGGATTTTTAATTATACCACCCAAAACTTGTTGGATACAGCCTTTATCAATTATCATTTTCGCTTTCTCCTAATATATCATCAAAACTTATTTCTACTTTTTTCTTTTTTGGAGCTACATTTAATTTTATTTCATTAACTGGTTTTACCTGTAATTGCTGAATTGATTCTATTATTTTCTCACAACTACCTTTACGTTTAATTTCAATATTTACCCAATAATCTGTAGCCTCCTTATAACAATAAGGAACTATACCAATTCCGCCGTAACCACGTTCCCAATTTTCTTTACCATATTTATCATAATAATATTTTAAAGTAAATAATATCCCTTTACAAGTCATTCCGTCTTTTACAAATTGATTAATTTGTGCCTTAACTTTATAATAATCATAAGAAACTTTTAAGTCGCGCGCAATATAATCAAAAATCAATGGAATATAATCTTTATCTGTTTTTATTTCTTTTTCTTCTTTAAAACGACCATAACATGTTTTATGGAAATAATGATTGCGTGACGGCATTATCCAATTATCTAAAGACTTATCTATTTCTTGCTTACAAACTCTACAAATCGGCATATTTTTACTCCTATTTTTCTCTAATTATATTATACCATAAAATAGAATTTTTGTCAAATTTAAAAGAGCAGACCGACTGATCTGCTCTTCTTCTTTAAGACTATTTACATTTCTCGCATTTCATCAACAACTAGTGCAAGTAAATCAACTTGATCTTCTGTAAATTCAGAAAGTCTCATTTTATGTCCCATAATAATTTCGACTTTTTTCAAAATTATGTCGGCATTTTCTGGATTGTTCCCTACGAGTTTTGCCCATAAGTCACTAGCTTCTGCGCGTACTTTAGAAAAGTCTTTCTTTTCTTCAACAGTGTTTTCAATTTTATCAACAACTGTTGCTCCATCAAGTTTTTCTGACTTCTCTATAGCATCGGCAATTGCATTTACTAATTCATTATATCCAAACTTAATTTTTGGTGCAAGATATTTAAATCTACTTCCTGCCATTACAGTAGGAGTCTTTCTTGTGTATAACCAACGTTCAGTCGTTCCATCTTCGTTCCATGTAACATCAATATAACCAATAATGTCAACCAATTGATTTACAATTTCATAAGCTCTTTTTGGAATTGCTGGGCCAAGAATTTCAACTTCAGAATCATCAGCTCTTTTTTCAATTCTGCGCTCTACATGAGCGATAATTACAAGACCGTAACCAAGTTGAGTAATACGTCTCAGACAATTCTCAAATTCCTTTTTACAGGCGCTATATCCGCCGCCCCAAGGAATATCACCAAGTTTCTGAACACCATTCTGCGCGCAGGTAAACTACTCACACATTTCCCAAGCAATACCAACGGTATCAATTGTAATAGTATCATATAGTTCTCTAGCTTCTGGCTTTTCAAGCTAACGTAAAACGGTTTTAAACTCCGCCCATTTCGTTATATCAATTGCCATAGCTCCTGCGATCGCATTCCAGCCATGTTCAAATCCAAGAAGTAAATTCTTAGGAAATTGACAAGCCAAACTGGTTTTTCCAACCTTAGGTAATGAATAAATACAAACAAATTTACCTTTTAAATCACGACTAATGACTGTTGGTTTTAAATTTAAAATATCAATAGCCATAGGAGGCCTCCTTAGAAGCCAAGACCATCAAAGGTTGCCTTTCTTGTATCAGTTATAGGAGCGGGCGCGGTACGAGTCTTTGGCTTATTCTTTTCTGCTTCGAGTCTAGCCTGACGTTCTGCGAGAGCTTCCTGAATTTCAGAGTGTTCATAAGCCATTTCACCCTCAAGAGGAGCCTCTGAACCACCAGTAATTACAAGATCATTAACAATAATAGTACGATTATGATAAATCGGTTCACCAAAGCCCTGTTCAACCTTAGTTGTTTCAGTTGTTGAACTAAAATTCAAACGACCACTTGCCTTAACAGTTGAACCAACTTCCCAATAATTACGAACTGCATTAACAACATTTTCATTGGAACATACAAAAGTCATCTTATCAAGGCGACCACCATACTGAGGAACAAGACCAGTAATAACATACTTATCATTACCAAAGAAATCTTTTACAATTTCTCCCTCAGCATTATACTGATAATCCTGCTGACCAACTACCATAGTAATCACGAAAGTTGCTTCTGGTCTGCACTCTTCTTTTCTAATCTTAGAAGCAAAAGATGCGTTTACGCGCGGATAAGATACAAGATTGCCATTAGTATCATAAAACTCATTCATGCGAATATCTGCATTAGTAATTCTAATACGATCAGCATTTTCTTCGCCGCCAGCTGCCGCGATAGAAACAAATTCATTCTTAATTCTCATAATAGATTCAAACGCAGGATTCGGCTTACCGGCATTTGTATATTTATTAGCGAACATCTAAACTGGGATCTCATTGTCCACAGGTCTACCATTAATATTTTGCTGAACCAATACTTTAATAGAACCACGAACGGTTTCCATTTGCTTACCGTTCTTCTCATAAGAACCATTTTCTAGATTAATTTCTGATAAAATACCTTCAATTTTTACTTTATTTTCTGCTTGTCTCAACATTTTATTTTCTCCTTTTTATTTGGTTCTTTAAAAAAGGAATGGGAGAAATCTCCCATTCCAAGATTTCTTTATATTAGTAATTAGTCCTCAGAAGGAACAAATGTCTTGCCAGCTTCAGTAAGGAAAACATACTTAACAGGCTTATCTGCGCCTTCAACATCAACCTTCTCGTAATCCACAAGACCCTTTGCACGCTCACCCTTAACACCAAGAGTAGTAACAACCGGATTTAGATGCTTCGCATCAGAACCGAGAGCTGCGCAAAGCTCGTCCATAGAAACGCGACCACCATTCGCCTTAATGTAATTGTAAACTTCGTTCTGTCTTTCTGTCAACTTCATAATTTTTTTCTCCTAAATATTTTTTTATTATATTTGCCATTTATTTTTGGAATGGCGACCATTTAAGTGATCTTTCTTTCACTTTCTATATATATTATAGCAAAATTTTTAAATATTTTCAAATTTTCGTTTATACTTTTCAAATTTTTTCGATCGTTACCACTTGTTCCAGAGGTTTTAATTTAATTGTTTTTACGCCTTGAGTCACGCGTGATAACAATGGTATGTCATTGATAGACAATTTAATTTGAGAAACATTTGATGTAACTATAATTTCATCACCATCACACAGCGGTTGGAATGAAATCACTTGGTCATCCTCTGTAAGACTTTGAATTTTATTACCTTTAGTTCCTTTATTAGTAAAACTAAATTCACTAAACTTCGTGCGCTTTGCTAAACCTTTTTTGGTTACTGAAATGATTGATTGAGTATTTTTCGGAATCGCTCGCGCGCACTGTACGTAAGCAGAATCATTAAGTTTTACGCATTTAATACCGCGCGCGATGCGTCCTATCGCACGAATATCATCTGTCTTAAACATAACATAATTTCCATCGGAAGTAAGAATACCACAATCAGTATCATCATCACCAAAGAAGATAGATACGATAGTATCATTATCATCAAGTGCAATAGCTCTCGCGCTATTACCACGTTTGAGATAATATTCAGAAAGAAGAGTTTTCTTCATTAAACCATTCTTTGTAATAAAGTATATATTCTTCTTTTCGTTTTTTGAATAAATAGCCGCATTACAAATATTTTCGGTTGCAGTTGTTGTGACGAATTGTGTGATATAAGTTTTCTCTCCAATCGGTAAGTCGCTCATTTTAACTTGGAAGAAGTTGCCCTTATCAGAGAAGAACAACATCACATCGGTATTATCACCAGTTTCTGTACCAACAATATACTCACCCTTTTCAAGTTTAAGTTTAGTGCCGACTGCACCACGTCTTGAAGTATAAAGACTTGAGCTTTCTGATACGAACAAGCCACCTTTGTTAGTAAAGTTAATAATAAGATTCTTTACTTCCGTTGGTTCATCTTCATCATTAACACTAATATTTAAGATTTTTGTTCTGCGCGCGTCGCCAAATTTCTTTGCTACTTCGCGCCAACCTTTAATAAGCTCGTTGTTGAACAATTCTTCATTATTTAAAATTTGTTCGATCGCACCAATTTTCGTAAGCAAGTCATTTTTTTCGCCGTTCAGCTTAGTTACTTCAAGATGCGCCAACCTGCTTAATTTAAGGTCAAGTACAGCCTTTGCTTGGTCAGCATCAAGAAGATATTCTTTTTGCAGTTTGATACTTGCTTCAGAAGTAGAAGAAGAAGTTTTAATTGTCTGGATAACTTCTTCAATGCGCGCGATACAAATAAGCAAACCATCGATGATATGAACACGGAATTTCATCTTATTTAGATCGTGTTCAAAGCCACGACGATATATAATTTTTTCATGGTCAATATGCGCCTGAAGAGCTTCGCGCCATGTAAATACTTTAGGATATTTACCGCCATCAAGCATAGTAAGATTAATACCATAGTAGTACTGAAGTGATGTATTTTTGTACAAATATTTCAATACCTTATCTGGATTTGCTTTCTTTGTAAGATAAATCTTAATTAAAGGAGTTGCGCCAGTTAAGTCATTAAAGCGTTCAATTCCAGGATTCTCTTCTGATTCTACAAGTTCTTCGAGCTGCTTACAAATAGTATTCGTATAAACAGAATAAGGAATTTCTTTTACTACAAAGCAACGCTCGCCACTATCAAATTCGACAACACTCCTCAATTTGCATGCCGGCCCATTACCTGTACGCAGGCTTTCTTTTACTTCATCTGCATTAAGTAGAATCGCGCCAGTTGCAAAGTCGGGCGCGCAGTAAATATCATCAAAATCACAATCCGGATTTTGAATAAGATTAATGAGCGCATTATTGAGTTCATTTAAATTAAACTGTGGAATAGAGCTTGCAAGACCTACTGCAATTCCTTGCGAACCATTACAAAGATTATAGAAACCTTTCGATGGAAGAACCGCAGGATATTGTTTAGTATTATCATAACTATCACGCCATTCTGTTACAGTATCTTTATCAATATCTGTAAAAAGAACATTAGAAAGCGCAGATAAACGACTTTCTGTATAACGCATAGCAGCCCAGTTACCGCTTTCAATAAGAGAACCAGAGTTACCTTTTACGTCCACAAGTGGATAGCGCATAGCAAAATTCTGACCGGCGCGCATAATAATTCCTTCACAGCTTGAATCACCATGAATATAGAAGTCTGCCATAGCCATGCCAACAGCATTAGCGGTTTTCTTATAAGGATTATTATGGGTGAGTTTATGAAGAAGCATTGAATAGAAGATTTGGCGCGCTGAAGGCTTAAGTCCATCGCGCGCGTCAACAAGCGCGCGGGATTGAATTACCATGCCCGCGTACTGCGCGAAAGATTGTTCGATTATTGGTTTTAATTCACTCATTTTTTAATTCCTCTATTGTTTCTACCAATTTTCTTATTAAAAAAGTTCTACATTCAGCTGCATTACATTTCTTTTTAGTGAAAACGTCAATTAATTCGCAATCTCTGCAATCCCATTGGTCTCCTTCAGTACAATAAGCGGTTTTTGCTATTTTATAATAATCTCTATCTAACATTTTATTCTGTTATCTCCGAAAAATCAATATTATTAAAAATAAATTCTTTTCTTGGTTTTACGTCTTCGCCCATCAAATCGTATAAAATACCAAGTGCATCGTCACTATATTCCATAGCTTCCATGCGTTGGTACTGTTCAGTAAACATAGATGCTCGCGCAGTTTCAGCTGGTAATTCACCAAGACCTTTTGCGCGCGTTACTTCACCCTTAATCTTACCGCGTACAGCGTTAAACTCTGCGTCATCAAAATAATAGCTTTCCTGCTTGCCATTATTAACAATATAAAGTGGCGAGCGCAACCAGCACAAACGACCTTCTTTAATAAACTGCGGTGCAAGATAAGTAAGCGCTGCCATAATAAGCAAACCAATATGGTATCCATCGCTATCAGCATCGGTACAGATTGCAAGGCGGCCGTAACGAAGTTTTGAACTATTATATTTTCCCGGCACAATATTCATCGCACTCAAAAGAAGTTTAATTTCTTCATTTTCAAAAATCTTTTCTTCTGGGTTAGATAAACAATTAATTATTTTACCACGAATAGCAAGAATACCATACTTCTTATAATCGCGTGCCTGTGCCATACCACCCATAGCACTATTACCTTCAACAATCAGAAGAGTTGAATTTTGTCCAAGAAATTCTGCATCTTTCAATTTATCAGAAGCAAAAACCTTTTTCTTTTGGTTCTTTTCAATTTCTTTTGAAGCATTGAGAACTTGCTGACGTGCTTTTTCTGCCGCAGCTTCTGCCTTTGCGATTTTTTTCAATAATTCTACGATTGTATCAAACTCTTGTGGAAGTTTAATTTTCATTGACTTCAACGCATCACTAAAAGCATTAGAAGCAAGTGTACGCAAATTAGCATTATTGATTTTTGATTTTGTCTGATTTGCAAATGATGGATGCGCAACAGAGCAATTAATTACATAGAATAAATTTCCACGAATTGCATCACCATCAAAATCTTGCTTTGAAAGTGAATTGAACGTGCGCGTAATAGCTGTTTTCGCGCCAGTAATAGGTGAACCACCCTCTGGACAAAGCAGACCATTTACAAATACGTAAGAAGTTTCGCGCTTCGCACCCCATTGAAAAGCAATTTCAATTTTATCTTCACCATCAGTAGCAGTAGCATATTGAATTGTTTTATGAAGCGGCGCGCTTAAATTATCTTTGATAAAGTCTTTAATACCATTGCGCGCGGAATATGTTTTCTTTACGCCGGTTTTAAGATTATAAACATTAAATGTAATCCCGCTATAAAGATAGCAAATATTCTTTATATCATTACAAATTCTTTCGTAATCATATTGAATTTTTTCATCTTTAAAAACTTCGGGATCTGGTGTAAATTTAACAAGAGTGCCATTAGCGTGTTTAGTATCAAATTCATTATAACTAACAAGTTCACCCTTAAAGAACATGGCGCGCGCCATCTTACCATCGCGGCAGCTTTCTACCATAAAGTCAAGAGAACTTAGACATACACATTTAGCGCCAATACCGTTGAGGCCCGACACGTTTTTATACGCGCCATCTTCAAATTTACCACCAGTATGTGATTTAGAATAGATGGAAACAAGTACATTTTCTCCATCATCGCGTACACCAAAAGGAACACCGCGACCATAATCTTGAACTTCAATAGTATTATTCTCTTCATCTACTGAAATATCAATCTGATTACCAAAGCCGCAAAGTGCCTCGTCTGTACTATTATTAATTATTTCTTTAAGTGCTTGGTAAGTGCCTTCATTATCGGCAGTACCAAGATACATTTGGATTCTCGCGCGAACTGCTTCCTTAAAACTTAAAGATTTAATTTCGTCGATTCCATAATTCTCACTCATGCGATATACTCCATTTTTATTTTCTATATATATTATATCATAAATTAAAAAAGAAGTCAAATCTTTGACTTCTCTTCATAATTCCAATTTGGTGGAACAAAGTTTTTTGCGTTATACCATCGCCAGCCACCATTATTCCAAATTAAAAAATGAGTTATACCAAATTTTGGGTCTACAGTAGTATCTAAAACTTGAAAAATTTCTCCAGTAGGTATATATCTTGCATTAAACATTATTCCCAATTATTCACTTTCTTATTTACTTTTTTATTTTTCATCCAAAAAAGTTTATTGCGCGCACGAGTAGCGGCGACATATGATAATCTAATTTCTTCGTCACGCCACATATTAGTACCAATAACAATAACATTATCTGCTTCAAGACCTTTTGCTGTATGAACCGTAAGAATTTTTACTTTATCAGTATGGATTAACTCATTCATTTCATCGAAGCTTTTTCCACCACGTTTAAAGGTAATATTTGGTATATTAAATTTATCTAAAACGTATTGCACTTGTTCTATTTGGTCATTAGTTCTTGTTAGAACAAACCAATCACCATATGGCACTTTTTCATTTTCAATAATAGAAGGAATTAGATTTATATTAAATTCAATCCATTCTACAGAACCACTACGAGATCTCATCGGTATAGAATCATCTTCTATACCCTTTTTTTGTCTTAAAATAATAGATTTGGCAAAGTTAAGAATATTTCGTCCATTACGATAGTTTTCATTTAAAGAATACACCATTACGTCCTTTTGATACATTATGTACTGGAACATTTCTGGTTTAGCATCACGCCATGTGTAAATTGATTGACGAGGATCGCCGCAATAAAAAAATCCAGTTGGTTTTAACAATTCAAAAAATCTCCATTGATTTTCTGAACAATCTTGCGCTTCGTCCACAATAAGATAATCAATTTGCTTTAAACATTGTGGATGTAACAATACTAATTGAAAAAGATTATCAAATTTTTCTTCGTCAGCGTATTTTTTTGCTAAATCAAAATATCCACCAGCACAAAGTAAATGATAGGCATAAGAATGAATTGTACCAATAAAAAGACCTTCTACTTTTCCTATACGTTGGCTCATTTCGTCTGCGGCTGCGTTTGTAAAAGTAATAACAACCATTCGTTCCGGACGCACACCGCGCGCGAGCATCGTTTTTGTTCTTTCAGTTATACAGGCAGTTTTTCCTGAAGCCGCCGCCGCGCAAACTACTATTTTTGAATATTCGGAATTAACAATTTCTTTTTGCTTTTTACTTAAATTCATATTTTTTATTTCCATATTCTTTATTATATTTTTTTAAAACTTTACAACCACCGCAGCCATTTCTTTTTGCACCAGTACAAAACCAACAACAATCTGTATCAAGCCAAAATATTTTAGGTGGTTCAGGACGTTGTTTTCTTCTCTTTTCTTTCATTAGCCACCAGCTTTTTGATTAAGAAGCGTCTGCGCGCCATATACATCAATCCAATATTTTTCTCTTTCATTTAATTTATCTTTTGGTACTTCTTCTAATACCTAAAACGTGAAATTCCAAATACCATCACGCGCCATTTTAGTATGTAAAGAGCTATGAGCTATTGTGCCAACTCCGTAAGCGGATTTACAATGCTCTTGCCATCTATTACTTATATCGGTTGAGCGGCCTATATAAATTTCTCCAGTTGGAATATAAGTAATACAATAAATTCCACTTGGCTTTTTACCATTAAGAACTCTTTTTTCCATTTCCTATAATGGCCGCTTTATATAACAATCATAGGCCGCGCGATGTAAGACTTCTTTATTATTAAATTTATGTTCTATATCTTTAATAATCTATAAATCTTCAATTTCATTATCTGTTAAACAAATTCTATAAAAATCTGTTTCTTCCTATAAAGCTTTTTCTCGTAAAATCTATGAATTAACTACCTCACGGCGAGCACGAAAGTCTTCAAGCAATTCTAATATATCTACATATTCAAAAGCAGCTTCATTAGTTTCTTTTTCATATTCTTCTTTCGACTTCTACAAATCTTCTATTTGTTTTTGTGTCCATTCCTGCGCCGTTTTTAATTCATCATTTATTTTTTTCTCTTCAGTTTTCTTAAATTCATTTAATTGAGTTCTAATTTTTTCTTCTTCTAATTTTTTAGTTATTTCTAAATTCTATTTTATTTGATTAGATATAATTTCTTTATTAGATTCAGATTGCTCATGATATTGAGAAATTTCAAAATTTATTTTTTCAATATTATTTGAAAGTTCTTCTTCTAATTCTTTGTTTAATTTTTGATATTTTTGTTTTAATTTTTCTTCTGTCTTATTATACTATTCTTCTAAATTATCCTTTCTTTCTTTAAAATTTTTATCTATTTCTTCGTATTTTAATTGTTTTATTCTTCTATTCTTTTTATTCTATATTATAAATAAAGTGATAAATATAAGAAGTAGTATAATAAGTCCAATTATAATATACTATAATGACTCCATACTATTCTCCTTTTTCTTTATAAATTTATTATAACATAAAATAAAAAGAAAGTCAAATTATGACTTTCTTTTTTTCTTTACCAATGTAAATCTTCTTCTCTTAAAACTACTTCCCAATCTTTTAATTCGTTATACACATCTGTTATGTAAGTATTACCACCTTGCGCCGCGTAGTCATGATATAATTTAAGAAAACTTTCTTTATCATACTATAAAATTTTTCTATATGGCAAATACTTATAATATATATCAGTCATGTCTTTTCTTAATAAATCATTAGAAGATTGAGTTAATTTATCTAATTTTTCTAATAACTTTTCATCTTGTTCTGTGAACTACTTAATTAATGGTGGAACAAATGACTCTACAAAATCATTTGTAAATCTTTTATATTGTTCATGAGCTTGTTTTTCTTTCTCTTTATCTTTTTCCTGTTTGCGCTCTTTACCCCATTTAGTATGATTAATAGTTTTTTCAATTACCTAAATAAGGAAATATATAAATATAAAAAGACCTCCAATAATTTCGGCCCACTATGAAGGAGTTATTTTTTCAAACATATGGCCATCACCTCAAATAAAAGTAGAAGTATTTTACTACAACTTTATTTTTTTGGAATAGTCAATTTATCATTATGCCATTTTGAATTAACAAGATGGTTATTTGTAAAAATATCATATGTAGTATTTATTAAATTATTATCTATTTCCCAATATGGTATACGATATAATTTAATTTTGTGCGCGAGTGCGTAAGCATTTTTCTATCGATCATGCTCTTGTTGTTTTTTAAACGCCGCGCGCCCTCTAATTTCAAAAAAATGATATTGGCCGTCTACTTCAATTAAAGTATTCGAAGATGGAATATAAAAATCATATCTATATTTTCCATTTCGTAAATCAGAATATATTTTTTCTCTTTGAAAATTTATATGTGCTTTTTGAAGAATTTTGATAATTTTTTCTTCGTATGAACTACTCATTCGCCAAAAACTTTCTCCCAAGTACAATCTTTAATATTTAGATCCGGACGTAAGCGAATCATTTTTGCATGACGAAGCGCGCCGTCATCTGTGAATTGCATGGCTCCAACTTCAAGACACTTACCTTCATAGTCTTTATAGTTCGTTTTAATTTCATCACTTAATCCACTTAACCATCCAAGCGAAACAACTTTATTATTACGAAGTACTCCAATTTCTAAACTACCAGCCATACCAAAATAATAAGGTTTTGTTACTGGTTCGATCGGTTCTCCATCCATATATTGAGTATATAGTTGCCCTTGTAATTTTTCTCCAGTTTTTACATTCTCCCAATATTGCCAACTTGGAAGAGTAATTCCACTATAAAGACGAGTTGGCGAAGCGATATGTCCAGTAAAAAAGCAATCAAGAGTTTCTGATAATTCTCGTTTAACTTTAACCGTTTGGCGCGCTGGGCGTTTACCAGGCTGGTAACAAGTACCTTTCTTTGTAATTACAACTCCTTCTCCGCCAGAAGCGAGAATCTTTTGAAGCTCATCCCAAAGTTCTTTGCCTTCGTAATATTGAGCAATTTCAACGTATTCATTTTTAACATAAGAAACATCATCTAAATAATTTAGTCTATCTTCAATATTTAATTGATAGGTAGATTTTCCACTCCATGCGAGTACGTCAAATACATAATAATGAAGTTTTTCTCCAGCTTCTTGGCGAGTAATTGCTTTATCTTTAAGACATCCCATAATAGAGGTCACTTTATTACTTCCTTCATTTTTAGGAAAATAAATTTCTCCAATTAAGCAAGTACCATTCGGAATTGCTTGGAAAAATGATTGAAGTTGTGGAACCCAATCGATCTTATTAAGATAATCTCCATTAACTCCCTTAGAACGGCCAAGGAGTTCCATATTCCCATTTTCATCTTTCCAAAATTTATAAAATGCGCCATCCATTTTTCGTGATCCAATATAATCGCCGCTAAAAATCATATTTTTAATTTCTGCTTTTGGATCTACTTTTGCGTTCGCGCTAAACGACCAGTATTTTTGAGCCTCTAAGTCATGAAAATTATACATTATATTACTCCTTTATTTATAATTTTAATGTATATTATTATATTACACTTTTTTCTTTACTCTTTTATTATAGCAGATTTTCCGAAACTTTTCAAATTTTTTATATTGCAGTAAAAAAATAGAGCATACGAAAAAATTTCCTACTTTTATAATAGAGTATTATAGCAAAAAGGGAGAGAATAAAATGATTTATAGAGGAACAACACCAATACATATTTTTTCTTTTCCGTTTACAGAAGATAAAGTTGAAGTTTTATATATAACTTATTTTCAAAAAGGAAAAGTTATTTTTGAAAAAACTTTAGATGATGTTACTTTTGATGAAATTAATAGTACTATAGAAGTACAAATTACCCAAGAAGAAACTTTAGCTTTTGAAAAATATACCTTTTTAGATAAAACTAGAGATAGTTTAGTTTTAATTCAAATTCGCACTAAGTTAGTAGATGGTGAATGTTGGGTTTCTGAGGTTATGAAAGAACGAGTAGGAGATGTATTAAAAGATGGCATTATCTAAAAAGATATATACAAAAGAAAATAGCTTTAATCCTAAATATTATGGAGAAAAGTCGGAAAATACTTTTAATACACAATTTCATCAAATAAATAATCGTGGGGATGATATTGAACTTGATGAAATAATAATTTATGATGGTGGTGACGTATATGGTTACGAGAAAGAGAATTAAAACCATATTTTAGATACGCCGCGCTACAGAAGCTGAATGGATAGAACACAATCCACTTTTAGCATTAGGAGAACCCGCTTATTCTTATGATATTTAGAGACTAAAAATTGGTAATGGCAAAGATCGTTGGTCTAATTTAAAATATCTAGATTCAAATCAAGAAATAGAAGAAATTATTGAAAGATTAGATAATTTGCATGTTAGTGATTTAGTAGACGGCGCAGATTATGCAACGATAGAATATGTTGATGGTAAATTTGAAGAATAGTTATTGATTGATTGTGGTACAAGTACTACAGTCTTATAAGAGGTGATGGTATGAGTGCTACTGCTAGAATAAAATTTAAGCGCGATACGACTCAAAATTGGGATTCCGCGCGCGGCATGATTCCATTAGAAGGAGAAGTAATTGTATATAATGACTATACAACTACTAAAAAAATAATTAATGGAGAAGAAAAAATTATAAAAGTACCAGCTATTAAAATTGGAGATGGTAGGGCTTATGTACAAGATTTACCGTTTGTAAATGATGATTTAAGAGATCAATTATTAAATCATATAAGTAATCCAGAAATTCATGTAACGATGGCTGAGAAATTATTTTGGAATAATAAATTAAATGTAAACGATGCTTCTGAAGTAGTTAATGAAGCATTAATTTTTAATAGAAATTAAGGAGATAAAATTATGGCATACGTTGATGTAAATATCCCCGTAATTGATAGAATAACTCTACCATCCGGTAATACTTATTATATCGCGGATAGAGAAATTAGAGATGTTGTTGAAACATTAAGTGAAGCTATTGCTGGTGGTGTGTCTTATGTCATTGCATGGGATGGAACTGCAGCTCCCGTAGTGGCTAATATTCCTGCTGGTGTAGTAATTATTTATGATGGTACAGAATATACTGGTACATTATCGGCTAATTCAGCAACACCTGGTGCTTTTTATTTAGTTAGATCTGCAACGCAAGCAGGCGGCACACTTGATAAATATGATGAGTATGTTCCTGTTGGTGATTCAGGTAGTAAAACTTGGGAAAAAATTGGCGATACTCAAATTGATTTAACAAATGTTGTAACTGGTGTTAGTCTTACAAAATAGACAGATACAGTTATTGGTACTGATGCGACATTTACCATTACACAACCTACAATTACATTAGCCACTGATACAACAAGTGGAACTGGAAAAGTACAGGTTATTACTGGTATTACGAGTGCAAGCGCGAGTGGTGATAGTGTTACTGCTGTTACAGGTCTTGGCACACCTAGTACTGATACATTCTTAAAAGGTGTTAAAGTTACCGCTTAGCCAACAGTTAGTTTAACTGCTAATACAACTACTTCAACTGGTAGAATTACTTACGTTCAAGCTCAAGGTGCTGCTCAAACGACTAAAGTTTCAGCAAGCGCGAGTGGTGGTGCAGTTAGTGCAAGTGGTGATAATGTTACCGCTATTACTGCACTCGGTACACCAAGTACAGAAGCAGCTGTAAAGTCTGTAACACCAACTACTAAGAAGTTAGTTACGACTACTATTATGGGTATTAAGGGGAGTTCTACGCCATCTGTTGTACAAGGACGCACAGATTAGACAACAGCAACCGGTAGTGGCACTGCCAGTACAACAAATACTGATTGGCTAAAGGGTGTTAGTGTAAGTAATGGTGTATTAACTATTGGTGCGGCGACTCTCGAAACTTAGACAACTTATTCTGCTAACGCACCTACCACTATAACAGTACCCGTAGCTTCTACATCTGCGACAACAGTCGCCACTGGTGCTGTAGGTGTAAGTGGTAGTGGCGCGAATGTAGTTACAGATGTAGCTGTTGGTGATACTTTTAATGCTGTTACTGGATATGCAAGTCCAACTACTGATACAGTATTGGGTACAGCATCTACATTTAATGTCACCGATCCAACAATCACATTAGCTAGTGGTACTACGGGCGATATTACAGTAGCGACCGGTATTGGGGCTGCTACAACAAGATATTTAAGTGCTTCAGCTAGTGGCACAGCAGTTGGAGCTGATGGAACTGGTGATGCGGTTACTGCTATGGGCACTCCAACTACTGATACAGTTCTTGGTACTGGTAGTACTATTACAGTTACACCGACTACTACTTATGTTAAGGCGACTGCTAGTGGAGCAAATACTGCTTGGAATAATAAGGATAGTGTTACAGTTCTTAAGGATACTACTGATGTTAGTGTTACTAAAGGTTCTTAATAAGATATAAATTTTGTTTATACGGCGCGAATTTAATAAAAAATATACAATTCGCGCCGTGTAATTTAAAATAGAGGTGAAAATTATGCCAGAAACAGGTACAATTTCAAAAATTTCTTTACCAAATGGAGATACTTATTCTTTTCAAGATGAAAATGTTGGTATAACTTCTACCTATAATAGTAATACAAAAACTGTTATATTAACTGTTGGCTCATTAGGAGACGCAGATAGTACGGAGTATTAATTATGGCAAAAGTAGCAATTACAGAGCAATATTTAGAAGATATAGCAGACGCTATTAGAGAAAAAACTGGATTAAGTTCAGCTACTTTTTTACCTTCCTAGATGGCGCCTGCTATCTTAACAATTAGTGGTGGCGGTGGAATTATTCCTACCGGTACTTTGAATATTACAAGTAATAATACTTATGATGTAACGCAATACGCAACTGCTGTGGTTGATGTTCCAACTGGTTCTACTATTAATAATTAGGATAAGTCAGTTACTCCTACAGAGAGTGGGCAAATAGTAACTTATGATAGCGGGTATACAGGGCTTGGTACTGTATCTATTAATGCGATTTCTTCTAGCTATGTGGGTACAGGAATCGCGCGGAAAGATTCATCTGATTTAGTAGTTAGTGGAAATAGTATTACTGCGCCGGCGGGTTATTATAGTGCTGATGCAAGTAGTGCAGTTAGTTCTATGACTTTGCCTACATCTGCGGTGGCTAGTGCGACTTCAGGTTTCACTTCAAAAGCAACTATCTCTCGTTCTACTAGTGATTAGTATATAAATATTCCGATTGGATATAATAGTACAGGAGTTTATTATAAAATAAGCGCGGTTCCAAATGGTACGGCTGGAACTCCAACTGCGACCAAAGGAACAGTTAGCAATCATAGTATTACTGTAACGCCAAGCGTTACAAATACAACTGGTTATATAACTGGTGGTACTAAAAATGGTACTGCAGTTAGCGTATCAGCTTCTGAACTTGTAAGTGGAACGAAGTCAATTACTTCTAATGGAACTAGTATAGATGTAACTAATTATGCGGCAGTTAATGTCGCGGTTCCTACTGGTTCAACAATAAATAATTAGGATAAATCAGTTACCCCAACGACTTCTAAATAGGAAATAACTTTTGATGCAGAGCAAGGATATACAGGCCTCGGTATTGTTACAGTTGAAGAGATATAGACAGAAGCAAAGACAAATATTAGTCCGACTACTTCTTCTCAAACTATTACTCCGACTTCGGGGAAATATTTAACTAGCGTATAGATAAATGCGATGCCATCTGGTACTGCCGGTACACCGACTGCTTCAAAGGGAACGGTATCAAATCACTCTATATCTATAACGCCATCTGTTACCAATACTACTGGTTATATTACTGGGAGTACAAAAACTGGTACTGCTGTAACAGTTAGTGCTTCTGAATTAGTTAGTGGAACCAAATCCATTACAACAAACGGTACTGGGATTGATGTAACTAATTATGCTAGTGTAGATGTTAGTGTAAGTGGCGGAGCGCCGGTTATAAATAGTTTAAGTGTTACCCCCTCTGAAAGTGAGTAGACCTTTAATAGTTCTAGTGTAGATGGTTATAAACCAGTTACAGTAAGTGCGATTAGTTCTACTTATGTTGGCAGCGGGATTACAAGAAATGATTCTACTGATTTAACTGCCTCTGGAGCAACGGTTTCTGTACCTGCTGGTTATTATGAAGAAGCTGCGAGTAAATCAGTTAGTACAATGACATTGCCAACCAGCGCGGCAGCGTCTGCTACATCGGGATATACTTCTAAGGCGACTATTTCTCGTTCTACTTCTGACCAATATATAAATATTCCAACAGGTTATAATACAGCAGGTGGATATTATAAAATAAGCGCAGTAGCTAATGGAAGTGCGACTGGGCCTTCCTCATTATCTGGTTCAAGCGCAACAATAAGTACAGGCACAAATACCATTACCTTAACAAAAACGGGAATTACTACGACTCCTACAGTGAGTGCGGGCTATGTGTCTAGTGCGACTTCTTCAACTGCGACAGTAGCACTTACTGCATCAGTTGCAGTCAATCCAACCCCTACGGCCAGTGGAAAAACTGTTACTATTCCAGTTGGATATTATACAACGTAGACCACTAAAGATGTTGCAACTGGTAGCACAACTGCGCCGGTAAGTATAAGCGGAAGTTCTGCTACTGTTACTACGGGAACAAATACACTTACTCTTTCTAAAACGATTAGTGTTACGCCAACAGTATCTGCTGGTTATATAAGTTCTGGTACAGCAGGAAATAGCTCAGTAAGCTTAACTGCTTCTGTTGTCACAAAAGCCGCCACAACTTATCATCCATCCACAACCGCGCAATCTATATCTAGTGGCACCTATTTAACTGGCGCGCAAACGATTGCGGCAGTAACTACTTCAAATCTAAGCGCAAGTAATATAGTTTCTGGCGTAACGATAAAAGTTGGAGATAGTTCTGATGATGATTGTGTTGCAAGTGTAACTGGTAATGTAGTTTTACAAAATTACTATACTGGTAGTTCCGCGCCGACTGCCTCATTAGGTTAGAATGGAGATTTATATCTTTAGTAGTAAGGGGTGGTTTAATTGTCAAGAATTATAGATATATCTGATACTTTAACCACTCATCCTAGTGGTTACGATAGTTCAAATTCATCTTATTCAAGTGTAAGTGGTTCTTATCCAATTTCAAATGGATATACCGATGCGTCAAGTACTTCTTATGCGTATATTACTTGTCATACGGGTTCTCAGGCGGAATCACATATTTCATATACTTTTAATGTTTCAGAAATTCCAGAAGAAGCCACGATTGATTCGGTTGCTTGTTCAGTTAAATCAAGGGTTAGTTCAACCAATTATTTAACCGCTTCTACTATTTAGTTATATAGCGGCTCTACTGCAAAAGGTTCTTCTACTTCTGCGGACTCTACTTCAGCAACCGCGCGCAGCATAAGTAATACCGGTTCCTGGACTCGCGCGGAAATTAGTAATATACAAGTGCGTTTAACTGGTAAAAGAGGCACATCACAAACTTCTCGTGCGGCGTATTTATATTTCTATGGCGCGACTCTTACTATAAATTATTCTGTAAATGGAATAGCTTATACAATTGGCGCGACAAGTAATGTAAGCGGTACAACCGTAGAGCCTTCCACCCAAGAAGTTATGGGAGGTGAAGATGCAACCATTACTATTTACACAGACGCAATAGATAATATAGCTGTTACTGATAATGATGTTGATGTTACTAATCAGTTGGAACAACATGCGGTACCTACAGGAGGCACAATTTCTTAGACCCCTGCTTCGTATACAACTAGTGGTAGCGTTAGTGGTACTCGTTATTAGTCTGCAATAGGCTATAGTGCAGAAAATCCATCAAGCTAGACGGGTAATGATTATTGTGGTAGTAGTGGTAGTACGGCCACAATTTATTATCATTTTAATTTTGATGATATACCAGAAAATGCAACTATTGATTCTATGAGCGTGCGCGCCTGCGGCCACTTAGAAAGTACTTCTAATTCAAGTGAAGTTGCAGAACTCAATACCTACTATGGGACAACCGCTAAAGGAACTACAGTATCATACACCTCAACAAGTAATACGATTAAAGAAATTTCTCCAGGTACTTGGACGGTTGCTCAACTTAAAGATGACGCGCGAGTAGGTTTTACAATTGGTTATTATGGTGGCCTCGTTGTTGGTATTACTTGGGAAGTTACTTATAGCGTTCCTTCATCCGGAGGAGACTATTATTATACATATACGTTAACTAATATAAGTGTTGACCATATAATTGTAATTAATGAGGCCGGTGCGTTTATACCACCTGAAGAAGACCCGCAATATACGTATTACCCAATTACAATTTCTTCTATTAATGCGACCACATCTCCCGCAAATGGGACAACACGAGTACAAGAAGGAACGAATCAAGTAATTACGATTAGTCCTATCGACCCATAGTTAACGCTCGCGCTAGATAATGGAGTTGATATTACAAGTCAACTCGTTGGCAGCGCACCAGAAAATACATATACAGTTACTACTCAAGTAAGTGGCGCGTCTTATGGATTTAATTTAAATAGTTCTACAGGATATTATGTATCTACTAATAATGGAGTTAATAAATCAGCTTCAGTCGCACGATTAAATTTAGATTTTGAAAGTGATTGTCTTGTAACTATTACGTATATAAATTATGCGGAAGAAGATTATGACTATGGAATGTTTGGTAAATTAGACACTGAGGTTGCTACGGACGGATTAACTGCTGGAAGTGGTGGTTCAACGCCGTCAGATTCAACAAGTAATTATCAAATTGCTAAGTGTAATAATAGTTCAAGTACATAGACTGTAACTTATTCAGTTCCCGCGGGAGAGCATTTTATTGATATTAAATACGGTAAAGATGATGCATCTAATAGTAATAATGATTCGCTTTAGTGGAAAGTTACTTCAGTTGAAGCGACAAGCGCGGGTGGAGATTATACTTATACTTTAAATAATATAAATTAGAAACATAGTTTAGTTTTTATTTTTGGTAATGTTAATTATTATTTTATTACTTCAAATGGAAATAGTTCAAAATTATATCCTGATGGGTAGGTTGTAAAACTTGAGGGAGATTCATATCTTTTAAGAATAGTACCTAATGATGCTAATGCAACTGTGACACTAAAAGATAATAATGTTGATAGAACTTCGTTACTTGAATATGAAAGTGGAACAGATAAATATGGAAATACTGTTGTAAATTACATATATAAGTTAACAAATATTACTGCGGCGCACACGTTAGTTGTTGCAGTTGGCGGGAGTTAGCCGAAAATTTATATAAAAGAAAGTAATAGCTGGACTCAATATTCAAAAGTTTATAAAAAAATTAATGGTTCTTGGGTTGAATAGGATTCTTCTACTTGGAGTGAATTATTTGATACAAGAATAAATTATAGAAAAATGGAGTAAGGAGAAAGAAAAATGGCTTTAATTGGTGAAATGAAATATTTAACAATAGGCGGAAATACGTATTCTATTCCAGAATTTGATTTGCCTATTGCCTCTTCTTCTACTCTTGGTGGAATAAAAGTCGGAACTAATTTAGAGATAAATAGTAGTACGGGAGTTTTAAGTGTTACAGGGATTCCTACTATTTCAATAACTCAAAATTTAACAAGTGGCACAGAAATTGGGACTATTTCTATTAATGGTTCCTCAACAAAATTATACGCACCAACTCCACAAGGTGTTATAATAGATGACGCGCTTTCTACAACTTCCGAGAATCCTGTATAGAATAAAGTTATAAATACTGCGCTTAACGCAAAATATACGAAGCCAAATACTGGTATTCCTGCGAGCGACTTAGCAAGTGGCGTAATTCCAACTGTTCCATCCGCATATACCTCAACTCCAGCGATGAACGGGACTGGTTCAGCTGGTTCTTCTGGTGCTTGGTCACGTGGAGATCACGTTCACCCAAGTGATACGAGTCGAGTTCCAACAACTCGCAAAGTTAATGGAAAAGCTTTATCGGCAGATATTGTACTTGGTGGAGATGATATAAGTGTTGAAGGTGGAACTCTATCTGGAACATTAAATTCATGTTTAGATACCATAGATGGTGATATTGAATATGTTACTGGGGCAATAGATGGATTAGCAACAGTTGCAACATCGGGCAGCTATAATGATTTAAATGATAAACCTACTATTCCCGCGGCAATTACAGTAGATAATAAATTATCAACGACTTCAGAAAATCCTGTTCAAAATAAAGTAATAACAACCGCTTTAAACACTAAATATACAAAACCTAGTACTGGTATACCGGCTTCAGATTTAGCTTCTGGAGTTATTCCTACCGTGCCCAGTGCCGCCACTACTAGTCCAAAAATGGATGGCACTGCCGCTGTTGGTTCTTCTTCTAAATATGCAAAAGAAGACCATATTCATCCAACAGATACAAGCCGACAAGCGACACTCGTTTCAGGTACTAATATAAAGACAATAAATAGTACCTCTCTTCTCGGAAGTGGTAACATTGCGATAACTGGTTTACCAAGTGTAACTACTTCTGATAATGGAAAATTTTTAAGAGTCGTAAGTGGCGCGTGGGCCGCGCAAACAGTAGAAACTTTAGATGGTGGAACTTGGTAAAAAAATAAGACGCTATTAAGCGTCTTTTTTTGTACCTAAAATTAATCCATTTGTATCCATAAATTCATAAGCAGCCCTTTTTAAATCTTCTAAATTACCGCTATTTTCTATAATGTAATCATACTGATAATTTAAAATATCTTCGGTATTATCTCCTTTGCTAAGACTTTCCTTATTGTTACCTCTTTTTAACAATATTGTCTACGCTTTATGCGCGCGGCGCAATTTTTCTATTTCTTCAGGTTCGCGCACATCTATAAAAAAGATCAATTTATCAAAATCTAAATCTCTATTTGCAGCCCACTATATCTATCTTACGATATAGTTATTTACATCTTTAAAAGGAAGATCGTTATATTCAATTAGAAGCTACTTTAAATCTCCTAAAAACTTTCTATCTTTGTCACCTTTTGTTCCATCCCATCCAATTCCGCGCGCGATCTATTTTATAAAATCAATAGAAGAATAACTACGTACATATATTGGATTTAAAGCAAAACAAAACTATTCAAAAGTAGTCTTTCCAGACTCTCTTTGCCCATTAACACAAAAAACTCTCATATTAATACATCTGCTCCTTGACACGCGAGTTTATCTACATATTCATTGTAAGTATTCCCTGCATGCCCTTTTACTTTATAAAAACTTATTTCTGTTTTATTAAAATAAGGAATTATTTGTTCCCATAAATCTCTATTAGCAACTGGTTGTCTACTGCTATTTACCCAACCATTTTGAAGCCATTTTTCGTACCATTTTTGAGTATAACAATTAATAAAATATGCGCTATCACTATATAAGTCAATATAACAATTATCTATATCATCTAACTCATAGGCCGCGCGCAGTCCTTCTAAAACGGCAGTTAGTTCCATTCTATTATTTGTAGTGTTCTTTTTGCCACCATTTCCTTTTTGTATAATAGTGTCATATTCATTAACAATACACCAGCCCCAACCACCGCGCGCCTTAGAGGTTCCATTTGCGCGTGTAGCACCATCAGTATAAATGGAAATTTTATTTTTCATTAGTTTCGGTATTATTTGATTCATTAATTCCGTCCTCTTTTAAATAGTTATAGACTTCACTCCAAAAATTTTTATCTTGCCCGCAGGCTTCACTTACATCATAAAGCCATTTATGTGGAAGGTATCCTTTCTTAAATGGACTCCAAATATAGGTTTTATTAAATAATTTAATTTTGTTCTCTTTAAGATATTTTAAATATTGAAACAAATTCATATTTACTTTAATTTTACATCCATATAACGAACTTGCCATATTTGCAATAGTTAAACAAATAAAATCATCATTTTTATTTAAATCTAATTCTCTAATTTCAATAATTCCATTATTTCTATTTGCATAACCCCACATATTTATAAAAACGTTACCAATAATTTGGTCAATTAATTTTTCATTCATAAATAATTCCTCCATCTTTATATTTATATTATATCATATTTTTCAAATAAACGCAAATTATGAGATTTTTCAAACAAAAACGTAACTTATAATATAGGAATATATGGAGGAATTAATATGGAATTTAAACGTACTATAATTAAAGGTATGTCTGGTAATGATGTTCTATATATTAAAAATAAATTATTTGCTCTCGGAATGTATTCTGATAGAATTAAAAAAATTACCAATAATAAATTTCGACAAGATAGTGTTGAAGCAACGAAAAAATTTCAAAAAGAATATAAAATTAATATAACTGGTACAGTATATAAAGAATGCTGGGATATGATAGTTGCCGCAGCGGATGGCCAGCCAATTCCAATCCCAACTCCAATCCCAACGCCTGTACCAACTCCAACAAAAGGTCTCCTTGATTCATGTACTTGGATTAGTCCAAAGAAACGTAAGTTAATTGAAGCGGATCTTTCTAAAGTAAGTGAGCTTCGTCGCAATATAGTATTGGATTTACTTAATTGGGCGTATGATCCTGAATACCGTGAAGGAGATGTTCGCGCGCTTTATATGTGGGCAGAAAATTTATATAATAAAAAGTTAGAACCAAATTATGCAACTGCTGCGATGATACGGCGCGGCGCCGAAAAATATCCTACAAACTATGATGGTGGTAGAAAGGAATGGATGCTTGAACAAGTAGCAAAAAACTCCAAGCTTCCTGGCTCTGATTGCTCTGGATGTGAAGTAGGCTGGTTAAGAAAATTTAAGTTAACATCTAATACGTTTGATGCTAATTCTACAGCGCTTGCTAGTAAAAAGTACTCTGTACAAACAACAAAAGAAGAAGCCCTTCCTGGCACTTTTATTCATCGTCCTGGCCATATTGGTACTTACGTTGGTGGTGGATATGTTGTTGAATTTGTAGGTGGCGCGTATGGTTGCTAGTTAACTGCACGAGATAAGCGAAGAGTTTGGAATTTTATTGAACGAAAAATGCACACTTTTTCACCTTGGGAAGATTATTGGAATTTTAAGGAGCTATTAAAATATGACTGAAGTAAAAGATGATTTTATAAAAAAAGTATTAATTTTAATGTTTACTTTTCTTTTTATTTTTACTATTGGAATGATTGTCGTATTTTGTTTTTATGGGCAGACTCCAGATATACTTATTACTGCGGTATTTGCTGCTTGTGTTGGTGAATATTCAGTATGCGGTATGATAAAAAATCGAAAAGAAAAAGAAAAAACACTTCGTTTAGCAGCTAATACTGAAAACGAAGAAATAATACCAGAAGATGAAAATAAAGAACTTTATTATGAAGTCGCTAGCTTACGTCTTGGCGATATAGAGGAGGAACCTGTTGATTAATGGATAGTAGTTTTTGGATGAAGATTTTAGCGCAATTATTAGAAGGATTAGTGCCAGTAGCTATTATTGTAATTGGTATAGCAATTAGACAAGTTTTGGTTAAGAATAATGCTTCTAAAGAACAAATTGCACTCGTTGATGGGGCTTATGAGATTCTTGCAAGAGCCGCGCGCACCACAAATCAGATTTGGGTCGAAGCCATAAAATTAGCAAATGGTAGTTTAACTGAAGAGCAAGCTGCGAAAGCTCGTCGTGATACGACAGAAGTATTTAAGCAAATGATAACTGAAGCAACAAAATATGCTATAGAAGCAGCTTATGGCTCTATTGAAAATTATGTTAACATTTATCTTGAAAGTGCAGTTAATTCTGTAAAGGATATTTATGTACCAATTTCCGAAGAAAAAGAATAAAATTTGACTTTTTTAAAAAAATAATATATTTACGCGCACGCGAGCGCGTATAAATAATATGAAGAGAAAGATCTAAAATTTAGGTCTTTCTTTTTTTGATTTTTTTTGAAAATTTTGCTATACTATATATAGAAAAAAGATGTGAGCAGCAAATATAAAAGGCGCAATTAAAAACATCTTGAAAGGAGTTAATATGAATAAATTTATTGAATCAGCTAATGAATTGTCCTCCCGTAAGTTAACTGAAAATGGCGCGCTTGCTTATAATACTACTAATGGTGGAGCTTTGCTTGACCTTTTTGGTATTGTAGGTGCTATGCGTACCAGAACCGAAAAAGAAATTAGTGACGCTTTTGCAGAAGCTTTTAATGAAGATCGCGCATTGGCAATGCGACTTATGTTTTATACACGTAATGCGCGCGGTGGCCTTGGTGAACGTAGAACTTTTCGCATTATGCTTAATTGGCTTTGCAATAATAATCCTACTCTTGCTATTGCTAATATTCCTAATGTAGTGGAATTTGGCAGATTTGATGATCTTTATGAGTATCTTGATACTCCGGCAGAAGCAGAAATGTGGAGTTGGATGTTTGCGCGACTTAATGACGATTATGAGAAGATGCTTGCTCATAAGCCGATTTCTCTTCTTGCAAAATGGATGAAGTCCATTAATACTGCTAGTGAAGAATCTCGTAAGCTCGCGCGCAGAACCATGAAGGGGCTTGGTTTTAAGTCTGAAAAGCAGTATCGTAAAGTGCTCGCGCGCATGCGTGAGTATCTTAATGTTACTGAACATCAGATGAGCGCGCAGGAATGGAATAAGATTAATTATTCTCAAGTTCCGGCTTATGCGATTAAGAACTATGGTTCTGCATTTGCAAAGCATGATTTTGATCGTTGGAATCAGTATCTTAATGCTCTTAAGAATAACGAAAAGGGTGTTAAGGTTAATGCGAGTACATTGTATCCTTATGATCTTGTAGAAAAGATTTCTACAAATTCTGCCTGGAGCATAAGCTTTAAGTACGATGAATTGACTGAACAGCAGTGGAAGGCTTTGCCTAATTACATTGAAGACGGCGCGAATGTGCTTGTTATGGCAGACGTTAGTGGCTCTATGGCTGGGCGGCCAATGGCTACTTCGATTGGACTTGCAAATTATTTTGCACAGCGTAATCATGGTGAGTTTGCGGGATTGTATCTTACTTTCACGCATAATCCGAAATATATTAAGGTAAAACCGTATGAAACTCTTCAGTCCATGTGCGAGAAGGCTTTTACTGATGTTGGGTACAATACTAATCTTGATAAAGCTTTTGAGCTGGTATATAATACTGCGGTTCGTAATAACGTTCCGGCAGAAGATATGCCCCGCGCGCTTGTTGTAATTTCAGATATGGAGATTGACTGTTATATGCGAGCCAATTCTAATCTTGATTTTGTAACTAAGTGGAAGCGCAAATTCCAAGAAGCTGGATATGAAATTCCGCAGCTCGTTTTTTGGAACGTGGAAGCACGTGCGAATACTTATATTGGTACTGCGCGCGAAGGAGTTAAATATCTTAGTGGTTCTTCTGCTTCAGTATTTCGTGATCTTATCAGTACATTGAATTGTAAGTCTGCATATGATGCTATGCTTACGGTGCTTATGAATCCGATGTATGATAAGGTTATTACTAAGGTGTAATATGGAAGATTTTATTATACTTCATCAAAGATTTGGAGGAGGGAAGCCAATTTATGTGCGTCCCTCTCATATTTGTGCAATATGGAAATCCAGTACATTTGATATGGATACTATTATTTTAGTAAATAATACTACATATGAAGTAGAAGAATCTCCAGAAGAAGTGCGTGCATTAGCTTCGCGCAGTTATTAACAGAGTAAATTTGCAATTTTTCAAATTTTATGATATAATATATATAGAAAATGAAAAGGAGATTAGTTAAATGGCGAAGCAGGCAACTTATAAGGTGGAATTTGGATTTGATGAATTGAGTTTGGCAGAACAAGATAGATTTTATCAAAAGTTTATTTCAGTCCTCGACCAAAATTTAAAGGATGCTTTGCATATTAAAATTACCGATCTTGTTGGTGGTCAGCACGATCCTTTTTTGAATAAAGGTATTCGACCTGATGGTATTGAATGCGCGAAATGCTATAATGTAGACTGCGCGCGGTGTAAATATTGGAATAAAATTAAAGAAATGAAAGAAATGGAGAACGAAAATGAGTAAGTATGAAATTTATGTAAATGAGCCGCTTGGCGTGGTTGTAGCGAAGATGTCGCGGAAGGCCTTTTATGATGAGGTCTTTAATGTTGCGATGCGAAAACTTTTGAACAAATACCAGAATACAATGCTTGGAGGCGTAACCTGGTTCAACTTTTTTGAAGATTGGGTTAGAAGCTTCTTTGAAAGATGGACTAAAAGTCGTTCAGCCGAAAAAAGTATTGTAACAGTGGCTAAATGCAATTACGAAGATGGCGATAATTTTGATGAAACTCTTGGTAGATATATCGCCACAGATCGTATGGATGCAAAGATTGCAAATACTGCCTTTATTTTTCTTTCTGATTTTGATTATGAAATGCGAGAGTTTCTAGGTGATGTAAATAAGACTCTTGACAAGTTGGGAGTTTTTATTGACAAAACTTTCGATCATATTGAAGAATTGGCAAAGTAAAATTTTGATTTTCTTTTAAAATTTTGATATAATATTTACATAAGATTTGAGAGAATAAAATATTCTCTCTTCTATTGGGGAGTAGCCAAATTGGGAAGGCGCCGGTCTCTAAAATCGGTCATGTCTGGGTTCGAACCCCAGCTCCCCCGCCACTATGCGCGAGTGGTGGAACGGCATACACAACAGACTTAAAATCTGTCGGCGAAAGCTTGCGGGTTCAAATCCCGCCTCGCGCACCAACACCTTATTAAAGGAGTAATATATGAAAGTTATATTTACTTATGCTATTCAATATGATATAGATATACCCGAAGAGGATTTATCTAACTTAAAAGAACAAGGTCATGGTGATTTACATCGTATAAGTGGCCTTTTTACAGACTATGCTGAAAAGCATGATAGTAGACTCGCACATTGCATTGAGTGGTGCGATGACGCAGAAGTAATCGATATTATTACTGAAGATAACGAAGAAATCTATATTGGTTAAGAGGATTTTTTATGCCGAAAATTTATCTTGCTGGTTCTTGTAGTTCTGAAAAGCGTACAATGATGCAGAAGATTGCAGCACGTTTGCGTGAATGTAGTTATGAAGTGTATTGTCCTTTTGAATTAAAGATTCCTAATGCGTGGGACATGCCTCAGGAAGATTGGGCGCAAAAAGTTTTTGAAGCAGATCTAAAACACTTAGATGAATGTGATATTTTTCTAATGATTACCTCTGGGCGCAACAGTACTGCTGGAACTAATTGGGAGCAAGGCTACGTTTATGCTAAACATAAACGTATTATTGTGGTGCAATATACCGAAGAAGAAACAAGTCTTATGACTTATTGTGGTTGCGATGATTTTGTAAATACAAAAACAAAATATATTGCAGAAGATATAGTCTTAGCACTTCATGGTGGGTATGGCGTTGCAAAAAAGTGTAAAACTATTCTAACGTAATGCGCTTGTAGCTCAGCGGAAGAGCACGAGCCTTCTAAGCTCGGTGCCGTGTGTCCGAATCACGCCAGGCGCGCCAACCCTTGGTTTATGGGGATAGTCCGGAATGTCGATAAACCACGGAGCCTTCACCGTTTTTTTCATTGAAGGGTAGCAGTACTCGCTATGAGAAGAGGGCCTTGCGGCGGGTCCGAAAGAAGTACAGCCGCTTACATGGGAGAGTAGCGCGCTAAAGTAGACGCTCCGGTCTGTAAAACCGGAATCCTTTGGGTCCGAGTGGGTGCGATTCCCTCCTCTCCCACCACTTACTCTTGTAGCCCAACTGGCAGAGGCATATAGCTAAGGACCATAGTAGTGTGAGTTCGATTCCTGCACCGCGTGCCAAGGCCTGAACCCTCGTCGGCCGGGGATAGGTCTGCAAAACCTTTGTTAGTGGGTTCAACTCCCACTCAGGCCTCCAATATGCGCGCTTAACTCAGTTGGAAGAGTACTTCGTTTACACCGAAGATGTCGGCGGTTCAAGCCCGTCAGTGCGCACCATTGGAAAGTAACAGATTCACCCATAGTATCGCGCGAAACGTATGGGAATGGTAGGAAATATTTATAACTTTGAGGCTGTTACTATAAGTTATTATAAGGACCTGGTGCAATGGCTAGCATTACTGTCTCCAAAACAGTCGATCTCCGTTCGAGTCGGAGGGTTCTTGCCATTTTAAAGGAGAAAAATGAATCGTTGGATAATTGCTGATACACATTTTGGACATAAAAACGTAATTAAATATTGTAATCGTCCGTATTCTTCAGTAGAAGAAATGGATAAAATTTTAATTACGAATTGGAATAAAGAAGTCGCGCCGGATGATATAGTATATCATCTTGGCGATTTTGCTTTATCTGCTGATAAGGAGTATATTTCTTCTATTGTCGCGTAGCTAAATGGAAGAATTGTACTTATTATGGGCAATCATGATTAGAAAACACATAAATGGTATTTAGATTGCGGTTTTGAAAATTCAACACGAAAACCTATGATTGTAGACGATAATATTATACTTATGCACGAGCCGCCAAAAGAACATTATATTGTTCCAGAATTTTTCTATGTATTTGGTCATGTGCATGAAAAAAAGTGTATCGCAGATGAATATAGTAATTGTAAATGTGTAAGTGTTGAAAGAATAGATTATAAACCGCTTAATTTCAAAAAGATACTTTTTGAAAGAAATGCACATTGTGAATAAATAAGTAGGAGAATTACTATGAGTGGGACAATTTCTAGAGGTATTCGCGCCCCGATTATAAAAGCTGGTGACAATATTGTAAAGACAGTTGTAAACGCTGTTTTAGATGCCTAGTATAATGATGGATTTTAGTTAAAAAATCGTGATATTATTGCAGTAACTGAATCTGTTGTTGCGCGCGCCGATAATAACTATTGTAGTGTAGATGATATTGCGTATGATATACATAAGAAATTTGGTGATGAAGTTGGAGTCGTTTTTCCAATTTTAAGTCGAAATCGTTTTGCTATTTGTTTACGTGGTATCGCGCGCGGAGTAAAAAAAGTTGTTATTTAGCTATCTTTTCCATCTGATGAAGAAGGAAATCGTCTTATTACCGAAAATTAGCTTCTATATTCTGGAGTAAATCCATATACAGAAGTTTTAAGTGAAAGGCAATTTCATGCGCTTTTTGGTGAAACAAAGCATCCTTTTACTGGAATAGATTATATTTAGTATTATCGAGAAATAGTGGAAGAAGAAGGCGCTGAAGTAAAAATTATTTTTAGTAATGATCCAACCGCTATTCTTTCTGAAACAGATCAAATTTTATGTGCTAATATTCATGATCGTTGGCTAACAAAGCAGCAAATTTATGATATTGGTGAAGCAAAGGCTATATATACTTTGGAAGATATTATGCGCGAACCGCATAACGGAAGTGGTTATAATAAGCAATATGGATTGCTAGGATCAAACAAGGCTACAGAAACAACTATAAAACTTTTCCCTAAAAATGCCTTCGAAGTAGCTTACGGTATTCAAGAAGAATATTACAATAGAACTGGTATAAAAATTGAAGCTATGGTATATGGTGACGGCGCATTTAAAGATCCGTAGTGTAAAATTTGGGAACTTGCCGATCCTGTTGTGGCGCCAGGCTTTACGAACGGTTTGGTTGGGCATCCAAATGAATTGAAGCTAAAATATCTTGCTGATAATGAATATAGTGATATTAGTGGGGAAGAATTAGAAGAAGCAATTCGTGAGCGCATCAGAGCAAAAGATGAAGATCTTGTTGGACAAATGGTTTCACAAGGTACTACACCGCGCGATTATAGAGATTTAATCGGTTCTCTTTGTGATTTAACAAGCGGTAGTGGTGATAAAGGTACGCCAATCGTTGTTGTACAAAACTACTTTGATAATTTCACTAGTTGAAATTTTGCTTTTTTCTTAAAACTTTAGTATAATATATATAGAAAGTTGAGAAAGGAAGCGAAAACATGGACGAGTACGAACAGAAACTTCAATGGTATCATAAGTATATTGAAGATCATGAAAATGATACCGCGCGCCGTGTGCGTGAGTATTGCAGCTATCTGAAGCGCTGGTTTAGTAATGGAAGATGCGATGGTGCGCCGGATTATGCGACTCGATACTTATGGAAACGTACTCCTATGTCGTATAATCAATACTTTATTGAGTAAAATATATTAATCTTAAATTTTGATTTTGAATAAAATTTTTGATATAATATATATAGAAAGTTTGAGAGAACTTCAAAAACTCACGTCCTTTTGTGAGTTGGGACGTTAAATATTAACTACAGCGTTAACACGGATTTAGCACTTAAACTACCACTGGCCAAGGCATTTAAGAAACGATAATCAGAGATGGTTATCCTCTTTCCAAACTTGTAAGTCCTGGATATGTGGCATGAATGAGCGGAAAACGCTATACCAAAAGAAGCGAAGTAAAGTGCATTTTTCTTGGTTCCAGTAGTGCCAGTTTAACTGGGTATCCTGAAGTTAAAGCGAGCCTGAAGTCGAGGGTCTCCGCCAAGAACCGCCGTTCCGGACAGCGGGATATAAATACTTAAAGGCCGGCGTGAAGCAATCCTTCGACATGGGAAAGATTTAATATCGCTCTCTATTAGTTATGCGCGAGAGACTTGGACAGCCATAAAGGTATTCCACATAAGACAAGTTGTGGTTGGTATCGACATAGGACGCGCAACTGCGCTAATAGACCGCAAGTTCGTAATAGTCTATTATGTGCTGAAAAACGAGATGGGAGGGAATTTCTATTGCGCCCTCGCTTAGATGGATTAGCTATCCTAACACTAAGAATCGTGGAATAAATGTTACCACACTCGTCATACAGCGTAGGCATAATGAGCAGCAATGCGGTAATACCGTGCGCACGGTAGCAAAGTTACCCTGGCTCCCCAGTAAGATCTGACACGAGGTCTGGGTTATCAAAATCTCAAGTATGGTTCTATCGTATAGTGGAAATTATGTCGGACTGTCGATCCGAAGACCAGAGTTCAATTCTCTGTGGAACCGCCATAAGATACGTACAGCAAATGTATTTCTTTGATTTAGGGAATCCGTTGTCGTTGGTTCGAGTCCGACTCTCCCCGTCATGGGGAGATAGCTCAGTTGGTAGAGCGCGAATAGAAAAAAAACGTATCTTGTAATTATCGGGGTGTAGGGTAAGAGGCAACCCGCCTGTTTTGGGGACAGGAGATTTTGCTACTTCGAGTGTAGTCGCCCCGACCAGGGTTCCGAGTGTGCGAAGTCGAAAGATTGGGGTTAAGCACAGCCCCGCTCGGGGAGACCCGCCTCCGCTATTCGTATAACAGTAGTACTCCAGCCTTCCAAGCTGGCGGCACGAGGGCGGCACTCGTATGGCGGTCCAGTTTCGGACAATGCAGTTTCATTGCTGTCGGTGTTTTAAGATTTGACCGAAACTCAAATCTTAATTTTGACTTTTCTCAAAATTTGTGGTATAATATATATACAGAATGAGAAAGGAACGAAATTCAATGTATAAACATCTGTACGATTGCTTTAAACATTGGTATCATGGTGGCGGAATTTTTTTCTACAGTGATCCGCATTTCGGTGATGAAGAAATGAAGCAAATTCGCAAGAATTATGTTAGTGATGAAGAGCAAGTTGCGCGCATCCGCAGTTTGATCGGTAAAAACGATACGCTTGTAATTCTTGGCGATGTTGGTGATAAGGAATGGCTTAAAAAGCTTCGTGGTTATAAAGTTCTCATTCTCGGTAATCATGATGCGGGCGCCACGACGTATGAAGGGTACGTTGATGAAATCTATGAGGGCGCGCTGATGATTAGTGATAAACTAATTCTTTCGCACGAACCGATTGATTTTCCTTACGCACTCAATATTCATGGTCATTGCCATGCGTTGCCTTGTCAGTATGATGAAAAGCACTTCAATATGTGCGCTGAAGCAATTGATTATTTGCCTATTTCATTAAAAGAAATCGTTGAAGCGGGTTGGCTTAAAACGGTTCAATCCATTCATCGTGAAACGATTGACGAAGCAACAGAACGCAAGAAAAAGCGTTTGAAAAAGTTTTCTCATTAATGTAGTAGTGAAATCCAAGCCGGTTTATTCATGGGTTTGTCCGCACGTGAAAGCCGTGGCCTCCTTTCTTTGACTTTGTGGCAGAGTGGTTGATTGCGGCGTCCTGCTAAGGCGTTGAGGGTGCAAACCCTCCGGTGGTTCGAATCCACCCGAAGTCGCCATATGGTCCCTTCGTCTAATGGCAAGGACGCAAGATTTTCATTCTTGCAATATGGGTTCAACTCCCGTAGGGGCTACCAGCCAATATGGCAAAGTAATGTATAAATGATTTAATTTAAGACGCATACAGCAATTTTATTTGAAGATGGATACATAATAATTCTGTAAAAATTATTCTTTGGGTTCAATTCCCACAATGCGTCTTGAAATTTGCCGGAATGGCTCAACGGTAGAGCAGGCGCCTTCTCAAATTAGTGTAATGATCGCACACTGGGACCGATGGTTCGTTCACAGCCTCGGAAGAGTTGGTTTGATTCCAACATTTGGGTCCAGTAAGCGTCAGGTTGGGGGTCCGATTCCCTCTTCCGGCACCAGTTTCATACATTCCATATCGACGGTCGATTGTGTAAGTAAAAAGGAAGTTCGATTCTTCTTCCGTCTAAGTTCGACTCAAGGACGGGCGCGGTGCAGGGTTTACACAATGTATGAATTACCTGTACGGGCAGTAATCCGTTACCAGTATTACCCCATTGGTAAGTTGGTAGTTCTTTGGTATAAGATAATAAGCCAAAGCGTGCCGGCGCGAAAGTTCGGTAATCATAGCTAAGATTATATTAATTATGGTGGTAAATTATTAATGAATAAGATTACTTGCACACTGCGTATGCTATGAAGCGCAGAACCTAAAGCAGTCCTAAAGAGAAGAGTAATCTTACATTTATTCGTAGAGAGATTTTATCGTATCTGCGCGAGGTGTGGAAGGGCCGATTAAAGGCGTTTAGGAGTGGCTGATAGACCAACTTAAAGTGTCGAAGTATTCAGAAGTAGCAACGATTGATAATTTCTCTTTGCGGAAAGGTGTTATTATGATAAATAATCAAGTTTCTTTAAATGATCTTAAAGGTTCTTGTGGTAAATTTGGTTCAATACAATGTGATGGTAGTGGTGCTATCGCTATTTATAATGTATTAAAAATGATGGGTAAGGAGAATGTAGATTTAGATGCGATTATTTCATATCTACAAACTACTCATCGATTTATTTTTGGTGGAATGGGTGATTTAAATCCATTTTGTCTGCGCGGCGCGCTTAAAAATTATGGTATCAAATCTAAATATTATGGGACTTTTCGTTCTATAAAGCAATTAGCAAATACCAGTCATAAATTTATTGTATATTATTATAAAAATTTTGATACATATTTTCAAGCAGGCCATTTAGTTAAAGATAAGACTGGAAAAGTTTGGATTGAAATGTTTAATCCATTTCATAGGTATTCTAATCTTGCTCAATTTAAAGAATTTGAGGGCGCGCGCAATATAAAATTATTTATAATAGAAAAAGACGATAGGACGTCTTAAATAAAAAAAATGGAGGATAGGAACTCTATGAAAACTAAGTATTGGAATGAATACACAAACGAGGTATTTGATACCGAAGAAGAAGCTATTGCTTCTGAAAAGAAGTATTTGGAACTTCAGGCAGCACGTAAGAAAGCTGAAGCAGAGCGAGAGGCCGTGCGCAAGAAAAAGGATTCTGAACGTGCAGAGCGCGCAAAGC